TAGTTGGATATAAACGCCGTAAAAGCTCTTCTAAGGCATCATAATCACTATCTGACATGATTTCTTGTCCTGAATCGTAATAATGCTTTCTAGCCTCTCTAACGAGGTTTGAAAGGGTGTTTTCAGTGGGTATTTCTGTTCCATTAAGATAATTTTTATAATTCATTTTTAAATCCTTTTAACAATTTTTAGTAATCGTTTATAATTTTAATTTGATCGGTTACAAGCAATTCTGATAAGCAATTATCACAAATTTCAGTATTATTTTTAAATTTTACAATTGAATTTTTAATAGGTACAAAAGATATCATATCAAATATAGAATTGTATCCACAACTACCTAAAACAATTTCTTTTTTATTATTTTCCCAAACAGAACATGAGCAACCTTCATCATCTTTATAATTATTCCAACTAATAAATTCATCATTACAATAATCACAATTAAAATTAAACATTATCAGATTTCTTTATTTGATCTGTAACAATTAATTCACCAATACATTCATCACAAATTTTTGAACCAACAACAAAATTAACTTTAGTTTCAGGAGTAATCCAATAGATTTTATAATCATGTTCTAATATAGAAGATTTTAAGTTTGCATTTGTAAATTTACTTAACATATTTGTTAATATAAATAAAGCGCGATCATTTCCGCGATAGCAAAGTTTGCCACCATAATATAAATCCGCAAATTCAGCACCAATTAAGTTATTACAATAATTACAATAATTACAATGATGTTTATTTTGCAAATTTATTTCTCCAAATGTGATCAGTTATAATTAATTCACATAAACAATCGTCACAAATTCTGGTATTTGGTGTAAATTTAATTTGTGATAATTTATTTTGCCATTTCATGCTTTTATCATAAAAAATGCTATAATAATTAGGATGGAAATATATTTGTTTATGTATTTGCTCTATACCAACATAATTACCATAATGATAAAAGTCATCTTTTACATCAGTTGTTGTATTGCAATATTGACAATAAAATTTTTTCATTTATGTTATCTGAATAATTTGATCAGTTACAATTAATTCATCAATACAATTATCACAAATAATATCTTCATCTTTAAAAATATTCAAATGACTGTTTATAGAAAATTTACTCATATCATATTTTGAACCATAACCGCCAATAATTATTAAGTTATCATAATCATATTTTACTTTATAACCATCCATATATGAAGGATGTTGAACTTCGCAAGCACATCCATTAGCTTGAAAACTGTCTTCAAAATAACTTTCAAAATCGGTTTTACACAGTGAGCAATTAAAATAATTCATTAAAATTCTTTCCTAATTTGATCGGTTACTATTAACTCACTCATACAATTATCACAAATTAAACCATTATTAAAAATAACGCAAGAATTATCATTAATAGAAAAAGGATGCAGGCCAAAAACTGATCCAAAATCAGATAAAATTAGATTTACATCTTTGTAATATGCACAAGCACAATTGTCAGCGGAACCAACATTATTTATGGAATCACCATATTCATCTTTACAAAATTGACAACTAATTAACATTGTAAATTTCTTCCCAATTTGCGGTTTTAAAATATTTGTTCCAAAAATTAAAAATTTCATTTTCCTGTTCATAGATGTAATCAGGAAATTTACCATCAATCAAATAACTGTCAACAATAATCTTGATAGTTTGTAGAATTTTTTCAAACAAACTACCATCAAGAATATTTTTACCTGAACAAATTTTATGAAGTTGTTGACGAATTTCCAATTTAACGGGAATTGGAGCATCAGCAATTGCATTATTAATATTTCTGCAAGCAGGAACCAAATTGAAACGAGAATTAATATCAGCCCGTTCAACATCGCTCATTTTAACCATATTGGAGTTACAATAAATGTGTTCCTTGGTTGCAATATTAGGAAACAATTTATAATAAAAATTTTGATACTTCATTTTTTCACCAGTGATACGAACGAGCACAACTGGTAATCCTGTGTACCAGCAGCGCGTGGTATTTTTCTTCAAAATAAAAGCATTTACGCCTTTCCAAGTCAATTCAGCGGGAACAGTGTAATTTTCGCTCATTGTTTTTGCTCCAAGTTGATTAACAACTAAGAACAGTATAGAAAATTTTCTATTTATTGTCAACAATTAATTTTGTAAAAACCATAAAACTCTTTCAGTTTCACTTAACCCAATTGCGTCAAAATATAAATCTGGATTTGGATGGTCTTTTAGCCATTGAGAAACATTATTATAATAATAAACATTATTTAAATAAAACCCACCTATTTTGTATTTGTTAATTCTAGCTGGCCCAATTAAACGATGATCAATTTGCCCTTTTAAACACCATCTTTTTTCACCAGTAGATAAATTTTCAAAAGCTGGTGTTTGTTCATCTGGTGAAGAAATATGGTTCCAAGGAATTCTATTTTTATTATCGGTTGTGAATTTTTGCCCATCAATATAATATAAATATTTCATTTTAAAAAGAAAATAATTTCTTTATTTTTTGATTAATGTTATTAATTTTAACTCTTAATGATGGAAAATATTTGTCTAAAGCCCAAATAAAAACAAATAAAATCCAAAATAAAGATAAGAAAATATCACTTAAAATATCTTGTAATGAATTTGACGAATTACATAATTTTCTCATATAAAATAAAAAACCTACTATGCCTAGTAGGTAAATTAAAGATAATATCCACATATTGTTTTTACTCCTAATTTTTTAACATGTTAAGCGTTATGTTAGTTTTTAATTTTTCAATTTCTTCTTCACTGTTTGGTATTCTTAATAAATTTTTTGAATCTACTGTTTTTGATTCATTTTCTTCAGTAAAAATTTTAATTCTTGAATTTCTAAATTCACTAACATAAGCAAAACAATTACCAGGGATGTAAAGAACAATATCACCAATATTTAAAGGATTGTTTTTGGTATCAGTTGAATTTTTTAGTTTCTTTTCTTCAATAAATTCTTTGTGTTTTTCAAAACATTCAAGTAATTTATCACTTTGAGATTTTTCATAGTTATAAACTCTGATAAATTTTATATCTTGAACGTTTTTGGTATCAATATAAACTAATGTGTTATTAAATCCAGGAAATTGTTTTTCAAAATCTGTAAAATAAACAGAAGGTTTAAAATAAAATTTACCAAAAATAATATTATTATTTTCATCATAACACTCAATTGTATAATTTTTATTCTTTCTTAAATAATTATAATATGAATTGCTATATGCTGCATAATTAACATCAGCATAAGGATTAAATAATCCTTCTAAAACAACCGGATAAGTATCATCGTATTTTCTTTTAATTTTTAAAACTTTAAAATCTGTATAATTCATTTTATTTCCTATTTTTAAAGACTGCTCAGTTGGAATTGAACCAACATAACTGATTTTGCAGACCAGGGCATAACCATTCTGCCATGAGCAGAAAAAAAGAAAATCATAAACAATTTCCTTTAACCTATCATATCAAATACGCGATAGTTTATGATTTCCAGAAAAGGAGATAAACCAGAAATTGATAGGTAAACAAGACGGTTTCAGGTCACACCGACAACCATTTTAAGCTTTACTAACAATCCAAACAAAAACTACAACGCCAACAATTAAAGGTAAGAAAATATCAATCATTTGAAATCTTTGCTACATAAGCAACTTCATCTTGGCTGTCACGATATTGATCAGATGCAGAAAGTGCTTCTTGATGATTATCAAAAACTTGTTCAATACGGCGTTCAACCGGAGTTTCATCGGTGGTAAACGTCAAAACATAAAGACCGTACATGTTTTTTCTCCTCATTGCGTTTCAATAAAAGTAATTTATCAATTTTCTGTTTGTTTGTCAACCTTAATTTTTAAGCAAATATAAACAAATTTCAGTTTCATTTAATTTTTTAAATTTATTTGCTAAAACTAATTGATTAAAATTTATAAAAAAATGTACAAAATTTATATTGGAATAATCATAAAAAACATTATCCATAACATTCCATTTATTGGTAATCATATTTACTAGCTGAACATAATCATCTCTTTTAACGCTATTACCAAAACTATCAAAAAATTCTTCTCGCATATCATTCCTAATGTAAATTATTGATTTTCTTGTTTAAACTTACTTAAAATATTTTCAACAAATTGATCTACTGAAATATTTTGCAATTCGGCAACTTTGGTTAAGGTATTAATTTCTTCTTCGGTTAAATCTAACTTAATTAAAATTTTTGGATTATAAGGTTGATCGTTGAAAATACAACTTATTTTTTCAAGAATATCTTCTTCATGCTCTAAATCATAAATTTTATTTTCAAAAATACTTTCTGAAAAATCATATTCTCTTTTAAGATATTCATCTTTTACTTTTTGAATAAAATCAGGATTAATCCAACGATATTCAACTTCTCTATTTAAATCTGATAATTGAATTTCATTGACAATAAAATTTTCAGTATCATAAGTTACTGAAACTTCACAATCTTGTGTTTTTTTAAATTCTAAATTCCAAGAATTTAAACCATAACATTCCCAATAAAATTTACTGCCATCAACAATTTTGCCTTTTGTTGCTGTTAAAACTTCCATTAAATTCATTCTTTTTACTCCATTTTTCTTATGCTAACTTGATTGGTAATTTTAGTCAATTAATAATCTTGTAAATCGATAAACTCTAATTGATAATAAATTTTATCACGCTGTTTTTTAATTTCATTTAAAATTTCTTCTGCTTGACGAACTTTTTCATTTTCTAATTTTACAATTTCTAAAATTTTCAAATTATCTTCAGTATTGCCAACAAATTTATTACTTTCAAGATAACCTGTGCGATAAAAAATACCAGGAGTATTAACTAATTCAAAAATTGTATAATTTCCCCAACCACGTCCACCTTTTGAAATAATTCTAACTAAACTTTTATATTCAATTTCAGTTTTTTCGTTTGAGATTGGCACCAAAGCACTATTAATAAGGGCAAAAAATAAATTGTCATTTGTCAATCTTAATTGTTCAAGATCATAATTAAATTTTTCTTGAACATCAAATAAAATTAATTCAGAAATATTAAATTTAACAAAAACAGCGTGTGCGATTTCTTTTGTTAAATCTGCACCCATAGCTAAAAATTTATTAAAATACTCTTTATCTAAATTAAATTGTTTTAAAAATAAATTTAATTTATCTTCATCAAAAGTTAGACTTTCCCCAAATTTATTTTTTAATAATTGACTTGGATGTTCTAAAAATTTTACTTCTTTTTTCATTAAAAAATCTCCTTATTTTTAATGATATATTTTATAAGAACTTTCTTTTTATGTCAATAGAAAATTTTTTTAATCCCATAAATTTCGATAATATTTTCCAAACAGTTTTAAACCATTATTAATTCGTTCTTCGTGTTTTTTATAACCATCTTCATCAAATTTATAATTGGTTTCATCAAATACAATTTGTTTATTATTACTATTTTCGATTTCTTTCAATTCCCATTTTAAATCGCCTTTGGTAAATTGCTCCATGCTATCATCTTTTACAAGTTGTTCAAACGCCCAAATTATTTCATCTAAAACATAATGCCATCTTTTTTCGGCATTATTATCCCAACTACCACAATTTTTTTCTTCATCGGTTAATTCTGGTGCATTAGTTGAACGCAAATGTTCAGGAACATGTTCGTCTTCGACAAAAGCAAAACCATTTAGATTGTTTCTTAATTGGATTAAAACAGGTAATATAATTAATGCTAATGTATCATCAGCGCTCCAATGATCATAACGATGAATTTTAATTTTTACTTTACGTTCTTTATCATTAAAGAAATCTAAAATTTTTTGTAAAAATGTATTAGATAAAAAATCTGCAATTTTATCTCTGCGATCTTCTGATACTTTAAAATATTTTAAAAATTCAACTAATTTATAAAATGAATAATGATTTCTATATGGCCCAATATAAACTTTCATGTTTTTTCCTAACAAATAATTTTTAATTTAACATACTTGAGTTTAAAAATCAAGATGTTTATTCTTTATTAGTAACTTTATCAACACCAACGCCCCATTTTGCATTACGAATGGCTTCTAAAATCTCAGCAGGTATTTCTTTTGTAATGAAACCTTCTTGATAAGGACTTTTTGTACGTTTTGTATTTTTTGCTTTTTTCATTATTAATTCCTTATAAAACTTCCTTTTGACAAATGTAATCCTTGTAATAAATCAAAAGTAACTCTAGTATTTAATTCTATTACAATTTTTTGAAAATTTTCTTCGGTTGTATTAAAAAATAATTTTAAATTAGTTATATGACCAATCATCGGTTCTTTTAAAAATTTCAACATATATCCACTTGCATTTTGTTTTGGTGGATATATAAAAAGAGTTGAATAATGATTGATAATTATGTTTTGTTCTTTTAAAATATCAGATAATCTAATAAGATTGTGATTTTTATTTAAAATGTCGTTAATTATCGGTCTTATATTATTGATATTGTATCTATCTTTCTTTTCAAAATAATAAAGACTATAGTTGTTATTTTGATCAAAATAACAACTATTATTGATTAATTCGCCATTATTTTTAATGTAAATTTGCATCCTTAATTAAACAACCACGCCAGTATCTTAAATTTATGTCAACAGAAAATTTTCTATATTTTAGTTAAAACAAACCTTATATCAGCTTTGCCATATCTAGCCCAAACTGTTTTATCAAAACTATCTTCTGCTTTACCATGAATTAAAATTTTATTCTTTTCAATAATTTTTAATTGATTAATATCAATTATATCAACATTTACTTGATTTGAATCCGATAGTTTAGCCCATAATCTTCTAGCACCAAAATATTGAAGTTTATCACTTAATATTGTATAATTATAATTGTTTACTAACCATTTATAAAAATAAGTTGCTAATCCTGCTGCTTGATTTTCTTTATTAATATAAATAGCCATTACTTGATGTAAATTTTTATAAGATAATAAATTTCCTATTTCAGAATGATTGTTTAATGTTGCTTGCAGCAATGAAGAAAAAACTTCTTTTTTCTTATTAGTTTTACTATCTGGGCAATCAATTGTAATAAATTTTCCAACTAACCATGTTTCGTTTTTATTTTCAGATAATTTAGCAATAATTAATAACTGATCTTGAAATTCAAATTGTTCAATAATATCCCAATTTGTTTCAAAAACATCTTTAGTTATTTCTTTTTTAAATAATTCACCATAACCACTCCAATTACCAAACGCAGCATCAGGATTTTCTTTTAATATGTCTTGTAATTGTTTTAATCTCATTTTTTAATCCTTTATTTTTGTCAAAACAAATCTTATGTTTTCTTTGCTATCGTCTTCCGACCAATATTTTTTATCATATTCGTTTGGATTACTGAAATTAATATCAATTGATTTTTCAAGAATTTTTACATCTTTTGTGTCAATTATGTCAACTTGTAAATTAACATTTTTTGATAATTTTTTCCATAACATTCTACCACCATTATATTGTACTCGATCACTTAAAATATTAATACCTAAACGATTAACAAACCAATCATACATTTTAGTTGTTAAACCTAAACCTTGATAATCTTTTGCAACTTCTACGCCTCTAACAGAGTATAAATCTTCATAACCTAATTTATTACCTAAATCTTGATGATCTTGGAAGTTTATTTGAAATACTGTTTTAAAAACATCTTTAGAAACGATACCGTTTTTGGTTTGTTCTTGTATTTCATCATAGTATCCAGTAACCCAAATAGTATCATCGTTTAATTGAGCAATTAAAAATTCTTGTCCGTTTATATTAATAGGTTCTGCAACTGTCCATAATAAATCAAAAACAGATTTTGAAATATTTTTCTGAAAATCATCTTTAAATCCTTGCCAATCTCCTAAACTGGCAACTGGATTTTCATTAATTTTTTGTAATAATTCTTTTAATCTCATTTTTAACCATTTTGAATATCAATAATTTTATTCATATCATTTTCATCAACAAAAATTCTAATTCTATCTAAACGCAAATCAGCAGTTGCAAAATCTGTGTTTCTTAATATATGAATATTTTCTCTTTTAAATCCTTTAGAAATATAATATTCAATTTCTTCTTCAATTGTACGATAGTTTTTATTATTCATTTTAATTTATAAACTCAACTTCATAATTAAATTTTTTTAAATGCTGTTGAAAAAATTCTTCAGTATATTCAATATTTTCAGGAATATCTAAATTTGGTATTTTAAGATATTCAATAATTTTATCAAAAATATCTTCATCAAAATAATTAATACTATCATAACAATAAGCAGAAGGTTTTAAATTTAAAATTTCTTTATCATTAAGATAAACAATAGCACCATCAGCATAACTTATTCCGCAAGTTTCACAATCATGATAATCTTCACAAAATTCTATTTTTATAATATTCATAATAACTCCTATATTAATGTTGTAATTCTAATAAAATTATTTGAGTATTATCGTTTACTTTAATAGCTTCTCTTATATTTGGATGGTTAATAAAAATACTTTCACCATTATAAAAGTAATAAAAAGATTGCCCAATATATTTTATTTTATAATACGTATTTTGATAATAAATCCAATCATTTTCTTTAAATTTCATAATAGAAATCCTAAGAAAAAACCTATAATTAATAATACAGGAAACCATACAAACGCAGTTAACGCATGTATGGTTAAAAATGTTCCATTATTTCTACCAAAATATAAAGTGCTTCCACCAATTAATACAGAAAATAAAATACTTACAATCGCATTAATTGGATAAAATATAAACAACAAAAATATTAAAGCAATTGGTAAAAATAATAATTGCATATTAAAATAAATCTTTGTCTGATTTATAAATTACTGTATTAGGCGTAATTACAAAATATTCATCTGGATTTCCTTCGATATTTAATTTAAAAACCAATTTTCCAGTTTTTAAATGTTTAGAAATAATTTCTGCCTCATCGTGAAATCCACCATAATATCGAGTATAATTTTGATAACCTTCAAAATAACCATCCATATTACATGCTAATTTTAATTCATTGTTAATTAATTTAAAATAATCTTCATTATTATACTTTTGTGCATCTTCAAATAAATCATTAAAATCAGAATTATTTTTTAATTCGTTATTTAATGATACTATATCTAATGTCAAATCTTCTTGTTTTAAAATTTTTAAAGTAATATAAAGTCCCATAGTTTATTATCCTTTCTTATAATTGGTTTATTCAAACGATTTAATAATTTATTATTCCAGTACCAGTTTGTAATGATTTAATATCATCAACAATTGTTGGTGATGCTTCAAAAATGTTTTTACTTTTTTCGGTTCCAAAATGATATTCTAACATATCTCGTAGAATATTATAATAGCCACGATGAAGATAATAAAAATTAGAATTTTCTAACACGCACATTAATTTAATATAAGCGTCAAATAATTTTTCATCCAAATCAAAATGTTTATTAAAAATTATTTTTAAATTTTCGATAATTTTACTAACTTCAATATTTTCTAATTGATTTTCATAAAATTTTAATTTATCACGATGTTCTTTTATTTTTTCTAAAATCTCTGTTTTAGTTAAATCGCACATTATTACTCTTTCTTTAATTGTATTAAAGTTAATATCATATTAAAATATTTTTGTAATTCCTCGATGTTCTCATTGTCACTGCCAAAGAAAACACTATATTCTAAAATACCAACCGGACCATCTAAAGGAATATCTTTTAATTTTTTACTGAGTTCTTTATCACGAATTACATTATAACTGTATTGAAATTTTATTAATTTGCTTTCTTGATTAAATAATTCAATATCGAAATTATAATCATACGTTAAAATTTCTATGATAAATGGCATAATCCCACCATTTAATTCTTCATTAAACAAAAACTCTTCTTTTTGTAATTGAAGAGTTTTATTTAAATAATATCTCATTGAAATTTACTGAATAAAAATTCTTTAAATTTACGCGAAAAATTACTTAGTTTTTCGCCAGCAATATAAAAACCAGCAATAACGCCAAAAACAAAACCAATTAATGTAAACATATTCTTTCTCCATAATGTTTAGAGGTTCCAGAAGAACTCGAATCTTCATTTTAACTTTCGTAGAGTTACGTCCTATCCAGTTGGACGATGGAACCAAAAAAAGGTAAAGCCTTAGTTTTTTCGTAGTTTATTAAACATACTCGGATGAAAATTCTTGATTATCTTCTTTATCATAAAAGTCCTAAATTAAATTTAGGAGAGGCAGGCTCTTTCATCATCAAATGTCCTACTTTTATAGTTTATAATACAATATTATTTAAGCGTTGTCAACTAAAATAATTCAATTTCCGTAAAATCTAATGCAATGCCTATAGCGGAATAATCATCAATATTAATTTCTTCAGGTTTAGGTAAATTGTAAAAATCTCTATTTCTGTTATTATGAATAACTTTATGTGGAGAATCTTCATTCCAACCCATCATATGTCGCCAAGCTCTAACTCTTTTTAAATGTTGTAATTTTAATTGTGGCTCAATATCATAAATTAAATGATAAGCGTAATCACCTGTATCATCAAATATGTTATATGATATATGAAAATAATAATATTTTCCATTAGTTCGTAACCAACCTGTTAAGGGCTGGTCATACCAATCTGATATATGAATATGATCGATTTTATGTTTCATTATTTTTGTTTTAAACATGTTTTTATAATTTTAACAATTCAATTACTACTTCTGTTTCATTTAATATTTTAAACTTATATTTGCTATTTTTAAACTGCAAATATCTCCAATTATTAGAAGGCTCTAAATGATAACTATTACTATAACATTTACAAATTAATACTTTTTCTTTATTAAAATACCATTGATGGAATATTTCACTTCCATATTTAAACGCTGCTTGATTTTTTAAAATTTCTCTATTTATATCTTTAATTTTGAATAAATTTTGTTGTGACATTTCCAATGATGTTTTTAAGTTTATTAAATCAAGCTTAGATATATTCAATATTAAATTATTATGACCATAAAATATATCAAAATTTTCTAAATTATCATAATAAATCAATAAATCAGTATGAATTTGTTGAACACGGTCTGTAAAAATATATATATTTGGTAATGTATTAATAAGATTTTTATTTGTGTTATAAATATTATAATTTTTATGATAGAAACGTAATCTACTTTTAAAATAATTAAAATTTTTATCAATTAAATTATGATTTTTATCAATTTCTAATAATTCTTTATGAATTTTTTCTAAATTTTGATTACAATCTTCATTTAACTCAATATAAAAAAAATTTTGACCATTTACATCACATTTAAAAACATTTATTAAATGGTCAGAATTTGTAATTACTTTTATATTATTAAAATTTAACATCAATTAAATTACCTTTTTAACATTATTTTTTATTAATAGCATCATTTACAAGATGAAAAACATCTTTATTACTAATAAAATCATCAATTGGGATAAATGCGCGTTCCTTAGAACGATCATAGCCACCATAATTCCATGTTGTTTCAACCAAATAAGTAATATCAATTTCTGTAGAATCAGGTACAAATTCTAAAATACCACTATTTTGTTCAACCAAATCTTGAATACGAGATAATAACCATTGATTATATCGATTTAAATTTTCTTTTTCTTCTTCAGTTAAAGATGATAAATCTAATTGTCCCTGATCATTAATTAATTTTTTCATAATATTTCTCCTTTATACGAAATTGATTAACATAAAATTTATTTATAATCATCACTATGTCTTGAATCATAAATTTGTAAATTTAAATGTAATCCAAAAACACCAATACATAATGAAATACCGCTATGATCCATAGATTTTGGCGTTATAGTTAATTCGATTTGAAATAAACTACTTAAACTATAATATAGTTGACATTCAAAAAATTTATATTTTGATAATTTTTTAGTAATACAAAATATATTTTTGAAATAATTAAAAAAAGGTTGATAAATGTGAATATTAATCATTTTATCTTTAAAAGAATTAAGGGAGAATTTCTCCCTTAATAATCATACCGATCTTGCACAATAGTTTTTAACATAACTTTTTCAGGAGATAAATCACCACCAAGTAAGGATTTTAAAATTGTTGGACTAAAACCAGAAACCAATGCAGTTCCACTACTATGAATGGTAACAGGAACATTACCAACACGACCACTTAAATTCCAAAATACAATTTGTGGTAATTTATAACCAGATTGAGCATATTTTTCTTTAACCATTTCATACATGGATAAATCTTTTGAATCTTCTGAACAAGCATCAAATTCCATATCGGAAAGAATAAGAATTTTTGTTGGCATTTGATCTTCTTTGACCGAAGATTTTTTAGCAGAATTAAGAACAAGGTCAAATACTTTTTGAATATTAGTATTATAACCCCAATCAGATTTACTCATTGATTGATAACGTTGTGATAAATCTCCAACTAATTTTACAAAATTTGGACGTTCACTAAAAGTAATAAATTGGTCTTTAAAAACACCAACATTGCGTTCTGAAATATAAAGCCCAAGTGAAATAGCGGCATCCATTGCTGTAACTTGCCCAGAAATTGGTTGATCCATGCTTCCACTTACATCAACTACGGGAAGAATACGTTCATTTGAACCTTCCATATAATTTGGTAATGCGTTCCATTGTGCAACGCTTACAACTTTATCGCCATTATTCAATGAACGAATAACATCATAAGGATAAACAGCACCAGCATTAACTTTAGCTTCACCTTTGGTTAAAGCAGTTTTATAGCTTTCATAACGATCAGCATCATGCTTTTTAAAGGCTTTCTGATAACGACCAGCAGCAACCGAAGGAACATGGTTGTATTCAATTTTATCCCATTCTTTAGCACACATTTGTTGTTCAACGGTTGCAGAAAGATTAACCAATAATTTACGATAATCTTTTGGAGTTAAACGAAGATAAGCACGAAGTTTATTTGCATCATCGCCTTTTCGTGGTGCCCATTTAGCTGCCAAGCCATTTTTATCGCGCAAAGAATTTGCGTAAAGCTTTAAAGCATTGCGTTCAATTTCAGTATTGAATGCAACAAAAATATCATCAAATCTTCCCAATTCAGGAAGACGATTTAAAACTTTAACAGCTAATTCTTTGTTTTGTTCAACAAGAACTTTAAAAAGTTTACGGAAAGTTTCGCGTTCACCAGCACCATTGCGAACATCGCGTGCCCAAAGCAAATTACGAATTGCTAAATCTTGATTTTCAGCTAATGCTTGGATAAATAACGCGGAAATATCTTTCTTACGACTTGCGCCGATTTGAAAAAATAAATCAACATTGTTGTTTAATGATGAAAAATTTGTAACAGCACCATTTTCAGTTAATGCAGTTGTATTGATCGCTTGAAATAAAGAAGTCATTGGTTTTTTCCTTTCAGATTAAAATTAAAATTTATTTGCTGTAATTAATCTTTGTAATTAAGCTACGCGCCAAACGCGCAAACTTTTGCCTTGTTCAATTGTACGAATTGTAAATTTTTGAGTAGATAAATGTTTGGTTAAATAATTTCTAACTTTTGTTTGAGTAGTTGTAAAGCGTTCATTTGATTGACGATTAACTAAAATAGAATCACCAATTTCCATTTCGGAAAATGATCGAAAACGTTTTTTTAATTTTACTGTTTTAATATTTTCACGGCGCGGTAACGGAATACCTGATTGAATTTCATAAGTCATTTTATATCCTTGATTAAATGTAAATTGTTTATACTAAAAATTAGTATGTAGTTCAATAACTAAATTTTTAAATTATTTGTTTAAATCTTGATATCTAGGGAAATTATTATGTCGCATAAACGAAACGATTTCACGTACATTTTTATACCGCATATCTTCAATATAAACTGATGGTGATAAATTAGAATTTGTTTTCATAAAAGCGATTAATTTTTTCATATAACCGTTTTTTCTATGAGATTCTTTTGTATAATAACTCCAAACATAAGAACTAGAATAATAATCATAAGAAATTAAAATAAAAGAAATTGGTATTTTGTTATAAAATAACATAGCAGAATGATAATCTGTAATATATTTTCGTTTAATATCTTTAATAGTCAAACAAATTCCAGATTGGTCTTCTTCATTAAAATGTAAACGATGTTTTTTAGCAATATTTATTAAATTTGTTTTATTTTTTGTATACTTCATAGAAATCATTTATAGCTCCATAATAAATTAAGAGGATAATATTATCCTCTTAATTTACCGGATAATTTCTTTTAGTCAAGAGAATTATCGCAAGTATGAAAAACCATAAGGACCAGCATTGATCCAAGTTTCTTTATTAAACAAATTACCACGAGAATGTTTAGCAGGCGCTTTCCAACTAGCGCTTTTTAGAAAATCACCGTTGGTTTTATCAATAAAACCATAAGCGCTGCGATTACCATAAGAAATGCGAACAATACGAATGTATTTTGAACCAAATTCAAGTTCAAAACCAACTTGATTATTATCTTTATTTTGTTCTTGAACATAATCAAGAAAATTTTTCAGTTCAATAGAAAGATCAGTTGTGCTCATTTCGTATCTCCTTAATGCGTTTCAATAAAGATAACATAACTTAAAAAGTATTTTTTGTCAATGATTAATCTTGTAATAAAATAGCCAATTGATTTGGAATAAAATCATATTCATTCTACAATTATATAGCAGATATAGTTTCCGTCTTTACAATCTTCCAATTAGGATTGTTTGTTTTTAATATTTCAAAAACACCTTTAAAATGACCTAAACCATATGTAATTATCACATTATCATATTGATTAATTTTTTCAATTAAAATCTTATTTCTATCATTTACCAAAATTGATTTAATACTATTTTCGTTAATATCATCTTTATAAACTTTAGTAATTTTTACTAGTATTCTGAAAAATACTCTTAATACATGTTTATTAATTTTAGAAATTAAAGCAAAAGCTTCAATTAAATTAATACCATTTAATTTATTATTAGGCAAAGCAAGCTGTTCAATTTTTTTAAGAATTAAATCTCCATCCATATCAGCATTAACATTAATACCTGGAATATTGATATATGGAATATTGTTTTGCATTTGCAAACCAGTCAATAATGCAATTTTTTTATAAATCTCATGTAACCCGCCAGGATAAGTAAGATTTAGTTTTTCAGCGATAACAGTTGAAAAATATAACTTTTCTTCATCTGATTTAGTTTTTTCTGGATTGTCTCTATTAGCCCCTTCATACAAATAAACATATTGGGAAGTAGTTTTATACTTAACTAATAGACTATAAATTGTGTTATAATAAGACGGTTTGGCGATATGAATCATACCAATAAAAACAATGTTTTTGTTGCCATCGGTTAAATGATAAATTGGCATTGTTGCTGGATGAAACAAACTAACCCCAACAATAATTGATACAACAAGAACAAACATAGTTAAAAACATTTATATTACCTTTCTATATTTTTTAATATAAGAAATATTGCCGCGAACATTTTTACATATCATATATTCTTGTTATACTTTAATAATAAGAAGTTAATATGTAAAATATTTTTTGTCAATGATTAATCTTGTTGTAAAATCGCTAAAGTTCGGGCGGTTTCCAAACTATCAGTTGAGCTATAAAATAATAAAACTGTTAAATCATAACGAGTTTTCATTTCATCCAACTCTTCATAACTTTTTTTGTATTGTTCAGCTAAAATAGTTGATAAAAATTTATCAACTATTTTATGTTGTAATATTTTATTTTTATAAAAATCAATATTAGTTAATTGAATTAAATTATTTTCTAATTCTACTATATCATTTCTAAGTGCTTTAAGATATTGTTTAATCATATGTTTCATGTCGTCATTAGTACATGGAATAATATCAAAAGTATATGGATCGGATTTATTTAAAGAAATCCCATAATAGCGATTATGTATTTTACCTTTATTCAATTCATAAATTAATTTATATTTTTCTTGCATATTTTATTTCCTTAATCATAATTATTTTTCATTTTACAATCATTAGAACTTTCAACCCTAGTTTTAAATGGTCCTGAATTTGGATATTGTTCTAATGTTTTTAAACTTGGGCATAATGTAGAAGTCCATCGTGAACCTAAATTAACTGACCACCAACCAGCAGCATAAATTTTATTTTTACCTACAAGATAAACTGGATAAGTAGCAGATTCTTGTTCTGAATATTTTTCATGTTTTACAGGATAACCTTTAATTTCATAGATTATTTCTTCTACACGATTTAATGCATTCTCAACTGAAAATTTATTATTTTCACTTAATGAAATGATAGCATCTTCCCAAGTATCAAATTGTTTTTTTTCAAAATATGTTAGAGAAAAAATTTTATTATTTTCTTCAATTAATAAAGATAAACAAGCACCATCTCTTTGATAAATTTTTGTTGTAGATGTTAATTCAATTATTTTATCCATTTTAACTCCATTTTAACTCCATTTTAAAAGCATTTCAACTTGGAAGGTATTATCTTGATTTGGATGTTCTTTAAACCAATCATTTATATTTGCATATTTTTTATCATTTAAACAAAACCATTTATCATCTGTAAAAATTATTGCGGGTCCAGTTAAGCGATGCCATTTTCTTTCTTTTTTCATCCAAATTTTATTTCCTGTACCTAAATTTTCAAAAGCAGGAATATCATCATTTGGTGATGAAATAATAGCGTAAGGAATATCTCGATAATTATCAGTTATATATTTTTTACCATCAATATAATAAACAAACATTAATTTAATTTCCTATTTAAAAAATCTAAATAACTTTCTTTATAATCTAAAACTCGTTGCAATTGATATTTGGCACAAAAACGAATAAAATCAAAACCAATATTTTTATTATGTGGTTTGTTTAATTGAACGTCAATTTCTTCATTTATAATTGTTGTAATTTCATTTGGTAAACAATTTAAATCAATTAATTCAACATTTCTTTTATACAATTCAGCAACAGTTGATTGATTTTTATTATGATCAACAACCGTTTGTGTCATAAAATTAACCCATGAAAAACTTTTATCATGTCGATTATTAAAACATTCTAAAATTTTCTTTTCTCTTGCGCCAGGATAAGCAGCAGGAATATTATCGCCAGCATCGCCGCGAACACATTTTAAAAATAATGCTTTTTCTGCCCAATTGTGTTCTGGAATAAAATTTTTATTAAGATTGAGAATTTTTAATTTTCCTTGAGAATTAATTTTAAATTCTCTAATATCGCCATCTTTATCAATGATACCATTTAATTGAATGTGAATATCACGAATTCCATCATACACACTTACGTTATGTTTTACTAATTGAACAAAATCAGAATCAGAACTTACAATAATATGTTCATCTTCTGGAAATCGATTAATCCAAGTTGCGATAATATCATCAGCTTCACAACTGAGTTTTTTTAATACAACACAATTAGCGGATTTTGATAAAAATTGAATAAAATCATCAAAAGCTAATAAAGCTTCTTTTAAATCTTCTTGTACATCGATTGGTTGATTTAATGCTGCAATTTTTCTATGGGCTTTATAAGATGGGAAAATCTTTTTTCGCCAACTTGAGGAATCCATAATAAAAACAATATTTGCTGGATAGAATTTTTTATAAAGCATCCTAGCACTGTTAAAAATCATATGTAAAGCTAATGCAGATTTAGCATAACTATCGCCTCTTGCCGTATGACGGCAACGATGAAATAAATTACTTGTATCAATTAATAAATGTTTCATTTGTTAAATTCCAATATTTCTTTTAAAATACTTGAAATTTAAACAATAAGCAAATAAAAAGAGGAAAATTAATTTTCCTCTTTATGTGTATTTTAAAAGCATTTCTACTTGGAAGGCATTTGTTTGATTTGGATGGTCTTTCAACCAATCATGAATGTTGTCATATTCTTTATCGTTTAACCAAAAACGATAAAATTCATCATTATCAATATAAGCTGGTCCCATTAATCTATGCCAAATAAAACCTTTTTCACACCAAACTTTTTCTTTTTCTGCTTGATTTTCTAAAGCAGGTGTTTCTTCATCAGGTGAAGAAAAATCATCCCAAGGAATATCGTCATAATTCTCAGTTGTAAATTTTTGACCATCGATGTAATAAATATACATAAATGTTTTCTTTAATTTAAAAAGAAGGGAATATTCCCTTCTTTTTATGGCTTATTGAAAAACTTAGTAACTGTTACTTTTTTTGGATAAACTTCTGTCCAGTCATCATCCCAAGTAGTGCCATCATAACTTGCATAATAACCTGTAATTTGAGCATAACGAATGGTATTATCATCAACTTTTAATGAAAATACTTTTTCAGAATGTTCGCCACCACCTTCAGAATCACCCACTTCATGTTCTAAAGTAATTTCAAAATTTTCATTTTCGACAAATCCATTTGGAATTTCTTCTTCAGTTAATGAATAAACAAAATCGGAAATTCCACTAGAATAAGAATCTTCATATTCATCTTCCGGTTGTGCGCTATTCATAAAATTATGTAATTTTTTCATTACTTGTTGAATTGGTAATGTTGTAAATTCTTCTTTTGTAATTGACATGTTTTAAATCCCTTCATAAATAATAGTGTTTTTCATTGTTGGCTTAACTTCCAACCAAGTTTCCCATTCAATTGCATCATTGTTTTCATAACCTTTGATTTGTAAAATACGAATGTCGTTATCGCATTTAAATTCAATAATTGCTTCTTGTGGTGAATGTTGATCATATGAAAATTCATGTTTAATAATGTTAATTTTAAATGTGGAGCCAGAGACAAAATTAGTTTCTTTTCCATTAATTTCAGGATAATCAGTGTTATCTTCTTCTAAAAAACAATTTACCAATTCTTCTATTTTATCATCTGAATAGTATGATTCATCTCGGTCATCCCAATCACCAAAAATATAATAATGCAATTTATTGAAAATTTCTTTAATTGTCAACGTATTAAATTCTTCTTTTGTAATTGACATGTTTTTTCCTTTGCAAAAATGTTTAATTTTAATAGTTTAAGGTACTATTAAACCTTTTCTAATATTTTTTCAATAAAAATTTCAATTGGAATATCTTGAAGATATGATAAAGCCCCAATAGACATTGTTGTTATAAATATTGAGAATAATAATACAATAAAAAATGATATGATAATTTTCATGATTGTAAAACCAATAAAGTTGATTCGGTATTATTAATTTTAATTAACTCATCCAATGATATTTCAACAATCATCATATGATTGTCTTCATCGTTTTCCCAATAAACTTTATAATCTCGATAAATTTCTTTTAATACATTTAAGTATGTTTCGGAACTTACTTTAAAATGATATAAATTGTCTTTTTCGGAATAATTGTAAAAATACATTCCTAATTCTTTTAAACTAGAAGATACAATTGATTTTTTCTCAAAATTACTTTGGTCTTCTGGGATCATAATAAATTTCATAAAATTTTTCCTTTAAACATAAATAGTATATTAGACTATTTTTTGCATTTGTCAAGAGGATAATTATGCGTTTAAAAACTTTATTAGAAAAAATTGAAATGAATGAAATGCCTATTCAGAATTTTCAATCTATTGGCAATCCTTTAGATAAAGGTGGAAGCTTTGATAAAACAGATCGAGCTATTTTGTCAAGTGAAAAAGGCATTGAAAAAATTAAAAGAATTTTTTCAAATTCAGAATTTTATTGGAATTTATATTTTATTAACAGTGGGCGTTTACGCAGCAAAGGCGAAATGGGTGTTTATTCATTTAATGATTTTCAAAAATTTATGGATAATGAAAATGTTGATGTTAGCGAATTAAAAGAAACTGATCCAAGCGCAATTAATGTAGTTTTTGTTTCTAATAGTGCAGCAAATAAAAATCAATTATCGGCTTGGATTTTAGCTCACAGAATTGGTCATGCAATAAGACGTAATAATCCTTATTGGGATCAATTAATGAAAGATACACAACGCGAACTTTCTTATGCAGTTAGAAGTGTTTATACAAATCAATATGATACCTTAGCTAATTATCGCTGGGATTGGTATGATAGTAATACTTATACCAAATCACCACAATTACAAATGCTTTGCAGTTTAGGTAAATTTAAATCTGCACGTGAAAAGAAAATTAGAAATTGTTATGAAGCAAATTATGAATTTTTTGCCCAATATGTGATTAATAATCAAATTAAAATGAACCCAATGCCTGAAGTTTTTAGCAGAGTTAGATCAGAATATGATTTAGATGACCGTCAAGATTATGCTGATAATTTAGCAAGTATGTTTGAAGCTAATTTTCATAATGTTTGTTCATTTGCTAAAGGCAAATGGTTAATTATGTAGTTTATGTAAAGGAAATTTAATGTTCAATTGGTTTAAAAAGCGTTTACTTTATTGGTTATTAGATGTTAAACAAATAAAAATAGGAGAATTATTTGAAAGCTCTAATCCACAATCACAAAAAACATATAATGAAGAAAACCTTCTTTTTATTAATGAAGGTAAAACTGATTATTGGATAATAACACCCAATGGTCCAGAAAGAATAAAAAGAACTTTAAAAACAATTCCATTAAAAATTATAGAATTAAAAACTGAAAATAATTCAATACGTTGTTCGGAAGATCATTTGCTTAAAATAGATAATATTTTTAAAAAAGCAAAAGAATATAAAATTAATGATAAAATTACAACAATCAATGGTAATGAAAAAATAATTTCAATAAAACATTATGGTTATGATAATTGTTATGATTTAGAAATTGATAGTAAAGAACACGAATATTATTCTGATAATTTTATTTCTCATAATTCTACTTGCATGGTTAGTTACATTCTTTGGTATAGTCAATTTCATAGAAATAAAACTATTTTAATTTCAGGTAATAAATTTTCTGCTGCCATTGAAAATATGGATCGTATTAGAGATAGTTATGAAGCATTGGATATGTGGATTAAACGAGGAGTTACTGAATACAACAAAGCAACAATAAGATTTGATAATGGTACAAAAATAATTGCATCAGCTACCACACCCAATGCTGGTCGTGGTCGCTCAGTTAATTTATTATTTTTAGATGAGTTGGCGTTCGTTAATGAGCGGTTTGCTCGTGAATATTGGAGTGCTATTCAACCAACATTAGGACAAACCAAAGGTAAATGTATTATTGCAAGTACGCCAAGAGCCGATACTGATCTTTTTTATGAACTTTGGGAAGGCGCAAATGATCTTTTTGATGAAAATGGCGAACCAAACCCAAGAGGTATTGGAAGAAATGGGTTTAAGCCACTTTTTTATCCTTGGTATGTTCATCCAGAACGCGGGCCTGAATGGGAAAAAGAATGGCGGGCTAAATTAGGCAAAAATTTCTTAGCAGAAATGGAATGTTTATTCGTATCAGATGAAGAAACTTTAGTTGATTCTATGGTTTTAAAAGATATAAAACCAAAAAATCCATTATTTGATATGGGCACAAGTCGTTGGTGGAAAGAACCTGAACCTAATAAAGTTTATATTTGTTCGTTAGACCCTTGTGTCGGAACTGGTAGAGATTATTCTGTAATTCAAATTTTTTCATTAAATCCCTTTGAACAAATTGCAGAATGGAGAAATAATACTACTGATTTAAAAGGTCAATGTAGAATGTTGATTAATATGATGGGATATATTTGGGATAATTTAATTGAAAACCCAAATCAAAGAGGTGATCCTGAATTATATTGGACCTTTGAAAATAATTCTATTGGTACTGCAATTGTTGAAGTGGTAAAAGATAATGGAGAAGAAGCATTTCCTGGTCAATTAATAAATGTAACATCAAGTGGTTCAGTAAAATATGGCTATTTTACGGGAAAACATAATAAATTAAAAAATTGTATTAAAATGAAATCATTGATTGAAACTAAAAAAATGACAATTAATAGCAGTTATTTATTAAATGAATTGAAAAATTATTTATCATCTGGTGGAAGTTATGCTGCTAAACCCGGTTATCATGATGATGCTGTAAGTGCTGTATTATTAATTATTGGGATATTAAATAAAGTTATGAATTGGAGTGAACAGGAAATTGAAGATTTAAAAGAAACCTTAGATGATAATTATGAAGAGGATGTTCCTGCTGTAATATTTTAATTTAAAAATATTATGTAATGCTATTATAAACATTCATTGATTTAATATATAATGTATTTTCAACATAATTTTTATTTTTAACCAAATCTTTAATATATTGTTTTGCAGCTAATTCATTTGAAAAAGCATTCAAAAGATTAGTTGTATCATAAAAACAATAAACAATATAAACTCTATTCACTTCATTATTCCTTTATTTGATATTTGATAGGTTTAGTATAATAAAAATAAAAATTTATGTCAAGTGTTTTTATAAGTTTCTCAATTTCCAAAGGGCTTTTTGCGTTTTATTCATATTTTGTACAGTTTTGTTGATACCGATTATAAGATTTATGAAGATGATGTTCCTGTTGTAATAATTTAAAAGAGGGAGAATTAATTCTCCCTCTCTTTTTTAAGAATTAAGAAAATCTTTAAGAATTAAATTCTTTTTAATTTCTTGTTCTTGTTCCTTTTTTTCTCGTAAATTATTTTGTTCTTCTTCTTTTTTAATGTTTTCACGAATTTCAATATTTAAAATAGGAACAATTTTATTTAAAATATCAAAAAATATATTTTCTTCAACAAATAAATCTAGTGTATTGTATGAAGATTTAAAATAGAAAATTCCTTGGTTAGCAACGTAAAACGTATAATCAACAGAAGTATTAATATGTTTAGTAATGCATAATTCAAAATTATTAATAGTTGTATAATAATTTTCAATAAAGCTTTTGCTATTTTTAACATAATAATACTTTAAATAGTGAATATTATCAAAAAAGAAAAGCATTTCTTTTGTAAAACGGGTATCAGTTAAATTCATAATTTTTCTCCTTTGATTGGTTGCGACGTTTCTGTTTTGATAAAACCAATATAGAAAATTTTCTGGTCTTTGTCAAGGATTAATTTTGTAAAAACCATAACACTTTATCGGTTTCTGTAAAAACTCCAATTATTTGAAAATAAAGATCGGAATTTGGATGATCGTTAATCCAATCCCTGACGCTTTTATAATAGTTTTCGTTTAGATAAAAATCTTTTACATTGTTTGCGTTAGGCCAAATAACTGCTGGTCCAGTTAATCTATGCCTTATTCTTCCTTTTAAGCACCATTCTTTATAACCATCAGATAAATCTTCAAGCGCAGGTGTTTCTTCATTGAAAGAAGAAATTTCATCCCAAGGAACATTCCTAATAAGATTGGTGATAAATTTTTCACCATCAACATAATAAACATAACTCATGACTTTAATAACTCCAATGTTAATAATTTATTAAATTCTAATTTATCTTCTAAAGTTTTAAATTTAATAGTAATTATTTTTATATCACCAAAGGAACACTGATCTGATAATATATAATCATTTTTAATGTCTTCTAAAATTGGTTTAAATTTAAAATATAAATCTTCATCTGTAAAAATCATGTAATGATAATTTTTATCTCTATTATCTTTTTTTAAATAAAAATGCAAAAATGAACTCAATTTATTTTCTTTATAAGAAGCATAAATTGAACAATTTTTAGAAAAATTGGCTAAGCTTTGTATTATTGGTATAATATTTTCTATAGATATTATTAATTCGTGCTTTGAAAAAAGAATACCATTGATTTTGTTATTTTCTGTTAAAAAACTATAAATTGGGTAAAAATAACAAAATGTTGAAGGTAATAAATATATTAACCCAATAAATCCAAATAAAAAATAAAATAAAATATAAGAAGATAAAAGGAATACTGTTGATAAAACATACATTACAGGATTTGTTTTATATAATTTTTGAAAAGGTACAATCAAATAATACCATAACTTATTTGTAATTATTTTATCGATCACGCTTTCTTCCTTTTCTTGAATATGCTCCTTTGCCGCGTTTTGCTTTAACAACTTTTTGTCGAGTTGTGTGAATCATTGCAGCAACAATAGGATTGCGACGAACAACTTTCTTTTTCATAATAAAATCTCCTTTCGGTTAAAAAAGGAGATTATCATTAATTGTTTATTTTTTCAAGCTATTTTTGCTTTAATTTATTTATTTTACCATTTCTAAAATATCTTCAACTTTTTGTGTTTCTTCTTTCATATCTTGTAAATTATCTTTAAATTTGGCCGCAATTGCTTTGTTAATTTCTTTTGCTTTCATACCAGTTTTATCAGCAAAATCTTTTACTAAATCTTTTAAAGATTCTTGACGATCTTTTACTTCTTGTTTAATCATAACACCTTCATCAATGATTTTTTTAAGTTGTTGTTGTTCTTCTGGGCTTAATTGTTGTACATCCATTTTTTATATCCTCTGTAAATGTAAACTTACTTTAACAAATTAAATTTTAAAATGCAAAATTCTTCTTGACAAAATAAGGAAAATTTTCTATATTAAAACATCAAAGGAGAAAACATCATGACCAATTATTCTAAACTTCGGCTAGTGCTTGTTGAACGGCTTTCAGGTATGAATATGTTTAAAGCTGTAGAAGCTTTGAATTATGCTGAAAGTTTGCATGATGGCTTTCGCAAAGATAAAGTTACGCCAGAATTTCAACATCAATTGGAAATTGCAGCGTATATTCTTACCTTGCATAGTTCAATTGAAAATGTAGAAACTACAATGGCTGCTGCATTTCTTCATGATACCATTGAAGATATTTCGCATGTTAATCAACAAACAATTGAAAACCTGTTTGGTAAAGAAATTGCAGAAGTAACATTTAAATTGGCTAAGAAGGGTAATGGCTTTGTAAAAACTACTGAAAGTTATTATGCTGAATTAGCCAATGATTCAATTGCTGCTATTGTAAAAGGGGCAGATCGTAGTCATAATCTCAGTACAATGCTTGGTGTTTTTTCTAATGAGAAAATCGGCCAATACATTGAAGAAACTAGGAGTTTTGTTCTACCAATGCTTAAACAAGCTAGGAAACAATTTCCCAAACAACGTATGGTTTTTGAAAACATTAAATTTGTTATTGAAAGCCATATTCGCCCTGTAGAATTTTTTCTAAATCAAAAACAATGACAAACTTTAAAAAAAGGGGGAAATATTTCCCCCTTCCTATTTTTATTAAAAATTTATTTAAAAATAGATATATTTATTATATCTATGGTAAAAAATATACAACTAATGAATATTTTAATATTCCATTTGATGTTATCTTATCTCCTGATGAAAATACACCCGCATTTGAAGATATTTATTATTGGGAGAAAATTTGGTGTGAAAAAGGTTATTTTCATCGATTAACTGGTCCAGCATGTATTTCTCATACAGGCGAGGAAAATTATTGGTTAAATGGTGATCCATATGACAATGTTAATGATTGGTTAACAGCGCATCCAAATCCCGATCTTTATTTTGATACAATTGGTTTAAGTGAAACCGTTAGAGTTTTGTATTTTCTTAAAAATTAATTAAATACTAAAAATTAGGAAATTTTTATGTTGCAAAAATTATTAAATTTATTTGAAAATAAAATTTTAAAACAAACTGCTTGGATTATCGTAATTTACCAAGGAAAAATTTTATTAGGAAAAAGAAGTAAATTTTGTAATAACCCCGGACAATGGAATTTTCCAGGTGGCACAATTGATCCAAATGAAAATCCAAAACAAGCGGCACAACGTGAAACAAAAGAAGAAACTAATTTGGACGTTTTAAATTTACAATTTTTACAAAAAATACAAAATTCATATTATTTTGTAGCTTATGTTAATGATTTATCAAGATTAAAAATAACAAAAGAAACTGAAAAATATAAATTAGTTGATCCAAATAAATTACCTAAAAATTTACATTATTCAGTTAAATTATTTTTAACAAAAAATTCATTGGATAATTTATAAAATTTATTGCTTGATTTTTGTTTAATATATTTTATAATAATCTTTTAATAAGGAGATTATTATGCTTAAACATTATCAAAATATTGCATTTGATTTAGATGAAACTTTAATCAATGGTCCACATAGTTATCAATTACAATATTTTGTAAAACATTATAATAAAGAAAAAAACCTTTCATATTGTTACATTTAGAACAAACGATGAATTTTCTACAATTTTAACTGATTTACAAAATAATAATATCGATATAAATCATTTTAATTCAATACAAACTGCGCCTAATGATATATTTGAAAATCATATTGTTTGGCTTAAATATGTTGATATTTTTAATCGCGCAAATCCAAATAAACAAACGAGAATTAAACAAAAAAATTCTAATCATGATTATTATTTTGAAAAATATAATAATCTAATTAAATGGAAAGCTGAAATTTGTAAACAAATAAATGCAGAAATATTAATTGATGATTTAGATCGATTAACAAAAGATCATTGTGAAAAATTAAATGTTGATTTTATTATTTCTCATAAATCTAAATTTATAAAAAACAAATATCTTTTTCAAATTTAAAAAAATTTTACATTTGACAATTTTTCAATTATATGAAAAAATCATCTTTTAATAAAGGATTATTTTATGAAACATGTTATTGGTTATGTTATTGGTTATATTATTTGTTTAACTATTATTTTTATTATGATGGCAATTAGTCCCATTTTATATAAATGGTTTGTATTTGTATTTTATGGAATTAGTATTCTTGGCTTAACGATTATGATTTTTCAAAAAATGGATAATAAAAAACATGTAGATGTTGTTAATGTATTTCCAATTTTACATGTTTTTATTTTTAAATATTTGGGTTTTTCAATTGAAATACAAATCGTTCATGCAATTTTTGTAATTGTTTATTATCTATTACTTGGAATAAAAACATACAAATATAATAAAAAATAATATTATTTTTTAGAAACTATCTTTATTAATAATTGTATATATTTTTCTAATTTTAAATTCTCTTCAAATTCAAACCATCTAGATAATCGTTCATTAACTAATTCTAAATCATCTAAAGATATTGGATAAAATTTTTCTTTAAAATTTAAAGCAATCTTTTTTAAATTTTCCGCTGTTGGATTGTTATACGCAAAATAATTCTTTATTACTATAAGTGCATGTATTATATCAGAATTAAAATTTAATGATTTTTCATCATCATCTAAATCTATTAATTTACTTAATTTTTTACCATATTCATTTGCATAAGCATTTGGATCACTGGCTATTGTTAATGCTTGTGCAATTCTTCCCATAACCATTTTAATTTTATCTAAATCTTTATGATAATCAACATTTCCTGGCGCTCGTATTTCTAAATATCCTAATTCTTTGAATTTATTAAAATTTACAGTTTGATACTTATCATTTAATTGTCTTATTAAAGCATCATTTAAATTTGCATTGAATAAAGTTGTTGTATTATCTTGGCGAAATTTCTTTATTTTATTAGTTAAAGTTTCTGCATAATTTTTATCATTAAATGTTAAACGATTGAAAATTTTTGCAACATAAACATCATTGAAAAATAATAAAAATTTTAATAAATCAATTTTATTTTGTTCTTCACCTTTCCAAGTACCAACATTAATATGTAATCCAGTTGAACTATTGGTTTCTAATTCTTGATTATTATGAATAAAATCAAAAACATTTTCTAAAGCAGCAATTGCATTATCGTATTTTAACACAGGAGTAACAATTTCTGCACCTGTTGGTCTTATAGAACTGTCACTAACAACATTCCAATTTCTATAAACAGGTAAATCTTCTTGAAATAATTCTCTTATTATTTCAACCGCATTATTAGTGATTTCTTCAGATTCGGCAACTCTTTGTTCATCTAACCATTCAATATAATAATCATTTTCATTGTCCATATAATATTCATCTTTTTTAAATAAATCTACAATATCAATTTCATTACAATCAACATATTCAAATAATTCTTTTAAAGAATTACAATTATATAAATCATATCTATCAATTTCATTATCATCTTCATCGTATTTTACTATTTCAGAAAATGTAGTTTTATCATATTCCCAATCGTTTTTTAATGAACAATTTTTTAAAATGTTCTTTAATTTAGTGCGATCACCATTAATAAATTTATTAAAATAAGATTTAACAATGTCTTTTATTTGTTTAGGTCTAATATTTACATACCAATAATCACTGGCCTCGTCATAAGTTTCAAAATCAAAATAATTATCATTGATTTCATCAGTATAAGCAATTTCAAACTCAAACCCCCAAGTAAAATTATTTGATAATTTACTTAATGTTTTATTTGCCATATTAGCATTTCGTTCTTGTAATTGTTGTAATCTCATATACTTATTTATTAAAAATATTCTATTGACAAAAAAACTTATAATAATACAATAAAATCAAAAGGAGATGAAAATGATTGAAGAATTAGAAAATATCTTAAAAAACAATCTTTATTTTTTAAGAGGATCAAGAATTTATCAAACCAATCATGAAAACTCTGATTGGGATTTTTGTGTTATTGGAGATTTAAACGATAATCAAAAAATTAAAATAAACTCTTTGCTAAATTGTAATTTTGAATTTTTTACCAAAGAAGAATTTCAAAATGAAATTTACAATCATGAAATTTCAGCACTAGAATGCTTATGGACAAAAGAAAACAATTTTCTTTTCAATCTTGATTTAAAAATTTTGAGAAAATCAATCGCCCAAAAAGCAAGCAATTCTTATGTTAAAGCAAAAAAGAAACTAATCGATAATGAAATCGAAATAGCACAAAAATCTCTTTTTCATAGCTTTCGTATTTTAGATTTTGGAACGCAAATTGCAACTAATGGTAAAATACAAAATTATTCTTCTATGAATTTTATCTTAAATGAAATTAAAAATTTAGAACCAAATTGGAATTTATGGGAAGAAAAATTTAAAAAATTACATAATCAATTTCATAGTGAATTTAAAACAAAGGCGCCAAAATGAATAAATTTATACAAAAAATAAAATCAATTTTTATTAGACAAAAAAAGTATGTTTATTTTATTGATGGTAAAAAATTTACAACTAACAATTATGATGATATTCCATTATATGATATTTCGTCACCAGACGAAAATACACCCGCTTATGAAAATTTATCAAATGGATTTAAAGTTTGGTGTAAAAAAGGTTTTTTTCGGCAACGATTAACCGGGCCTGCTATTATTTGGTCTCATGGAAGAGAAGAATTTTATTTAAATGATAGCTATTATGAAAATATTCATGCTTGGTTAAAAGATCATCCAAATCCCGATCTTTATTTTGATGCTTTAGGAATGACGGAAACCGATAAAATTCTTTGGTTTTTACAAAATTAGTTTTAAGGCGATTTAACGCCCATTAAATCAATTAACTAACCCAATTACCTAAATCAAGTTAAAACCCCTGTAACCTATCTTAAAACTCGATTAAACACCTATTTGAAAGAAAGAAATGAAATATATTTATTATGTTGATGGTGAAAAATTTACTTCTGATAATTTAGATGAAATTCCTCATTATGATATATCCTCACCAAATGAAAATACGCCTGGTTTTGAGAACTTAGAAATAGGTAGAAAAATTTGGTGTAAAAAGAAATGGATTATTCATAGATTATCAGGACCAGCTATTATCGATAAAGATGGTAATGAAAGATTTTATCTAAATGGAGAATTTTATATTGATAATGTTATTCTTTGGCTTAAACATCATCCAAATCAAGACAATACCTTTCAGATTGAAATGTTGTTAAAATACACATAATTTTTCTTTTTTAATAAATTTTCTATTCATGAAGAGCCGCAGAAAATATAGAGATTTTGAATGTGTTCGTACAACTGCAACGTAACAAAAATTAAATTTAAAAAATGCTTGACAAAGAACAGAAAATTTTCTATATTATATTCATCAAAACAAATAGGAGATTATTATGCAAAAGAAAATTCAACTTACAAAAGAAGAACTTGAATCTTTTATAAATTATCCTCAAAGTTTTGAAAATTTTTTTCAAAGAATCTTTATTGTTGATGTTATTCGAGAACATGATGAATGTGAAAACAATGAAGGTGTTTTAGTTATTTTTGATAATGATGATTATCGTTATGAAATTGAATTTACTTATAATAATATTGGTGATTATGTTTTTAAAAATATTTTTGATTTTATTGAAATTGTAGATGTTTCAGTATTAATTGATAAAAACTCCTAAATAAAAAATCTCTTGACAAGCTATCAACCATTTTATATATTGGGTCTATCGAAACGAAAACAGGAGTAATTTAAAATGTTGATTAATGCAAAAGATGCTCGTGAACAATTTAATAACTATGGTATCGTTGAAAAATTTAACGATCAAATTCAAAAAACTATTGAAAAAGGGCAAACTACTTTTGAATTTTCTGGACGTTATTTTGGTGACACACAGGAACATAATACAACATGTCGCATTCGTAATTTTATTAACGAATTAAAGGCCAATGGTTATAAATGTGAACGTAAACGTGAAAATGGGTTGGTAGTTGGTATTATCGTAAGTTTTTAAGATTTTTTCATTAATAAATCTCTTGACAAGCTATCAACGCTTTTATATATTGGGTTTATCAAAACGAAAACAGGAGTAATTAAAAATGTTGATTAGTGCAAAAATTGCCAGTGAACAAATTGAAAAATTATCTCGTGAAGAGCGTTTTAATAATAAAGTTGAACATGCTATTAAAATGGGTGAACGTGAATTTTCTTTTGATACAAGATTTACTAAAGAAAATAGAGATAAATATAATCTTTTTTGTGATGAACTTGAAACTGCTGGTTATTTTATTAATTCTGTTCCAAACTTTGAAAGTAATAAACTTTTAATTATTGTAAGTTTTTAAAATTACCCAATAAAAAGTTCTTGACAAAAAATACTAAATAGATTACAGTCTTTTAATAAATTAAAGAAAATAATCTATTTTGTTAAATACTAAACAGTTATTTTTCTAATTTTTAACAAAATAGATGTTGACAACAAAAACAAGATAAAGTATCGTAAGAATATAACAAATATGCGGGCATGGGGGAACTTGGCAGACCCGACGTTCTCATTTCCAAGAAATAGGCAAGTATTATTTTAATACTTTCAGTGCAATTCTGATAGGAAAAACAAAAAACGTTTCCAATAGGAGTGCGAGTTCAAGTCTCGCTGCCCGTACAATAAATTATAAGAGCAATCTTATAATTTAGTTCTTTTAAATTGTTAAACTAAAGTAATTTAGTACCTTAGACATAATTTAGCAACTGCTTGATTATGCATAGAACAGGTTCTAAGGTGACAATTAACTTTCTATGGTTAATTGATAATGGGGAGATTTTTCTGACCCTGACTGTAAATCAGGTGGCGTTAAATATCAGAATGGATGCCGAAGAGGTTCGATTCCTCGTTTCCCCACAATAAAAAAAGATTAAGTTATTAACAAAAAAATTGTTGACAAACAAATCAAGATAAAGTAACGTAAGAATGTAAACGAGATAAGAAACTTTGATAGTAACCAGTTGGTAGAAGTGCTTTACGGTAAAACATATCAAGTAGGAAATGACTTGAGTGCGTAAAGAAGCGGTGGTTCGATCCCATCCTATCAAAATTTCTTAAATTGTTACTTGACTAAGTAAATTAAATATAGTAAGTTTTATCATCAAATAACAAGGAGAAATAAAAATGGACATTTTTGGTTTTTACATGACACTTTGGCCCTTTTTTATTGAACTTAATTCAATGGGTCAAACGTATATTGACTTTTATCGTCAATTGCATTAATTTTAAACTTGGCCTCTGTCCCTCTCACGGTCTTCTAAACCGTCGTCATTAAAATGGAGGATGGATGACAATGGGTTCGATGCCCTCAGAGGTCGCGTTAATATAGTAAAATTATAAAGAATAGATTTAAATCTATTCTCACAATTCGGGGATAAAAACAGCAGCCTCTTTTTGTAGTAACGATTTCCCTGAATTTTAATTTTGACAATTAAAGAAAATTATGATAAATTATACTTTATAGTATAATTCTTATGCTCTGGTAGTTTAATGGTTTAAAACTTTTACTACTATCATATCTTTGGACCTGTAATTCAACAGTAGAAATAATAAATATATAAATAAAATATTTCTTGTTAATTTAAAAGTAAAATTGACAAACATATATTGCTTCCATGTTGTAATAGTAGCAAAAATTCCTCATAAGAATTTAGATTTGGGGCAGAACCAAATGGAAGTACACGTTATACATAAACAAAAAAGATTTATACAAGTCTCTTTTTCATACCTCTTCTAAATCCATCTGGTATTGGATCAGTTTTTAAAATACGTATATTAATAATTTCATCAGTAATATACCAATATTTTGAATTAGTTTCAGATATTTTTTGTTTGGTTAATAATCCAAAATTAGATTATTAAATTTAATTAGTAAAAAAGTTCTTGACAAAGAATATAAGTTGTAGTAATTTAATATATAAAAAATATACCTTATCCGGTAATAAGTTTTAAAGATAATTTTGATATTTTATAATCTTTAAAAGTAGTTACATCAATGCGGTTTTAGTTAATAGTAAAAAAAACTAACAACTGCATTCGGCAAATACATTTGTATTTCGCGGTATTAAAAAATATCAAGTTTTTTATATACCTAAAATTCTTTTGACAAAAGAATATAAGTTGTAGTAAATTAAGATAAGAATTAAAACCTGAGGTCAGGCAACTTGGCAAAGTTGAATTAGGTTCGAGTCCTCTTTAATTCTTATTATGCGGGATTAGCATAAAATTAATGTGCTTGGCTTCCACCCAAGATAAATCGGAGAGTTACCGATATTCCGCTCTTTAAAATAATAGTTGGTTTGATGATTTATCCTAATTTAAAATCATCGTTTATTTGGTGTGACGATTAACCACTTTGCAAAAAAGTTCATCTGCTGAAGAATAAGATAATGATCTTGGTAGTGCTTGATTAGTAGCAATTATCAAAAATAATCGTCCTCTGGTGGGGTGTATATTTATTAAAAATATTTATTTTTGTTGTCTTACATTGTGTTTTATGTAAAATTTGATAAATATATTTATGAAATTATCCGATTGGGTAAGAAAAGAAACCAATGATCAATTTTTTTAATTGGGATTTGGTAGAGGATTATTCCATGACAACTCGCAAAGTTTAAGTGCGCCGTTAATCCCATTAAAGAAATTTCTTTAATAAAGACAAGTAATAAAAATATATATTACTTGTAACGGTGTATAGCAATATCCCTGGTTGATTAGAACCAAAATCTAATCACCATTATGGTTAGTAAATAAACCACTCGTAAGAGTTTTTCGTAAGAAAAATAAGATTATGACGAATTTTCAACTCGTTAGTAACAATAATCCTAAAAAATATTTACTGGCGGATGGTAGAGTTTACTCTACGATCTAGGTTGCTTAGAACCTTAATCTAAGCACTTTTCTTACAGAAGATTATGAAAAATTGTAAAAAAACATATCCTCTGTAAAAAAATAGTTCTTGACAAAAAGAACTATAATTAATAATATATTTTTATGCTTGGAGAGTAGAATACAGGGAAACTGGCCTTGGTGTTCCAAGGAACGCAAATCACAATTGGTTCAAATCCAATCACAAGCATAATTTATGGACACAGTGATATCAGTGGTCAATATCAACGTACTTTTAATACGTCGCGTAAGCTTTCTTGGTTCAATTCCAAGTGTGTCCTCTACAAAAAATACTTGACAATAAATAAATATAATAGTAAAGTAAGTTTTATTGCGGAGTAGAGAAAAAGACATCTCGCAGGCTTCATGCGCCTGAAATAGTTGGAGCGTTACCAACCTCTCGCATCTTTAATGGCGCGTACTCTAATGGTAAGAGACAAGATTGTTAATCTTGCGTATTCCGATTTTCGGTATGTTGGTTCGATCCCAACCGTGCTAGCCAATATGTTAAAATAAAGTATATTCAATTACGATATATTTTAAATTATCCTTGTGGTGTAGAAGTTAACATGTCAGTCTCCAAAACTGAAGTCCAGATTGCAAAATTCTGCAAGGATGCCATAAAAATTATTAATATAATTCAATATAGGAGATTAATATGACTGATAATACAAATGATTACAAAGATGACATTTCAGAAGAATATATTAATTTTTTAGAAAATAAATCATCCTATTTAGATGATGAAGAATGGGAATTAGTAGATTCAATGTAATTTAGTTATTGACATAATTCAATAATTGAGTTATAATAATTTAAAGATTAGTTTCAGCAAAAATAATTATTTTTTTTTGATAAAAAACAAACACTAATCTGAAATATTTTAAAGTTTAAAGAATAGGTTCTGCAAAATTTCAAATTAGCAAAATCAGATTAATCCTCTGATACCGAGGTTTTATATTTCCTCATTAATATAAAATGTAAAAAACTATTCTGTACTAATTTTCTTTTTAGTTGTTTAAAGAATGATTTCAGCAAAATTTAGCTTGGAAATGCAAAAAACATCATTCTGATTTATTTCCTTATATTATACTTTCTTATTTTATAGTTTAAAGGATGAGTTCCGCAAATTTTAAAATTTCAATTTTTGGTTTGAAAAACAAAATCATCCTGATTATCTCTTTATAGTTTAATAGTTTAAAATACTAGAGGGAACATTTTTAGTTTTATTCCAGAATCTTCTAACTGATAAGAAACAAGAATTTGAGTCTTGGCAATGTAGGTTTAAATCCTACTTCTGGATCACATAAAAAATAGTTGACATGTACCTAAATCCATAGTAAATTATTTTTATTGCCGTTTAAGCTAACTTTAGTAGAAGCGCTTGCATGAAGAGCAAGAGGACTTGGCGCGAAACCAAGAAGCGGCACTTTAATCACAGCACAAATTAATATTTTGGGCAAATATTTATAAAATATTATATTAATTTGTTAAAACGCTCTTATTATCTAGGGCAATGTAGATGTAACAATGATGGTTAAAATCTTCTACCTGTGATTAAAACTCTTGACAAGAATGAAAATCAATGATAAATTATAATCATTAATTACTACAAAATTCAATGTTTTCGATTTTAGCTTAAATATTGAATTGTTAATAGCGTGAAGCAAAACGCAATGCAGATGTAACAAAGCAAACAAAATCTTCTGCTAGTAATTGATAATTCAAATCAGATAGTGATTTGAAAGTTTATGGTGATAGTTTTCACGCGATAAACAAATATGCGGGCATGGCGAAATAGCAGCCGCGACAAGTAAAAAATATATTTAAAATTATATTTTGCTCACGTATCCCAATCGGAAGAGGAAAACGACTCAATCCTGAGAAAAAGACAAGTATTATTTAATACTTTCGGTGCAATTCCGATAAGGAAAAAAACAGAAAATCGTTTAGTTGTCGGTTCGAATCCGACCGTGAGTACCATTAGAGGAAAAAATGACAAATAATAATGAAAAAACAATAGTTTCATCAAAAGTTTATAAAGATAAAAAATCTAAAAGATTAATACAACATATAAGATATTCAGATGGAACAAGAAAAACACGTTCTTATCCAAGAACAATTATGGAAGAATATTTAGGAAGACCATTATTAGACGACGAAACAGTAGATCATATTGATGGTAATGTAGAAAATAATGATATTAGTAATTTACAATTATTGTCACGAGAAGAAAATGCCCGTAAAGGCGCTTTGGGAAATAAACATACATTAGGTCGTAAACAATCTGAAGAACATAAACGAAATGGTGCTAAAAACGGCCAAGCAAAATTAACAAATGAACAAGTAATTTATTATAGAAAATCTTATGAAGATAAATCTCTTACTAAAAATCAAATAATAGAATTAACAAACATGAGTAGGCCCGCTATTGAAAATATTTTAAATTACAAATCATATGTAAATACTAAAAACTAATTTAACCTAGGGCCAATGAAAGATTAATAATCTAAGGTTAAACATGCATTATGATAAATAATGTTGATCTGTGATCACGTAAGATGGTTTGGTGCGTAATGTAAATTACAAAGATAATCTTTTCGGAGATTATTTTCGGGGTATAGCTCAGAAGTAGAGTGTTCGCTTTGGAAGCGAAAGGCCGAAATTGCAAAATTTTCTACCCCGACTTTAGCAGTATCATGATTTCATGATAAAGAAATTAACCAACTTTTAGCAACGTCCTTTGGTCCCATCTGGTAAGTGCTAATCTCTTTAAGAGTCTGCTAATAATTTTTTATTCCTACGAGCAAACATAGTGACTGCAATCGGCTGTTAACCGATTATTACGTGGAACGTAGGAAGCTTTTATAAAGATTTAAAATGTATAATTAAAGGAATAATTTAATGCAACTAGAAAAATGTTTACCGATTAAACAAAGAGATTGGAAAAATTGGCGGGCAAAAAATGAAAAACTTAATGCTGATATTGTTTTAAAAATTGGTATGAAAGTTCGTGATTGTTTTGGAACTGTTGGGATTATTCAACGTATTGAGGAAGGTTACGATATAGAAGAACATGGCACTATAGAAGTTTTTCGTTTAGATACAACTGACTATGGCCTTAATAATTGTGAACATTTTTGTTTTTATGATTGGCAAAAACATTTAAGAATTTTAGATATGAATGAATAATATTTGTTATTCTAACTTAAATACTCAATTAATAAAACTTCTAGGAAAATTAAATGCTCGTATATTATCATAATACTAATCATGCTAGTTTATCTAGCCTAGTGCTATTAAGTATTCATAAAATAATACAAAAATATAGAGATAACCTTGATCATACGTATATTATTCTTAACAATAATACTTTTGAATTTATAACAATAAATTGCCCAAGTGTATTTGGACTTACAAATTTATTAAAAGATCGAATATTTGTTCAAATAAAAATAAATTCTAATATAGAAGACAATGTTATAGAAATACATTATGGAGAACATGTATTATTTGACACAATAACTATTCAATAATTTTATAGTTGTCAATTTTATAAAGGTTTTATTATGTATTATTATAAATTAAACGATGAAATAAAAAGTTGTAAAAAATATTCTGAAATACCATTTGAACAATTAATTGTTGAAAATGAATCAACTCATTGGAAAGTAACTGCGGATGATGGTACTTTTTATTATAATAAAAATAAAATTCATAGAAAAAATTTACCAGCAAGAATAGATGATTTATTTGTTTGTTATTATGAAAATAACCAACCACATAAAGAAGATGGTCCTGCATTAATTTTTAATAACGGTTATTATTCTTTTTGGTTATATGGAAAAAACTATCTTAATGTAAAAGATTGGTTGACCTATCATCCAAATCAAGATAAAGTATTTGAAGTTGAAATGTTATTGCGTTATAGTTAAAATTCATAGAAAGGAATTAAAAATGTCATCAGATGAAATTAAAACAGTATTATTAAGTTATGCTCGTGCATTTAAAGATCATACTGAAAAGCAAATTAAACGAATTTCTAAGAAGAAAGTTGATCAAAATGTAATTCGTATTTTTAAATCAACTATTACTGATGAAAAATGGCTAGTTATTTCATATGATGGCGACGATGAAGATTATTCTATGTTTCCTTTTGCTGAAACCGCAAACGAGTGGACAGCATATGTTCAACATTCACAAGACAATATTGATTCAGACGAAGAAGCTGTAGTAATTATGTTTGCACCTAATTGGTGGAAAGTAAAAGAAAGATATTTTTATGATCAACATTTAGAATTTGTTTTTGGTGATATTTTAAAAGCATTTATTCAAGATGAATATGAAGAAATACAAGAAAATACTTTTATATCCAATATTGGGAATTTAGAAGAAACTATTGCTGATTTAAAAAATCGCGGATTTAATGTTGAAATGTTTGATGAAAATACATTGCCTTAAAAATTTTCAAAATAAAAAAAGGATAATTAATAATGAATATTAAAGAAATGGTATCAGATAATAAAAAAGTTACATTTGAATATTTTCGTGATAATGAATTATGGTATAAAACAGAAAACGATTTCTTATTTCCTGTTCCAACTGATGATGTTGGTAATGCTGTTTTTATGAAAGAAGATAAAGCTTTATTGTTTATGCGATGGATTCGTAAACATATTCAAAAATTAGAAGATGCAAGAAAAAATCAAAATTTATGATTAATTTATCATTAAATTCTTTTTCTAATATTGATATAGATCAATTATTAAAATTAATTAAAAATTATGCAGTTGATAATTTAGAGTTATCAACTGCACTTTCTTTAAAACATATTGATGGGTTTGAAAGATTTGCTTCTGTTGATTTTATTAATTTGTTTAATAAAAAATTAAAAGAAAATAATATAAAAACCTCAATACACGTATTTGGTGAATTAGCTAAACAATTAGGAAACGACAGAATAAATAATATTCCAAAAATCAATTGGGAGCTATTAGAACGAGTACAATTGAATAGATTTTCAGTTGATATTAATATTGCTTTAGAAAATCTTGAAAATTTAGGCTTTAATGGGCGGTTGATTTTACCAGCCAATAAAAAAGATTTGGTTATATCTGAATTGCCAATTGACGATAGAATTGATTGGTTATATGATTGTTCTCATGGTAAAGGAATTGAAATAAACTCATATCCAATTGATCCTTTGATTAATCGACAAGGTAAAATTGGATTTGCTGGTGGAATTAATAAAAATAATATTTTAAAAATAAATAATAAAATTTTAACATTAGGTTTTAAAAATTATTATTTGGATATTGAAAGTGGCATACGTGAAAATGATCGAATATCATTTGAAAAAATAAAAAATATATTAGAAATAATAAACAAATAATTGTTGACATAAATTTTTATTATGTTATCCTTTTTTAAACAAAGGAGAAAAAATATGCTAGAAAATGTTTATTTAGAATTTAATGATAATTTTAGCGGTTATCATGAACCTGATTATAAGAAAAATAATGAATTATTAACTAAATTAGAAAATTATAAGTTAATTAATAATTTTAATTTATTTTCTAATTTAGTTAATTTACTTCCAAATTGTATTATATTTGTTTGGTCTGAAACACCTTCTGATGATTTTGATTTATTTGATGTACAATTTGACGAAGATGAATGGGAAACTTATGAAGATTATTTATTGGCGTGTAGCAACAATAAATATGCTTCTATTTTGTTTTATGTTAACCCAAATTGTTTTATGACATTTTGTGGCAGTAATGCTGATATTGCTTTCTCATTACTATTAAAACAATTGAAAAAAATTAATGAAATTAGATTTATTGACTAATTAATTGTTGACATGATTAAGAAATTTTGGTATAAATAATTTAAGTTAATTAGAAGTGGGCTTCCGTAGCGACGGCTATAGATTTTTGTTCGATTCAAAATTAAATCATGGATGATTAACGTGGTTCGATTCCACAATTAACTTAATTTGGTCCTGTAGTTTACTCTTATCAGGACTACTTTGTTAAATAAAATGTTATGATTTGTCACATATTTTTAATATGCAAAAAGACAAATCCTTTGGGCCTAAAGTGTTGTTGGGGGCATAACAGATTTGCATTCTGTAGGGCGGGTTTCGAATACCCGTGGGTCCACTATCGTAATATGGCGAGGGTTACAATAAAATCGTTGACAAACGTTATCATTTATAGTAAAAAAGAATAAGGACTGCCCATCGTTCTCCTAGCAATAGGTTTGGTAAATACCGAATAAAATTATGATCTTAGTGGCGTTAGATTAGTAGCAATAATTAAAATAGAAGAGAGGCATGTATGGTGAGCTATTGGAAGAGATAGACTAGGTGATGGCATTACCAAATAATTATGCTAAAAGTTTTGATAGTTTCTTTAAAAAACTATCTATGGTAGTTGTGGCAGAAAAGTTATGCGACAGATTGTGAGTCTGTAATAAGCGAGAGCGTTACTCGTCAACTACCCGAAATTTATTGGGGATTTATCAATGCTAATTTGGTCTAATGAAAGCCGTGAACTTTTTAAAAATGTTGTAATTGAAAATAATATTGGTACTTTATCTTTACCAAGCGAAAACCCATTCAATATTGAATGGTCTAACCAATGTAAAATATTAGATAATAATCAAAGTACACCAGCTAATGAATATAAACAATATAATTTACAATTAAATAATGGTAAAATAGCTACTGGTGTTTTTATAAAACAAATTGAATTTTTTGGTGATAAAGATAAGAAAATTTTTACATTTGTAATTGATACTATTTCTTAATAAAAATATATTATAGAAAGAAAAACAATGTTTCCATTATTTTTATTACTATTAAATTTTATATTGTTTAGTGGAATAATTTATATGATGATTAAAATAGGTTTTTGGTTGTCTGTTTTTTGTATTTTACTTAGTTCTATAGTATGGATACCAGTTATTGTACTTCTTTACATGCATCGCAAATAATCTAAATGTTAAGTGATATTAAATTTTCACATCAATTAGAACAAAGTTTACATTTTATTGTTGAAAATTTAGAAGATAAATCTTCAAATAATATTATGATAAATTTTAATATTTTCTTTAAATTGTTAATTAATTGTAAAGATGTAAAAAATGTGTATTTGAATTTTATTGATAATATTTTTGTTATAAATTATACATATAATAAACAAAATTTTTGTATTAACTTTTTCTATAAAACAACTTAAAAAGGAAATAAAATGAGTTTAGCTTTATTTGATACAGAGGGGTTGCGTTTTCGACGCCAAACTGAATTACGATTACGTGAACAAATTAAAAATGAATTAGTAGAAAATATTCAACAAATTTTATTAGATATGAATCAAATGTGGCGTTTTGAAGAAGTTGAAACGCCATTAATTATGCCTAAAGAATTAATGAATGCAAGTTATGATCTTGATGATATTTTTGTTTTACAAAATAAAATAGCCAATAAAGATTATGCTTTACGTGCAGAAACAACATTAGGTTCTTATTTAATGGCTGTTGAATTACTTAAAACAACTTCAATTCGTGCTCCTTTGTGTGTTTATACACATGGGCCAAGTTTTCGAGTTGAAAATTCAGATGGGGCAACTGCTGCTAAATTACGGTTTAATCAATTTTATCAATTGGAATTTCAATTAATTTATGGTGCTGATACCAAAGCGCCGATTATTGAAACAATGATTGAAAAATTACCTACGGTAGTAAATAAAATTCTTAATAAATCTGTTAGAACAATTGAAAGTGATCGTTTGCCTTCTTATTCGATAGAAACAATTGATATTGAAGTTGAATGGTATTCTGAAACAGCAAAAAAGATGGAATTTAAAGAAATTGCCAGTATGAGTTTACGCAAAGATTTTCCTTTAATTCCAGGCCATAAACCGTATCGTGTTTTTGAAATTGCTTTTGGAACTGATCGATTATTGGCTATGAAAAATGGCATTTGATTTACATGAATTGAATCAATTAAAATTTGATTTAAAAAATCTAAATGTAAATATTAAAATATGTTCTCCTGATAATAAATTGGGAGAACATTTTATTGATTTTTATATTGATGATAAAAGAATTTTAACTATTGTTTATAAATTAAAATTTGGTTTCGGATTTTTTAGTGAAGATGCAATAATGTTTGAAGGCCCAAGTGAAATTTTAAATTATGAAAATGCATTAATAAAAATTCGAGAATTTTTAGCTGATAAAAATTTGTTAAATAAATCTACATAGTTTCAGAGTTAGAAAAAGGGAATCGCTCTTCCCAAAAACATTTTCAGAATACAGGACTGAGGAAATGAGTTAGAAACAAACGAACGGTTACGATTAACCGGAATAGAAAAAATTCTATTCACTAATCCGTCTATCGAGTAGAATTGGTAGGCGAAAAGATTCTAGCAATGTTTGTTCATTAACAACTAGAAGTTATCATAATTTTAATACATGAGAATTATGATAATCCCGTTTTGAGAAATTTAAAATCAATTTCTGAAGATTTATCACGAGTAGGTACAGCAAAACCGCCTGCGCTTTATTTTATAATGTAGTGAGTCATGTATGAAATTTACGCCGATGCTTTTATACGTAAGGTGCAAAATTTGATCTTCCCTATGTCATTATTATTTTATTAGTTTTGGCATGGGGAAGAATGAAATATGTCCTCAGCAATTGCCGTATGGGCTTTAGAAATAAAGAAAAAAATCAAGTAAAAAACAAAAAAAATAAAATTTTTCTTCTAATAAGATTTATAGCAGAAATTCTTTTTTTATTGAAAATTTTTTTACATGATATTATATTAACTTTTTAATGAAAGAAAAAATAAAAAATGACAAAACCTTATACTTGTGAAATCACTCAACAAACTTTTGAAAATGTTGAAGCCGCTAATTTTTATTTTACTCAACAAAATAAAATGGTTTCTATTCTTCCAGTTGGTTCAATAGTAACTATGGAATTTAGACCTAATCGAGTTAGAATTTATCATGATTTAGAAGATAAAAATATCATCATAGATATTACTTTTGGTTAAAATTAATTGATAAAAACATGTTGACAAGCTAATAAAAACATAGTAAGTTATATACATAAGCATGGGATATGAAAAGAAGGTTCGAGTCCTTCGCCGCAACGTTGACAACAACGGGGTGGATGTTGTTCGCCGGAAAGAAGCTTTTCTGTGCTTATATCACGCATTCGAATAATCAGTTAATTCAACAGACTTTCAATCTGTAAACGAGAGGGCAGAACTCTCATGCGTGACTTTTTAAAATATAGGAATAAAATATGGAAAATGTATTAATTCTTCTGTTATTACCAATTATTGTAATATTAATTGGGTTAATTTTATTTGTTTATATTTACTTACCATTATCTATTCCATTTTTACTACCAAGTTTAACTGTAATTATAATTTCTATTCTAATTTTTATTGTTATACATTATATTGGAAAAATAATTTAAAAATTAAATAAAATGCTTTAATTAATGTAGTTGTGATAGATAAATAATGTACAAATTTATGCCGATTTAATAAGAGAAAATAATATGAATAATAATTTTAATTTAGAACATGTTGGAAGTTCTTTTGAAGATTGGCTTGAATACGAAGGATTTGCTGAAGAAGTTTATGCAAGTGCTTTAAAAGAATTACAATTTGAACAAATTGAAAAAACATTAAAGAAATTACAAAAATAATTAGAAAGTTTTTTATGATATTTAAAATAGAAAAAAATGTTAATTTAAATAATAGTTTTATTCCAAGAAAATACGAAGAACTATATAAAATTGTAGATGGTATGAAAATAGGAGATAATATAAAGTTATCTTCTACAATGTTTAATAAAAATAATTTGAGAAAATATCAAATTACAATTCAAAATTGTCTTAAAAATAAATATCCAGAAAAAAAGTTTATAACTTCTATTATCAACGACGATATTTATTTATGGTATGCTAATAAAGAAAACACCAACGACATTAAAAAATTAATTCATCAGGTTAAAAAACAAATTTATTTAAATAAAAAAAATTCTAATTGGTTTATTGTTAATGATATTTTAATAGAAAAAGATATACTTATTGATGATATTGAACATAAAATATTACAAATCGGCGATAGTTTTATGGTTGACACTGAATTAAAAAGACAATGTTGTCTTGATAAGTTAAGACGTATGTACCCATCATATAAATTTAAAAGTAAAAAAATAACAATTAATGAGTATAGAATTTGGAGAATATCATGAAAATTGATAAAAATATTCCATTACTAAATAACAATCAAAATACACCTAGTAAATATATTTTACCAGAAATGGAAATCGGTGATAGTATTTTGTTTACTGTTCCAGAAAATGAAAGGTTTAATGCGTTTAAACAAAGAACTATTGCTGGATTAAAACATCATAATCCAGACTATGTTTTGTCTTTAAGAAATGAAGGTAAAAATAGTTTCAGAGTTTGGCGCGTAGCAGAAAAACCTAAAAATGTATTTGTTGTTATTAATAAAGAAATGATAGAAAAAATTAATTAAATGTTTGAAACAAAAATGCGATTATAAAGATTTATACTGAATTAAATCATTATTTATAATTCCCATTGTTTCACTTATTTTATGCTATATTCAGACATTATTTAGTTTAAGGTTGTAAGATAATGGGTATATAAGTCAGCAACCTTTTTACGCGGGATAGTGAAGTGGTTATCACACAGGATTCATGCTCCTGTATCCTAGGTTCAAATCCTAGTTCCGCTACAATTAAATTTTATAATACCATAAGTCTGTTTAAGTGATTATGACGATTAACAAATAGTTAATTCATCTATGTACAAAATCCTTTTCAGCAGGTTATTTTAAAGAATGATTTCCGCAAAATTTAGCTTGGATATGCAAAAAACATCATTCTGTTTTAAACATTTTATATGAAGGAAAAAATAATGCACAAATATACAAATTTAATTATTAAAAAAACATACGACGAAACAACAAATACTTATACTGAAGTACCATTTACTGTCGTTGAAGATCAAAACGATGTTTGGACTTTACTAAATTATTTTGCTAGAGATAATAATGATCCAAAAATTACATTTATAATTAAACCTATTACTGTTTCTGATGTTCCAAAATAATTTAATCTTTTAAATCAGGATTCATTATTAACATGATTTTATTAGCTATTTCTAATGAAATAGCATCTTTTTCTTTTTGTTTAATTTGTTGAAACGCTTGAATTTCCCATTTCATTAACCCTAAATTATCAAAATTATCATAAGAATTTATATTTTCTAAAATTTCTTTTATTTTGAAATTAGTTTGTGATTTTTTAAGTAAAATTTTATATTGATTGTTTTCTGTGTATCTCATCGATTATTTAAAGGTTATAAAATGAATTTATTAAAAAATTCTAAATTTAAAAAATTAATTAATAATTCTAATATTTATTGGATTGATTTGCCGATTATTGATGGGAATTTAGATTATACATACTCAGTTTTAAACTCAGAAGATTTTCTAAAAAAATTTGAAAATGGTTATTATAAATATACCTATTTTACAAATGATGGTAGAGATTATAATGAAATACAAACCGATTTACCATCACTTAGAACTAAATTACAACAATTTTTTATTGATGATAATTATCATTTAATTTATGTTGAATTAAACAATACTGATTATTTATTATATATATTAGGAAAATAAAATGAACTTTGAAGATTTTAAAAAATTAGTTAAAGAAATTAAAAATGATGATGAAGATTATTTTTATATTGAAAAAAATATATTTGATAAAGATGCTAATTTTTATTCATTTGATGATTGCTTAACTTATGAAGGCAATTATATGGGCGATAGTTGGGATTATCCAGACAGTTCAAAATACCCAACAGAAATTAAAAAAATTGATTTATTTTTAGAAAAATATGTTCAAAATATTTCTTTTATTCAATATAAAAAACTAACAAACAAATATCGACATATTAGTCATGAAACTCGTGATATTTATTCTAATACAGTTTATAAGATAACATATATTTCAATAAAAGAATTTTATGATTTTCTTCTTGAAAATAAATTAATTTAGGTTGCTAAGATTATAATTGTTTAGTATATTATAATCTTAATAAAGGAGATATTAAATGAAAATTTATTTTGATGTAAAATATAATGATAATGTAATTGCCACAAAAGATAAATTTATTTTTCTGCATGAAAAATTAAAGCATAAAATTCTTTATTCCAAAGAATCTATTTTGCGTTTAGTTGAGAAAACCAATGAATAAATTATCAATAAAAGAATTAGAATTTTTATATAATATTTTAAATATTGAATATCATAATATGGTTAATCAAAACAAAGATGATTTTGATGATAGATTTTATAATATTTGTATGGAAAAAATTTTACAATATCATGACAATAATAAAACATGTTTGAAATTATTAAAAGAAAAACATCAACAAATCAATTATTTTAATTCCAATATTAGAGTTATAAATCATAATTTTAACTTTAATAATTTTAATTCAATTGATGAAAATGAACTAAATTACATCGTTATTTTAGAGCATAAAATATTAATTGTTGATTTACTATTGATTAATCCAGGATGTTATGATAAAATGAACATGAACCAAATTGTTGATATTTTACAAAATTGAAAATAATATTATTAATTGGGCTGCCTGGAAGTGGCCAATCAACATATGGAAAAAGTTTAATCAAAGAAAATGTTTATTTCTTTGATGAAGATTTATTTAAAATTAATAATATTCCTGAAAATACAAAACTTTTAATTTTTGCCCATCCGTTGTTTTGTATAAAAGAAAAATTAAATCAATTTAAAGAAAAAATATTTTGTGAAATTGAAGAAGTTTATTTTGAAAACAATCCAGAACAATGTTTAAAAAATACAAAAAATAGAGATGGTAAACCATGTTATTCGAGCATAAATTATTTGACTAAACAATATGTTATACCAAATAATGCTTATATTAAAAAATGTTATGAATAAAATATTAAATGGATAGTTAGTAGAGTGGTCGATTGCGCTACATTGGAAATGTAGAGAACCTGTAAAGGTTCCAGGGGTTCAAATCCTCTACTATCCGCAAAATTATTGTTGACATGTAAATAAAATAATAGTATAGTAAAATTATTGGTGTGTTGGCCGAGAGTATTATAGTTATTAAATTAATAGAGAGATTATAAATGTTTATATGTGAGTTTGGTTGTGGCAAGATTGCTATTCATCAGTTTAAATCTAGTCATAAATGGTGTTGTTCAACAAACGTGAATACTTGTGTCGGTCATAGAGAAAAAATATCTAAATCAAAAAAGGGTATAAATCCTTTTCTTGGAAGAGAACACCCAAGAGGCATGAAAGGGAAAATTCATATATTCAAGGGAAAAACTTATGAAGAAATTTTTGGAGATAGGGCTTCTATTATTAAATCTAAAATTTCTAATAGTTTAAAAGGAAATACTAATTGGTCAAATGTCGATGAAATAATTAAAATTTTACATGCAGAACGTGCTCGTGAACGTATATTGAAACGATATGAAGCTGGGTGGCAACCTAAAGCTGGACGCTGCACCAAATATACATATGAGAGTAAGATAGCAGGAAAAATATTAGTAGATGGTACTTGGGAATTAGAAGTAGCAAAATGGTTAGATAGCAAATGTTTAAATTGGAAACGAAACACGAAAAGATTTCCTTATACTAATATAGAAGAAAAAATAAGTCATTATACACCTGATTTTTGGATTGAAGAATGGGATTCATATTTAGAAATTAAGGGATACGAAACAGATTTAGATCGTTGTAAATGGGCGCAATTTAAAGAAAATTTAATAGTATGGTATAAAAAAGATATAGACAAAATTATTAAAGATAATAAACTTTTATCTAGCTACATATGCATATAGTTTTAGACGTTGAAGGTAGTAACCCTGTCTTCCAAAAGTTCAAATCTTTTACACACCGCTTTGGATAATTAACTTACAGGGCTGTAAGCGCTGCCTCGAAAGCAGATGGAACGATAATATCGTTTGGGGATCGAGACCTCAGTTATCCGCAATTAGTTTTGTTTGGAGAGTAGAATACCGTAAACTTGCGACATAGTGTCTGTTAAAGAGATAATTGGTTCAAATCCAATCACAAACAAAATTAATAACATTTCTATAAAATATTTGAACTATAATCAGAAATTAGCATAACTGATTATATCAAATTATTAGTTGACTTTTGTTGATTCTTGGTCAAAGTCCTTTTAATTTGTGAAATATTTTTATAGAGCTAATTTCCGCTATAACTCAATGAGAGAGTAGCAGTTTTGTAAACTGAAAGCTGGGAGTTCAAATCTCTCTAGCGGCGCTTTTTGTGGAGGCTTAACATGAGATTAGAAGATTTAAAGCGTATATTAAAAGAAAGTCCAGCGGCGGCATATGGTAATATGTTAGCTAGTCCAAGTTATTTTTATACTGAAATTAGCGCTCAATTTTTTCGTGAAAATTGGAATATTGTTGGTGAAATTACTATAAATAATGATATATTAACAATAGGTCATATGAAAAATAATGATTTAGATGTTTATGTTGCCGGGTATTTTGACGAAAAAATAGAAGACTTTGGAAGTTATAAAGAAACTAAAGAAATATTTTTTGTTTTATTACAAGCATATTTAAAAAAAGATAATTATGTTGAACAACATTTTCCTTATAAAAATGTTTATTCTATGGCAGCAATTAAAGTTAGCTCCGATGCACAAACTCAAGGAATTGCATCAGGATTTTATACTTGGTTATTAAACCAAGGAATTATTTTACGCTCAGATCAATTACAATATAATGGTGCTAGAAGATTATGGGCGAAATTATCAAAATACGATCATTTGGTTGTTGATGTTTTAGATATTAAAAATAATAAAATCGTAGCTAAAAATGAACAATTATATCATGGTTTTAAAGAAGACGATTTTGATAAACGTTACTGGTCGAGAAACGATGATAAAAAAGATATTGTTTTTATTTTAACAAAAGTAGTTTAAAAAATGAATAATTTAGAATTATGTTTTAATCAATTTGTTGATTTGATTGATTATTGTTTTAATAACGATAAAACTTTATTAAAACAAAAAATTGATAATTATACAAAAAATTATAAAAATTTAGGATTTGAACATCAAGGCGAATTAAGTTTGTTAATCAACGATTATTATAAATTTGACAAATAAATTAATTATGGTAATATCGTATTATCAACAATAGGAGATTATCATGACCATTGAAAATATGTTTAATGAAATTTATCGTTTTGTTCGCAAAGACGAAAATTTTATTCCTCGTAATTATCAAACTATTGGTGGTGGTTGGACGGTTGATACTTGGAAATTGAATGATGTAACGGTTCAATTGATGGATGAAGGTTATACAATTGTTATTTTTAATGATAATGTGCATGTTCATCAAACTTGTACTAATCCTTTGGTTTTTACCAAAGGCGATGAAGAAAATATTAAAAATATTTATATTGAACTGTTTCAAGAATAAGTTATTATGGCAAAAGATCAGGTGATCAAACAGTTTTCATACGACTGTTAGCGTGGTTCGATTCCACGTTTTGCTACTATTGTTTAAAGGATAAAATATGTCAACATTAGTAATTTTTAGTAGAGATTGGGCCGACGAATTCCAATGCGAAGAATTTATCATTACTGAATTATCAAAAGATGATGCAGAAAAACTAATTTTCAATAAACTTGAAAAATCATATGAATATTATTTTGGAACCAATGAAGGTTTTGAAACAAATGATTTAAGTATTCAAGATTTTGAAATTAAAGAAATTTCTGATCAAGAAAAAGAAACCTTAACCAAATTAATTGGTGAGCGATTTGGTACAGGTATTCTTTATACTATGTTTAATGATGAAGAAGAGTATGAAGAAGAAGATGAGGATGAAAATGAATATTAATAAAAATGAAGTGCAATTTATAATGGCATTAGCTAGAATTTTAGAACATGAAGAAATTGATACGGTTGATGAAATTTCTGATGATACGATACAACAATTATTAGAAGATTATAATATTTCTGAAAAAAAATTTACACAAATAAAAAAATTAATGACGGAAGACGTTGATAATGATGAAGAAAAAACATTCATTGTTAACTACAAAGACACTTTTATTACAATTAAAGAATATTCAGTTACTCGAATATATTTACACAACTTAGCTAATAGCATTAGTGATTTTAAAGAAAATACCCCAATTAAAATTTTAGATTCTAAAACTAATGAATTGCTTGAAGAATATTTTTATAATTTAGATAAAACAAGATATATTTGGAAAAAATATAAAAATAATAAATTATTTTCTGAACAATATTACTTTATAAAAGAATGGTATGATAGTTTAGATCGTAATGATGGTCCTGCGGAAATTATTTATACAAATAAAAAAAATATATATAAATTTTATTGTCAAGATGCAGAATATTCATTAAAACAATGGTTAAATGTACATGAAAACCAAGATGAGAATTTCAAAAAAGAAATGTTAGAAAAATATAAGGGAGAATAATCTCCCTTATTTTATTGCCTTATTTAATTTTTCCATCATTGTTTCATCAAATTTAAATGAACAAATAATATAGCGTTTATTTGGTTCTGGCGCATCTGTCATTTGGATATGAGAAAAATCACTTAAATTTAATTTTTCTGTTTCAACAATATACTTAAATTCAGACTCTTGAATAAACATATAATCAGCACGCCCAAGTAAAATTTGTTTTACTCTTGCAGTGTTTTCTTCAGTTGATTCAACCATTTTTGTATTATTTGTTTTTAATAAATTATCCAAATAATTACCATAAGATAATTCTACTTTACGAGCAAATCGCAAATTTTCATCTTTTGTTAAATCAGCAAAAGTTTTATGTGCTTTTATTTTTTCATTTGAGTTACTCAATAACACCCCAATTGGGTTATCAGTTAAAACAGGTTCGGAAAACTTACCAATTTTTTCACGCTCTGCACGTTTAAAATAATTCAATGCACAAACTGGTTCGACATTTTCTTCTAAAGCAATTAATTGGCGAGCTAATGGTAATTCTACAAATACAGGTTTAAATCCAGCTTTAATAAAAGCATCAGAAGATGCTTGACCAACCGAACCTGTAATTCCTGTTTCAGTTTTCATAATTAATGGCGCACGTTGAGAATAAACAACTTTTATTTCTTGTGCAAACACGGGAAAAGCAAATAATAAAGTAAGTAAAAATGTGGTTAATAATTTCATGTTTTTGTTCCTTAAAAAAGTATTTATCAATTTTAGAAAGAGTTAAAATGAGATTTATTTATTATATTGATGGTGAAAAATTTACAACTAACAATTATGATGAAGTTCCGATTTATGAAATTTCATTTTTAGATGAAAATACACCTGCTTTAGAGGATTTAAAAACTGGTCATAAACGTTGGTGTTTTAAAGGAAGAATTTTACATCGATTAACTGGTCCTGCACATATTGCAGATAATGGAGTAGAAGATTTTTGGTTAAATGGAATTTATTACCGAAGAATAAAAGAATGGATTAAGGTTCATCCAAATCCTGATCTTTATTTTGATGCAATCGGGATAAAAACAGAAACCGATAAAGTTATTTGGTACTTACAAAATTAATCCTTGACAAAAAACAGAATATTTTCTATATTAAATTTATCAACTAATTAACGGAGAATGATATGTCCTATTTTACTGAAGAAAATATGGTTGGCCTCTCTAAAGAAGACCTTGAAATTCTAAATAAAACTTTTTCTAAAGAACTGAAAAAATATTATGAAGAGCATCGTGAAGTTGATACCGTGATTATTGATTCAATTGCTACAAAAGTTTTTGATGATTTTTGTGAAAAGTATGATGCAATTTGTCAATAAAAAAGGGGGGAGAAACAATTCTCCCCCTTTTTGTTTAATTAATTAACGATTAAACTAATGAATCATTAATTGTTACGCTTACATTGTTGCCAGTTGTTACATCTGGTGCTAATTTGTAAACAAAACCGTTTTGGCCGTCTAAGCTTTTAGCTAAACCAGGAGTTGCAGTTGACCATGAAGCTTTATGTTCTACAATAAATTTCACAACATAAACTGTATTGCCTGTTGACGCAGCAGGAAGATCAGTATCACCAGCGGCATAAAGCGCAGTTTCAACATCACCTAATACTACTGGTTGACCACGAAGAGAAACAGTACGCATTAAGGCATCAAATGCTAATTGTGTTGTTGCACCAAACGCAGCAGGAGTAATATTTACAAGTGTACGAACAGTGTAATAATCAACATTACCTGTTAAGTTTTGTCCTGGGATTGCTTTACCAGCATATTTTAAACCATTATCAATCATTTTATATATCCTCTATTTTTAGGAATAATTTATTCCATTATATTTATTTAATGTTTTTCTTAAATTTTGGTCTTTTATATATTGAATTTTCTGGATAAGGATTTGTATTACTTCCAAATGGAATAGCAGATGATGCTACACTTGATGCGGTAGTTGATTCTTTTATTATTATATTATTTTTTTCAATAAAATTTAAAATTTCATCTTTAATTTTCTTTATTTGTGGATTCTCATCAAAATATTTTGATTGATTTATTGCTGTAAAACCAACCAAATCATTTTTATTTTTTATAATAAATTTTTTAAAATCAAAGATGAAATTTTTATCTAATTTAGAATAATCTAATTCATTTTTAATGTTTAATAAAATATAATATAAATTTGTTATTTTATTAATATATGGATTATTTTTCATTTCATTAATTATATTGGTAAATGAAACAACTTCTTCATTATTTTCTTTATCAATATATTTTGATATTTTTTTCAAATATTCACTACGATAAGCATTTGGATCAATGGCAACTGTTAATGCTCTTTGAACTCGTTCCATTAATTTTAAAACAACATCTAATTTTTCTTCGTAACCTATGCCACCAGGGGCGCGGATTTCTAAATAACCCAAATCTTTAAATTTTCTAAAATTTACAGCTTGATATTTTTTTCCCATATTATCTAAAACCCATTGATTAGTAAATGAATTATCTTTTGTTATTTCATCGTTTTTATTTTGTCCATTTAAATAACCATCCAAATCAGAAATTTTATTTGAAATTATTTTTGCATAACCATTACTTTCTCTATTAAATAATTTTACAACAAAAACATCATCAAAAAATACTAAAAATTTTAATAAATCAATTTTATCAAATTCAAATGTTCCAACATTTAAATGTAAACCTGTTGTTGAATTAGTTGATAAATTATCATCATCTTGAATCATAAAAAATATTTGTTCTAATGCAACTTTGGCTTCATTATAATTTAAAACAGGTGTGACAATTTCTCTGCCTTGTGGATTAATACTATCATCGGTAACAATTTGCCATTCATTTTGTTTTGGAAGTTCTAATTCTTCTAATTTATTTGTAAAATAAGTTTGTAAATTATGTTTGTTTTTGAATAAACTTAATTGTTCATAAAATAAATCATCAATTATTTCTTTTAAGTTATAATATTCATTAACATCATAAAAACCCCAATTAAGCATATTATGCTCGCCATTATCCCAGGGAATCATATAACTTATACTTTTACTAATTAATGGCGTATCGGAATATTCAGCATACATTTTTTTAAATTTATCTTTTTGACCACGAATATAAATGTCATAAAAATGTTCATATAAATCATCATCATCATCTACTTCATCTAAATCACAAGCTATTTCAAATTCAAACCCCCAAGTTAAATCTAAACTTGATTGATTTTTTCTGTTTTGTGCCATATTTCTTTCTTGTAATTGTATTAAACGCATTAACGGTTCCTCCTCAAATAAGTTGCACCAATTGCAGCTAACAATGCTTGTGTTTCTGGATTTTTATGATTTTTCAGCCATGTTTCTAAATTACCACTGCGACGAATGTTCTTTTTTAAATAATCAACTTCTGTTTGATCGATCCCCATATTTTTTAATAAACGATAAATTTCATTACTATCCATATTTTTAGGTTGGGGATTTACATGTTTATCTCTAAAATTATCAGTTGAGTTTTGGCGAGTATTTTGTTTTGATGAATTATCACTTAATTCATCTTTTGCTGCAACTTTAGCGGCTCCTGTTTCAAAAGCTTTTTTAGCAATTTGTAATAATAACTTTCTTAAATTATTATCAGAAATTTGATGTTGTTCAAACAAAACACTTTCGCGTAAATTTGATGTAATATATTTTAAAATTTTTTCTTGATCAGCATTAGTTCCAAGTTTTTTTAAAGCCTTATGAACCCAAGAATTAGCTTGGCGACGATCCATATCATAATGTTTTAATAAAAAATCAGCAGAAGCTTTTGCATCATACGTAAAAGATTGTCCAGTATCAGTTGTATCAACGCCCAAATAATCTAAAATATCATTTATTTTTTTCTCATCATGCGAAAGTTTATTATAAATTTCTTCGGCTATTTTTAATGCATTAAATTCCATTATTTTTTACCTTTTAACATAAGTTCTTGTAATTCGCGCGCAATTAACATTTTTTGTTTGTCAGTGTAATTTTGTTTTTTTAAATGCTCTAATGTAGAATAATTTCTTTCTTGTGGACCTTTATCTGGTTGTTTTACTTGATTATCTGTAAATTTAGGTTCTGTTTTTTTAATTTCTTCTGAAGGTTTATTTTCTGAATTATCAGGTTTATTTTCTAATTCATTATCGTCATTAGTTTTTGTGTTATTTTCTTTTTCAGATGAATTATTTTTAATTGCATTTATAACAAATTTTTTATCAAACCCAATTTCATTAACTAAAAAATTAGCTAAAGTTTGATAATCTTTATATCCGCCAGTTTGACCTAAATATTTTTTATATTTGTCGTACATTGTAGTTGCTAACATTTGAGCATCTAATTTACCTTCTGCATTTTTACTACCTAATTTACTCATGGCACTTAAGCCACGAGTTTTTAAATTTGTCATTAATGCATCCCAAAACCCTTCGTTTAGCATTTTTTCTTTCCTTTTATTAATTTAGCTTCATCTATTTTTACCTGTTGTAATTTTCTTACAACTTTATCAACATCATTTTGATCGATTGCGCGAATTAATCTTCCTAAAATATCTTGACTATCTTCGCTATTATAATTTTCTTGTATGTAGGTTTTTAAGTTTTGATAAGCAGCAATCAAATTAATTGATTTTTGTTCAATAAAAACATCTTTATCGCAAAAATTTTGTCTGCGATCTAATTCTGCTAAAATACTCTCAAATTTATTCGCCATTTTTTAAATCCTGTAAAGCATTATCAATAATTTCATTTAATAAAACAACAGCTTTAATAAAACCTTGTTGTTCTTCTAATGTCATAGTTTCGTCGTAAAATGAATTCATTTTATCTTTTATCATCTCTAATTTTTCATACTCAGGATTTATTTTTGTTTCAATGGGTTTTTCATGTTCATGATGCACAAACAAATAATCATCCCAATCTTCGTAAAATAATTCCTCAATTATTTGATTTACATTTATATCAGTCATATTTATTATTTAAAATATTTTTTATGTTCTTGCTAATTTAATCTTATCCAAGATACTAGATGATTGATTATTTTGTAATATTGGTTGATTATTAGAATTTTGATTGTTTGGATCAGTAATAGTTTCATCTACATTTAAAATTCTCATTGTATTTGGATCATAACCAAAAGTTAAACGATCACCTGTGCAACCACTACTGCGAACTTTTAAAAATTCTAATTGCATTTTACCATTAATTTTCATAACTTGAGTAGCATGAATACCAAATAAATTATCAGCAGTATTCACTTTGCTCATACCACCTGCGATATCACTATGAGAAAAACTATCACCTTGTTTTTCAACACTTCCACGATTAAATTGACTTGCTGTAACTAATGGAATATCTAATTCACCTGCTAAAGCACGTAACTCTTCACAAACAAATTTATCTTTAATAAACAAATTGCCACTATCAATTTTTTTATCATTTGGATACATTAAGTCCAAATAATCAACTACTAAAACATCTGGTCGAACATTATTTTGTATTTCAAATTCTTTTACTAAACTTCTTAATGTATTAGTTGTTGTTCCTGCTTCTGGCATTTTAACAACTTGAATTCTACCAGCTTGTTTACCTTGTAATGCAACTTTTAATGCAACTGAATTTAAATTTTTGAAAATTTCTTTTGTTGGAGTTTCTGTAAACATTGTATCTAAACGTAAAGCAATTAATTCTTCAGATAATTCCAAACTAATATAAATTACATTCAATCCATTTAATGCCCAATTTAAAGTTAGGTTTTGTAACCATAAACTTTTACCTACACCTGAGTTAGCTGCAAAGATGTTTAAAGAGCCTTTAGAGAAGCCACCATAGAGTTTAGTGTCTAAGGCGTCATAATATGTAGGAACCATGTTATCGCGCTGTAACATGCCTTCAAGGCGGTTTAAAGGGCTATCCCAATAATTAATACCCATAGTTCGTTGTAAGGAAATTGAAATTGCTTCTTTTATTCTTTTTTCAATTTCAGAATATTTTTCTTCATCTAATAAATCAACGCTATCAAGAATAACTTCTTTCATTGCTTGATAACGAGAAAATTTTTCAATATTATCCAAATACCATTCTCGATTTAATACACCTGAATTAGTTGGAATCTGGGTATTAGTTTCAGCATAAATTTGTTCTCTTGAAGGTAATGATTTATATTGTTCAGTATAAGTTAAAATATATTTTAATGAATTTTTTACTTGTTGATCCCAATGTTTAAAATTTAAAATACTTTGACTTCTTAGAAATAATTCTGGATCATCTAACATATAAGATAAAAATATTTTTTGTGTTTCTAAATTAGCCATCTTTTTTCTCCAAATATTTTATTATGTTTTTTATTGTTACTTTGTTCATTGTTGCATGTTGTAATAAAGAATAAACTGTATATATTCTTCCCATTGTTGTTGCTGCTTGATTTGCGTCTTTTATATTATCTTCCCAATAACAATTTTGTTTTGGATTTAAACCCGGATAACTTATACCAAAATTATATTTTAATGCTTGCTCACATAATGGAATTCCTGATTTTTCTGCATCGGGAACAATAATAATTCTCTTATTTGAATTTTTTAATTGTTCAATTTGGTTTTCATTCATTTGATTACCCATTATTGCAACACCATTAATACTCATTGCATCAAACACGCCTTCAGTTACAAAAATTGTTTTTATTGGGGATTTAAGTATATCTTGATTGAATAAATTCTTATCTTCATAATTTGCAAAATATTTTGGTGTTTTGTTTAAAACTGTTCTACCAATCCAACCAACAGTATCCATATCTTTTATTATAGGGATGATTAATAAATCAGGATAAGTTTTGCTCCAATAAAGTTTTGTATTGTCCCAATCGGGGATTCTATTTAACCAACTTTCTACTACTTTTTCTGATTCTAAAACTTCATTTTGAATACAATTGAAAATTGATACTGAATCTTCTGGTAATTTAAAAATTTTATTTGATTGCTTTTCTTGATTGAATATGCTAGTTTGAGGTAATAAAGTTTTTAAATTGAGAAATTTTATTTCTTGATCTGAAATACCCAAAGCACTCATAAATTGTTTTAATTTTGTTCCTAAACGACTTCCAGGTTCATAACCTGTTACAAAACCACAATTAAAACAATGTATGCGTAAAGAACCAGCTTGATGTTTAATTCCACAACGAAATCTTTTATCTGGTTTCTTTTGTCCACCTAAAGTAGTACAAACCGGACAACAAATATTATAACCATAAGATTTTCTTTGTTTTGCTATTGGTAAATGTTGTTCAATTGTTTGATATAATGAAGTCATAAAAATAATATATATAAAAATTTAAATTAAACCAATATGAATTTTAAAAATATTTGAGAGGTAAAAATGACATACGTTTACTATGTTGATGGTGAAAAATTTACAACCGATAATTATGATGATATTCCTTGGGATGATATTTCTTCACCCAATGAAAATACACCAGCGTTTGAAGATTTATCAACAGGTGAAAAAATTTGGTGTGAAAAAGGGTATCGTTGGCATCGATTAACTGGACCGGCGTACTTTGATAATGATAGATTTTGTTTTTGGCTAAATGATAAAGAATATGAAAATATTGAAGAATGGATAAAAGATCATCCAAATCCCGATCTATACTTTGATGTATTAGGTTTAAATGAAACCGAAAGAGTTTTGTGGTTTTTACAAAATTAAATTTAAAAAACTGCTTGACAAGAATTAAAAAATTTTCTATGTTGGTTTTATCAAGTAAGAATTAATTCAAATGGACAATATTATGGGATGTTAGAAGATTTTTTGAAAGATAATCCAAATAAAAATAGAATTTTTAAAATAATAATGAGATTGAAATATAAAAATGTATAATATTACTAATGAAGAATTATCAACTGCAACATATGTAAGTTTAGATCAATCGTATGTTTATTGGATGTTGAACAATGAATTTTTTCATAGAGAAAATGGACCAGCAGAAATTATTACTATAGAAAAAACAAATAGTAGACAATTTTTATTTTATCTGTATGGTCAACATTATGTCACTATTGACGAAAATAATCCTATTAATGATCAAACTTTACATAATTTTAATCGTTATCTAAAAAATATTCCCAATCAAAATAAAAAATTTCAAAAAGAAATGATTGAAAAATTTGTATATAATTTTTCAAATAACAAAATGGATATTATTTATTGGACTAAAAAAGGAAGATTTGAAACTAATGATGTAGATAATATTCCTTGGAATGAATTACACTCACCAAATGATCTTCTGCCTGCTTATGTTTATTATCCTAATAATTATAAAGAATGGCGTTCAAACGCCAAAAAACATCGATTAACTGGACCAGCAATAATTAACCCAAATGGAAAGATCATATTTTATCTTGACGGTATAAAATATGATTCTTTAGAAGAATGGCTATCAATTCATCCAAATCAAAGTGAAATTTTTAAAAAAGAAATGATTAAACGATGGAGTTAAACAAAAGAGGGTAATTTCCCCTCTTTTTTAATATGTTAATAATTTTATTTCTGGAACAGTATTTCCATGATATTTAAATCGAACAAATTCAAAACTACCAGAAATTTCATAGCCTGTTGTTCCAGTTGAACTTTCATTTATTACTAAATCATCATTATCATCAAATGGATTTATGTCTAAATCAAACCAATCACTGTTACCCATCGGGTCTAATGTTGCTTGCATTGTAATTGTACCAATAAAATTATCCAATGTTATTTGAACTGATTGAACAGTTTTATCATACCATGCTTTAGCAGCCCCAGGTAATTTATCGCTCGTCCAAACAATTGTACTCATTTCAAGCACATCGGATGAAATCCAATTAAATGTTTTGGGGAATAATGTTTTAGGTGCTGGATTTTTAATTAATTCTAACCATCCGCTTGTATTGTTATTTTGATCAGTATAAAGATAAGTTTCAATACCATCGTTTATTAATGAAACATGATAAGAAAGATAACCTAATTCCCAATTTACAGTATCTGAATTATCGATAATAATTGAAACTTTGCCTTCGTAATCGTTTTCAACTGTCATAGGTTTTTCAAATATAACATAATTTAATTTTGGTTGAACTATCTTAAAAATAGGAGTTTGACCTAATAAATTAACAGACTTTCTATCTGAATTTTTAACAAAAAATGTTAATTTATTATGTTGGTTTTGCAAGAGTTGAAAATCAACTCTGTTTAAGGGAGAGTTATAAAGCATATTTGTTGTTTCTAATAAAAATAAAAACCCCACTTTTGGTTTTTGATAAATAGTTTGAATTATCACTAATTATTTATAGGTTTTTACAATGAACATAGACAAAATTTTAGAACAACATCCGTTTTTATCTTATGGAATATATGCAGAACAAGAAATCTTGGGAATTATCCAAGATTCAAGTGCTTTAATTATAAGCATTTACGATATTTCTAAAATCAAAGATGAAGAATCAAGATTAAGATTTTTAGAATTAGGAAATATATGGTGGTGGGAAAGTAATCGCTTAGACCCAATCGATATATTTGTTAAAAAACAATTTGAAGAATTTTATTATTGTTTAATTCATTTAAATCAAAAAGAATTTAATTTAATAAAAGGACATGTTGTTAGTTTAACAGATGTTTGTTATAATCGTAAAAAAAGAAAAACATACATTAGTTTATCTGGTTCAACTCATCAAAAGAAAAATTAATTTTATATTTATTACAAAAATAATAAATTTCTTTTTTATTTTTAAAATACTCAATATGTGGAATATTAATATTTTTTATATTAAACGTATTCTTTGGTATTGTTAAATTTTCATAGATAAATTCTTTTTTAAAATAATTTAAAAAAGAATTATAAAATAGTCTTCTTTTAAAAAAACTTCTAAATCTTTGTTCAGGAATAATAAGAGAGTTTAAATCAGGTTTTATTATTTTGTTATTAACTGTATTTGCCCATTGATTTAAAGAAAATGATATTTCTCTACTTAAAATAGAATTTAATTCGTTTTGTCTTTTAAGACCAAATACATCAAATTGTTTTAATAACAAATTTGTTTCATTATAATTTAAATTTTTACTATGTAACTTAGCAACAAATGTATTTTTTATTTCTTTTAATTTTAACAAAATATTACTATAAGAATCATTAAAAAATTCTTCTTTATTTTCAATATTAAGATTATTTGATAATATTTCACATAATATTGATGAACCAGAACGAGGATAAATTGTAAAAATTAATATATTTTTCATATTAGCTGTATTTTAAAAGCATTTCAACTTGGAATGTATTGTCTTGATTAGGGTGGTCTTTTAACCAAGAATGAATATTATTAAAATAATACCCAGATAACCAAAATTGTACTCTGTCGTCAGTATAAATAACCGCTGGGCCAGTTAATCGATGATAAATTCTTCCTTTTTTACACCAAAATTTAAATCTTGATTCTTTTTCATAAGCAGGTGTACTTTCATCAGGTGATGATATTTGATAAATAATAATTTCACTGGGATAATTTGTTGTAAATTTTTCACCATCAATATAATAAATATATTTCATTGTTTAAGAGCCAACAAAACAGGCATTGTATCATCTTTAAAATAAAATCTATAAATTGTTTTAACTGTAACATAAGCATGAGGGTCTTTATCTAAATCTAAAGCTTTATCGATTTTGAATCCCCATTTATTACAATCTTTAACATCATCAATGATAAAAATTTCACTATCATAATAATAAGGAGATATAAAATCTTTATCAAAATTTTTAAATCTTCCATCGTTTAAATTTAGTTCATTTAGGTTTAATGAAATAATGGTAATATCATTGATGGTTTTATTAGTAATTTCTTTTTCTTTAATTTTATATTTTAATATTGATTTATCAACATAACGGTCAATATACATTGTATGTTCAAATTTTTTAAAATCTAATAATCCAAAACTTCCAAATGTAAAATACTTGCTCATTGTTGTTCCTTTAATGTTGAAAGTTGTATTATAATTGCAGCAGCATATGCAAACGCATGTGATTTTTTAAATCCAACATATCCTTCTTCTACTTCCCAAATTTTATTTGAAAATTCTTCATTAGTTAAATTACTGTTAATTAATTTTTGTCCCCAAGGTCGAATTATAGCTAAAACTAACGCTAAATCATCAATTGATTTTGGTTTAAATTCTTTTAATAAATTAGCATGTTCATGAATATGAAATAATTGTTCTACAATTTCTGGATATTCAAACAATTCCCATTCATCGAAGGTTTCCAATAAAAGTCTTTTATTTTTATTTTTTAAATTTTCATACGGAACGGGATTATTAAGAATATCTAATTTCCAATAACCTCGTTGTTTGGCTTCTTGATAATCAAAAGAACATAAATTTGTTTTAAAATCAGCAGAAATTCTTTGAACATGAATGCCAGGGCCATGTTCAATTAAAATGTCATCTTTTTTTCTACTTGCATTTACATGTGGTATTAAAGATAACAAATGCTTACGATCTAAAACATCTATGTCAATATCTGGTAAATTACAAGTCATTATCTACTACCAATTTTGGTGAGAATTTTTTTGGTGTTTTAGGCCATTGAACATGTAAAGAAACATTAGCGTTAAAAATAACATCAGTTTCTTTTAAACGTTGAATGTTTAAACAATCAATATTTACATTTGTATGTTCTTTTAAAATACAAACATAACTTGTACAACAAAATAGAAAATCATCTAAGTGTTCTTTTGAAGTTTTATTTTTTAAAAATTCTAATGTGGAAAATACTAATATTCCAGTATGATTTTTGGGTGTTATATCAGACCATTTTTTAACATTTTGATAATTAATATTTCTTTTTGCTAAATCAATAAGAAAAAAATCATCAATATCTTTTCTGGTATGCCAAAAATCAATTAAATTTTGTTGAACATGAAAATTTGATTTTTGATTTATTTCGTGATCTTGTAATGTAATAAAAAAACTCATTGTTTATCCTTAACTATATTTTAATAACATTTCTACTTGAAAAGCATTATCTTGATTTGGATGTTCTTCTAACCAATCCTTAACATTATTATATCTTTTATTGTTTAAATCAAAATATTCTATTCCGTCACCCGCAATAACTGCTGGTCCCGTTAATCGATGACAACGCCAACCTTTTAAACACCAAAATTTAAACCCATTTGATAAATTTTCATAAGCAGGCGTACTTTCATCTGGGGAAGAAATATCATCTAAAGGAATTTCATAATAATTATCGGTTGTATATTTTTCATCATCAACGTAATAAATAAAATTCATCTAAACGTCTTTCTTTGATTTTGTAAATCGTTAATCTTTCGTTCCAAATCATCCAAACGATTTAATCTTAAAATTTTCTGTTCTAAAAAAGCAATTCTTGTTTCTAAATTTTTTATTGTTAATTCTAAATTATTAACAACAATTCCCTGAGTAACAATTAATTTTTTATTATCATCTAAAGGTTCTTTTTGCTTTACTTTTTTTCTAGGAAACTTTTTATCTAATTTTGAATATATGCCGCTCATTATAAACCTTCTTCTAATAATAAATTATGAATTAAATCGAATTCAGCTTTTTTTAAATTAAACATTTGAAACCAATACTCAGAATCCATTGTATTTTTAATATATGCTTTTTGTTCTTCTGCCATATTAGCGATTTTTTGTAATCCATTTTCGCTACCATAAACTACCCAAGGACTTATCATCCCTTGGTTTAATAATAAAGCTAGATAACTATCACCAATTTTATTAAAAAAATCTTTTAATTCTACTTGATTAGTATAACACCAGTTTAAGATAAATTCAATACTTCTTTTAGCTGCGTCTAAATAATTTTCATTTCTTACAAAATGTTTTATAAAACTATTCCAAGTTTCAGGACGTTTCCATTTTGTTGTTGGTATATTTTTTTCAATGATATAATCAAAAAATTCTCGATAAGAATGCGAATAATTTTTCAATACAAAATCAGAAAATTCATAAAACACATTGTAAAAACGATTGTTAATAAAAGTTTCAAATAATGGATTTTTTAAATTTTGATTTTTCTTCATCCAAATTGACCAAAAATCAAACGCAATTTTAGAAACTTCTAAATCTTTTTTTTCAAATCGCTCTTTTTGTAAGCAATGATGAGAATTTAATGTGGTTTCTTTTTTAAATTCTTTTTGGCAATAATTACATTTGTACACTTTCAAATTCCTTTAAAATCTTTTTAATTAAATCATCATCAATGGCATTTCTTTGTAAAAAATCTTCTAATTGATCTTTTGTTATAATTTTAATCATCATATCAATTTCTTGATCTTTAGCATGAGGATAAACATTATACATAAAATTGTATAAATTAGAACTTGATTTATTTTTTGATATTGGATTAATCCAATGATGGCGTTGTTTTCTACCAATACCAATTGCGCTCATTAATTTCCAAAATAATTCTGGATGTTTTGTTAATAATTGATTATCTACATTTAATAATTCATTTACGCTTGTTAGATAATATTCGCTTAAATGCCCATCTATTCCAGAAAACCATCTCATGATTTGAAATGGCGAAAATTGTTTTTTTTCTTCATCTGTTAAATTATTATAATAATTTTTATTATTTAAATCTGCTTTTTCAAGCAATTCAAAAATATTTATTTTGTATTCTTTGCTCATAAATTTACCTCTAATCTAATTCTATCTTAAATAAAAAGAGATACTTTATCAATTTCTTTTGGAGAAAAACATGACTATTGATCGTAAAATTTTAGGAAACATTGCCAACACAGGACAACAATTAACTGTAACTGAATTTTGGCTTCCTGGTGAAATAAGTTCTGCCACAAATGGCTGGATTAAAAAACAATTAGGTGTTAGTAAATTCTTAGTTGTTAATCCTAACACAAGCAATGAAGGTATTGTTGTTTTACAAAACAGCACTTTAACCGCTGCTGGACAAGCTAGAATAGCAGTTGTGCCAAGTGGCAATGGTAGTGGTGCCGTTTTATCACCACGCTATCGTGCGCTTTCAGGAACGGTTGCTGCTGGTGGTAGCGGTTATGCAGTTAATGATACCTTAACCGTAACGGGTGGTGTTGTATTAACTGTTGCAACGGTAAATGGCGGTGGCGCTATTTTAACCTTTACTGTTACTACAAAAGGCAACGTAACAAATATTCCTGCTGATCCTGTAACTCCAACTGGAACTTCTGGGGCAGGTGTAAATGCCACAGTTAATTTAACTTGGGAAGTTAATACTGTAACTATTTCAAATGGTGGTACTGGTTATACAGCAGCTAATGTTGTATTTTCTGGCGGAACATCAAATGCAACTGGTACAGCAACAATTACATCTGGTGTAGTAACTGGTATTACTGTTGCAACTCGTGGCAGCTATGAAGCAAATGGAACTGCTGTAATTACAACTGTTGGTACAACTGAATATTTAAAATCTTTACAATATCGCAAAGCTATTACTTTTAATGGTAATAGTTATATTTGGGATAAAAACGAAACCGCCGATGAAGTTGGTGAAGCAAACGTAGATTTTTCATAAAACTAAAAAGGGGAGAATTAATTCTCCCCTTTTAATTAAAACCGAACTAGAATCCGATATTTAAAAATATCACAATAATCTTGTTCCCAAGCAGTTTCGGCATTATGTCCCAATTCTTTTAGTTTGTTTACCACAAACAAAGAATAATCTTGAGTTGTTTCCCAATTACCAACTTCAACAAAATCTTCACCTTCACGATAAGCTTTTACAATTTTATCAAAATATTTTTGTTTTGTTTTTTCATACCTAAGTTCAAATTTTTGTTCTTTAGTAAGAACCGATTTTTGTTTATTACTTGTGATCTTAGACAAACTTTGCTTACGGGCAGAAACATGTTGGGAAATCAAATCATCATAATTCATTATTATTCTCCTTGTTTGTAGTTTGACATTTCCGTCTTGATGAACTCATAATAGAAAATTTTACTGTTTTTGTCAAGCAGTTTTTTAAATTTAATTTTGTAAAAACCACAAAATTTTATCGGTTTCATTCATACCTAAAGCATCAAAATATAAATCTGGATTTGGGTGTTCATTAATCCATTCTTTTACATTGTTATAACGTTTATTATGTAACCAATATGATTTTTCACCTGTACAATCAATATATGCTGGTCCCGTTAAACGATGCCAACAACAGTTTTCACTCCAAATTTTCTCCCAATAAGAAATGTTTTCAAATACAGGCGTATCAACATCCGATGGATTATCCCCATGTTTTTCAAACGTATATCTTTTATAATCAATGTAATATATAAATCTATATTTCATTTAATCACCAAAATATTCTTTTAAATCTCTTAATTTTTTATTATCAACAATTATTTGTCCCCATTTTGATAATAATATATTAACTAATGGATAATCATCAATTAATTTTAAACATTGATTTTTATAACATTCATCTGTTTTTATATCAATTAATGAAAAGTATTGTAATAACTCAATTGTTGATTGTTCATCAATGGTTAAACTATTTTGTTGCTTGTTTTTAAAAATATCTTGCCAACAATTAACATCTTTAAAGTTTTGTTCAAATTCTTCAATTTCATAAGAACCTAAACTAAAAATACTATAAAATTGATTATAGTTTAAACTTTTATTATGTTTTTCTAATAATTCATCAGTAATTTTTTCTTTTAATTGTTCAATTAATTTATCATTCATTACTGTAAATTTAAATTGTTTAGATAATTTTTTATACATTGTTTCATTAATAAATAAATCATTTTTATTAATCAAATTCAATCGCATTAATTTAGTTAAATTAAGCGGACTTAATGTTCGATCATTAATTGTTAATTCATTTCTTTCAGTAATCCAAACATTATATTCTTCTTGTTCCTCTAAAGAATACATTTTATAAAAACAACCAATAGACGATAGTTTATTAACTACAATAGAAGGCGAAATTAATTTTTCATTTTTCTCTTCAGAAAAAGATTTTGCTTGTTTAAAAGTCCAACCAATTAATTTTTCTTTAAATTGATTTAATTCACGCAATGCTAATTCATATAATGATTTATTTTTATATTCGCCCTTTTTTAAAACAATACCAACGTAGTCGCCAATACGATTACATATTTGTTTTTTATTTGGATTTCTACCTAAATCAAAAACAACAAATTTTTGATTTGCTTTCGCATGATAAAATTTATTGCTTTCATATTTTTTATAATTAACTTCAATTAATTCCCAATGAGTTAAATTATTTGAGATTTTAATAGTATTGAAGCCACTTAATTCTTCAAATTTATTTTTAATATAAAAATGATTTTTATCCCATAAAATTTTTAATAAAATAGATTCTTTATAATAAGAATCAGTTAATTTTAAATAATCATAAACAGTTGAACAATTATCAACTAATAATTCAGCACTATCAATAATTTTTTGATGAATTTGTTTTAATCGATTTTGTAAAACATTATGAGTTGAAAATTCACTAATATTTCTTACATCGAAGTCTAAATTTTCTCTACTTGGAGAAACTTGTAATTCACCAATATCAAATTTAATTGCTAATTTTTTTGTTAAATCATATCGAAAGAAATTTAAAATATCATCTTGAAATGGAATTTCATCAAAATTAACTTCATAAGGAATTTCACCAATAATACAAATACAAGAATTATAAGTTATATTACTATGATTTATAAGATAAAAATCTTTAAAATTAAAATCAATAATATCATTATTAAAATTATTAAAAGGATTTACGCCAATAAATTCTGGTTTTACATCCCACCATTTAAAAATTTTAATTGCATTGGGGATAAATTCACTGATGTTTTGTTGAGGAACGATCATTGAAATTTTCACACCATTTGTTTTATCAGTTTTTTCTTCGCTGATTAAACTATAATCTGGCTCACCTGAACCAGCTTTAAAACAAGAATAAGTGTACATTTTACCGTTATATCGATTTTCAACAGTAAAATTATTCACTAGGCAAAATGGTACTTTAAATCCTAATCCAAACCCACCAATTAATTGATTGCTTTTTGTTTTATCAGATGCAAAATATGTACAAACTTCAGAAAATCTTTCTGGATCAATTCCAGTTCCACGATCTTCAACCCAAAAAATAGGATTATCAACCGTTGGTAAATTAATTTTAATTGGAGTATTAGGATCGAGTTGTTGCTGTGCATCTTTTGCATTGCTTGCAACTTCACGAATGATTGCTTCAACTTTTCTTGAATATAATTTATTTGATAAAATATCAAATGCTTTACCGTTAATTGAAATCCCAAATGATTTAGTATTGTCAAATGGTGAATTTAATTTTTCTTGATGTTCGTCTAACTTCATAATAACCCTCTTAATTTGGTTTATTATGCTTTAAACTAATAATTTGTCAAGAAAAAAGGAGGAAATTTCCTCCTTTTAAATTAACCCCAACGTTCAAGCATTTCTTTTTGAAATGTTTCATCTTGGTTTGGATGGTGTTTTAAAAAATCTTGAATTGTACGGAATTGGCGATGATTATACCAATAAACTTTAGTGCCATCAACAAACATAGCAGCCGGGCCATTTTCTCGATGCCAAATCCATCCTTTTTTACACCATAATGAAAATCCTAATTTGCGATTAATCAAAGCAGGCGTTTCATCATTGGGCGAGCAAAGTTCAAAAATTCCTGGTAATTCATTAATATCATTAGTGTTAATTTCTTCACCATCAACATAACAAGTATATAAAAATTCCATTATTATTTCCTTTTTAATCTTTAAGTTCATTAACAAGTTCAGCCTTCAGCTTCCGACGAATTTTACGGAATTCTTTCTTCCGTTTGCCAGCAGCAGGAAAACAACAACTGCATTTGATGCCGCCAGGACCAACATTCAAATGCTTCATGAAATTACGCTTTGCGCTCATTGTTAATCTCCTAATCAGTTGATAAATTTACTATAAAAAATTTTTTGATTATTGTCAACTTTATTTGTTTTTTAGTTAATATATTTTATTAGCTTCATATACACCGAAACCCGAAAGTTAAACCAATTTATTTTTAGTTCTTGTAGATTGCTTACCTTGCACAAATAATTAATAATCTCCGCTATTGTCATAATAGGTAACATGATCATCACACCCAATCCAAAAATTGGGCTGAGAATGATTGTACTTACTACGTTAAAAAACAAAATTCCAGGACTAGATTTGCGGCGTTCAAACAACATGCGGATCATACCGACTACACCAATAACACAACAAACAACGTAATAAATTACGACTACGTAATCAGATATACTCATTTGATTTCTCCTTGGTTGTGTTTTGATGTTTTTACCTTGTTGATGAAACCATTATAGAAAATTTTCCTGTCTTTGTCAAATACTTTTTACAAAAAATTCTTGAAGACTGGCCCCAAAATCAATCAGTTGTTCTTTAGTTAATTCCTTACCACGAAATTCTTGTGGAAGATTTTTAATAGAGAGATAAATAAATCGAGCACCCCGGTTGTTAATTTCAGCAATAATATCGATTGGTAAAATACCAATAACAATATCGCCTTGTTTTAGTTTAGAAGTATTATTATCAACCCAATGCGTAATAATTTCTGGCGCATCAAAACCTTTTTCGTTAAGCCATTCCAATGCCCCAGAATGGCGGGTAATAAAATAAACATTGCTCATTTCATTTCTCCTAATCAGTTGATAAACTTACTATAGAAAATTTTTTAATTGTTGTCAACATTATTGTTTAAAAATAACTTCTAAATATTTTTCATAAAAATAATAAGTAGAAGAAAGTAAAACGGATGATATTAAACAACATAAGATGAAAATAAATGTATTTGATCCAAATAACATAAAAATCGTTATAGGCAAGAAAATAGTTAAAAAATATAAAATTGTTAATAAAACAAAATATTTTTTCTTTAATTTAGTTAAATCCGTAAATTTATTCATTTTATGAAAAATTATTTTGATTAATATTTTTAACAACGTGATAAACTTCACTTGAAATTTGCATTTTTACTTTATCAATTTCTTTTATTTTGTTGTTTAAATATCGATCAACTTCATTAAAAACATCTTCAAAAAATTTGTCTTGAATAAAAACTTTATTTTTATCAACAAATAACGAATGAAACAATCCGTCTTTTCGATAATAGCTATAAATTTCTGTTTTTTGTACAGAAATTGAAATTTCTGGTGGAATATGTGCAAATCGTTGAATAACTGTAAAACAAAATTCTGTTTTAACACCATCAATTTCACGAGTAAAAAAATAATTAAAAAACCTAGATGGATTGTTTACAATCTTAGCTTTTTGTAAAATTTCATCAAATTGTTTATATGTAATACCTGACATGTTAATATCCTTTATGTTAATAAGCTACATAAAATATTACATATTGTGTTTTTTGTCAATAATTATTTTATTAAGCCTACTTGAGTGCCTTTTGAATTTATGGTTAAAGTTTGACTTCTTGGATTATCTGTATATGAAACATGAACCCAACCAGAATTTTTACCTTTAGCACTTTCATAAAATTCTAAAATCAATTGATCAAATGGAAAATTTTCTTCTATAAATTTTGCTAAATCATAATTACTCATACCATTAATTTCAATATCGGCTGCTTGACCTTTTACATGTTGTGATGTTGGTTTGCTTCCAACCGCACTATTAACTAATAAACTACGATAACCAGAATTAATTGTTAATTTCTGATTTAACAAATCAGTTAAAGGATCAAGAATAGCTTGACATAATTTTTTTATATTTTCTATTTCTTGTTGTCCTGGCGTATTGTCTAAATTTCTTCTTGTTGCTTCATAAGAACGAGTAAAATCTTGTAAAGTATAATATTTGCTAATTTCCATCTAAATAACCTCTTGTTTAAGATTATTTAGATTTTTATTTTATCCATATTTTAACAACATTTCAATTTGAAAAGCATTATCTTGATTTGGATGCGCGTTTAACCAAGCTTGAAAATTTTTATATTCTTTCCCATTTAACCAAAAATATTCAGTCCCATCAAAATCAATTAAAGCTGGTCCAGTTAATCGATGCCAAATTCTTCCTTTTTTACACCATTCTTTAGACCCATCAGTTAAATCTTCCCAAGCTGGTGTGTTTTCATCTAGCGATGACATTTCATCCCAGGGTATTTCATCCCAAACATCAGTTGTAAATTTTTCACCATCGACGTAATAAATAAACTTCATTTTTTCAACTCCCAAAGAACATAATCAGTATTATTTTCAAAAATAACTTCAATCCAATAAATTAAAAAACAAGAATTAAATCCTTGACTTTTATGTTTCATACAAAATTTAATTTTACCTAATGGTAAAATTTCAATTAAAAAATTATGCAAATTATGCAAACTTAAAGTTAATCCATAATAACTAGATAATAACGTTATTAAATCATCATTATCAATAAATTTATCAAATAATTTTAAAATATAATCTTCATCATCCGAATGATACTCAAAAACATTTATTGATTGGCGATTTTCAATTACTGTTAATTCTTCAATTAATTCTTTTAAAAAATACTGATTTTCTTTTTGTAAAAGTATAAATCTCATTTTTTCTTTAATAATAAATCATAAACTGTCGCCAAATAAGGCTCTAAACCAATGGTTTCAATTTTACTTGTATGCGGAATTGAATTTTTCATAATTTGGCTTAAACTAATTGTACGTTTTACTGTAGTTTGTTTACCACGTAATAAATCATTTATTGTTGTTCCTGAAACTTTAAAACCAGTTATGATTTTACATAAATCAACTGAATATAAAACAACACCTGTTGTTTTATTATGATGTTGATGATCAGTTCCATTATGAACTTCAAAATTAACTCTTAATGTTTTAGCAAAACTATCATTATTATAAAACAAAGATTTTTTTTCGCTTAAAGAAAAATTCTTTGCTTTCATACAAATTAATTTTACTTCCATTGTTTCACCATTTGCAGCAATAACATCATCACCGGATAAATGATCGATTGCTAAACTATCCCAATAAAGACCAGCTACCCAATCTTCCCAACGTTGAGGAAAATTTCCTGATTTTTTTGCTGCGTTTGTGTTTGGGCACCAAAGTTTAGCATTTTGATAATCATGATTACGTAAGGCTAAAGGCAAAATTGCTTGCTGTTCACGAATTGTTCTATCCAATAATTTGTTTTTTGAGAATTTCAATGTCATGTGTTTCTAGCTTTCTGTTTAATTGAATTGTTGTGTTTGGTATTTGAGGGAAAATATTAATTAAGATATTATTTTCATCATAACAAAAAATTTTATGTTCTAAATTATCTACTGATTTAGTATTTTTTTTAGGTATTTCTAAAATTAAATGTGATTTTGTTTTTTTAATTGGAAAAGTGTTTTTTTCAAAATCAATTAAAATTTTATCATTTAAAATTGTATATGAAAAAAATTGATGTTTATTCCATTCTGGCAATTTTGATAATTTTAAAATTGTTTTTGTTGTTAATCTTGTAATTTGTGCATTCATTCTTACATCCTCATTTTTAATGATAATAAATGAATATTTTAAAAATTACAAAATAAAAAAGAGAGGGAATCCCCTCTCTTAATTAATTTCAGACTTTAATTCTTGTTTTAAACGATGACGACCAATTCGGTGCATAAGTTTATTATCACGAGAATGGGCACGTTTAGAACGGCGACTATTATAAGTTTCACGAGGAAAACGATCATGACCAGGACAACAGCCATGATCTTCGCGTTTCATACCATAAGGTTTCATTTTTTATCACTCCTTGTCATTGTTATTATAAACATCGCTCATGTCATAAACCGAATAATCTTCTTTATCACCTAGCCCTTGTAACAGAAACATAATGACAAAAAATAAGAGGCCGATTGTAATAAACATAATATTCTCCTTGTTTTTATTTTGACATTTCTGTCTTGATGTATTTATTATAGAAAATTTTTTATTTCTTGTCAAGTATTTTTAAAGAAATTGAAGAATAATTCCTAAAACTAAAAAACTAATAATCCAAAATTTTGCGAGTTTATCTCCTTGTTCTTTTGAAATGTTTTTAGTTTTTAATTGTTTATAATAAATTTCTCGTTTAAATGTAAACTGATAAGTTAGAAAAGCGGAAAACGCAATCATTAAAATACCAATGATGTTAAAAATAATCATAATTAATCTCCTTAAATATTTGCTGTATTTGTTTTAATACATTGACGAAGTTGTAGATAAGTATCATAAAACAATTTTGCTTGTTCTTGATCAATTGTTTTTTGAATTCCTGTTTCAATTGCGATTTTTTGCATTGAAAATTCAATCCATGATAAACTACAAATTTTTGGAATTTTAATTTGAGTAATATCATAATCAATATCAGGAATAACCAAATTTACAGCAGATTGTAATTTTTGTGCTGCTTGCTTACTTTCATAAACCGTTGTTTGAGTTGTAATAGTTGCATTACGATTATCTTGATAATTAACCGAACAACCAGCCAACAAAATCATCGACAAAACAGAAAAAATCTTCATTTGTTATCTCCTTGTTAAGTTTCAATAACATTATATTAGAAAATTTTCTGTTTTTTGTCAATGATTAATTTTGTAAAAACCACAAAACTCTTTCAGTTTCATTTAAACCAATGGCATCAAAATAAATATCGGGATTTGGATGATCTTTAATCCAATCATGAACGTTATCGTAATCTTTTCCATTTAAAAAATATTGTTCTATTCCATTTCTCGAAATATAAGCAGGGCCAATTAATCGATGTAAAATTCTTCCTTTTTTACACCACAATTTTGTACCACTTGTACTTTCATAAGCAGGCGCATTTTCATCTAAAGAAGATATGTCTTTCCAAGGAATTTCTCCATACTTATTTGTAGTAAATTTCTTTTTATCAATAAAATAAATATAAGTCATTTTGTATTTCTTAAATAAAATTAAGGGCTTTAACAAGCCCTTAATCTTACCGATCTTTTAATTTGTTTTGTTTTTGTGCAAGTTTTTGTCGCGCAATACTTTTTTCTTTTTCTTGGCGGCGAGATTCACCAGGGCGAACGTAAAATTCTCTACGACGCAATTCTTCCATTAACCCATCATTGCGAATTTTTTTATTTAATACTCGTAATGCTGAACTTACATCATTACCAAATACTTGTACACTTAAACCTGACATATTACCCCAATTTTTTACATGTTTCATATTTTTCTCTTTCTAAGATTTTAAAATTACATCTAAATTACATTTTAATGTTACTGGATTATCTGAAGCATAATCTAAACCAACAGAATAATTCAATAATCCATTTTCTACAACAACGATGGTATCTAAAATTTTATCACCATTATCTAAAAATTCAATTTGATATTTACTAATATTTCTTAACTCATCAACGATTTCCTTTATTGTTTTAATTTGTGGAACCCTTAACTCAAAAAATAATTTAGCTGATCCATTTTCTACAACCAAATTACTTTTTTCAACTTGTTGTGTTAACAACAAGTTATTATTATTTTCTTTATCGTAAAACATAACTCTAAAACGCCATTGTGGATTAGGAGCTAATATTCCTGAACCCTGAGTTGGTACTCCAAACTTTTCTAATGTTGCCATTTTTATTCCTCTAATTTTTATTATCTTAATTGACTAAAATTGTTAATTCAATAATAATTTGAAAAATTAATTTTTTTGTAAATCAAATAAAATTAAATCAACATATTCTAATTCTACAATTATTAAACAAAAAACATTAGAACCATTCGGCATACCAACAACGGGTATATAATCTAAGCGCTCATCACAATAATAAATTTCAAACTCTTTATCTTTTAAAACTTTAGACAACAATGAAATATTTTTAATTTGTTCTATCCATCGATCATTTATAATCGAAAAATAATCTTGTATATAATATTTTTCGTCAAACTTTTCTTTTGAATAAACTCCACGATAACTATCTATTAAATTATCATGTCGGTCTAAATTAACAAGTATGTATGATTTCATGATTGCAATAATGCCAATGTTTGATCTACTTGACGATAAAAATTTAATTTTACTAAAATACTATAACAAAGCGTTCCTCTTATATCACTGTAAAATTTTAATTTTATATTTCTTGTTTTATAAATTTTATATAAATGTTCAATTATTAAATCTTCTATTTTATAATAAGAAAAATAATATTTAGTATAAATGGTACTTTTTTGTTTTTCTTTATTTAATTCACGAAAATATTTACGAGAAATTTTTTCAATATCATAATGATTGTTCATTATATCGGCTTTAACTAATAAAAATATTGGATACAAATTCTTATTTCCTTATTCATATATTTTATCAACTCCAATTTAAATAATAGTATATATTTGGAGTTTTAAAATGGCATTATTATCACCCGGCGTTGAAGTGCAAATTATTGATGAAAGTTTTTCTGGTTCCGCACCAGCAGGAACAATTCCTTTAATTATCGTAGCAACTCAACAAGACAAAATTATAGCAAATTCTAACACAATTGCTCAAGGAACGCAAACTGTTAATAACGATAAAGTTTGGAATATTTCTTCACAACGCGAATTAAGAGAAATTTTTGGTGATCCTGTTTTTTATAATGTGCAAGGTACTCCTATGCATGGTTATGAATTAAATGAACAAGGATTGTTTGCTGCTTATTCCGTTTTAGGCTTATCAAATAGTTGTTATGTGTTGCGTGCTGATATTGACACCAAACAATTAGAACCAAGTGTAGAAGCCCCAAGAGGACCAGCATTGCCAGGAACTTATTGGCTTGATACCTCAAATACTGTTTGGGGATTATTTGTTAGTAATGGTAATTCTGTTCCTGGTTCAGCTTGGCAACCTCAAACAGTTAAAGTAGTTAATTCAACTGATTATACAGATAACGTTTTTGTTCCATTACCTTCATATGGAAATAATGGCGAGTATGCAGTTGTAACATTAGATGATTCAAATAGAATTTATCAAAAAATTTCTGGAAATTGGTATCGTTTAGGTTCAACCGCTTGGAAAACCGCAAATCCAACAGTTATTACTGGATCAAATACTGTTTCTGCAACTACTCCTGGTGATCAATTAACAATTAATACAGTTAAGGTTACTTTAACTGGTACAACTGTAGCACAAGCAATTGTTAACATTAATAATGCTGCAATTGCAAATATTACAGCAAGTGCATTTGGTGCAGCTATTAGAATTACTAATACAGCAGGCGAAACAATTACAATTACAGATTTTAACGGTACTCCTTTGAATAATTTAGGATTGGTTCCCCAAACTAAAAAAGGCTTAACCGTAAAATATTCACCACATTTTCAAGTGCCAACTGGTTCTGTTGCTGGCGATATTTGGTTTAAAACAACTAATCCAAACTTAGGTGCAAATATAGTTGTTAAATTTATGAATGCTGCTACAAACGCTTGGCAATTGCTTTCAGCGCCACTTTATGAAAACGATGCTGCTGCCAATGCTTCAACTGCTTTGGGAAGTAATCCTGCAACTGGAACAGTTTATGTTCGTTATAATTTAGATGGTACAACAAATAACCCATTAGCAAGTATGCAATTACGTAGATGGAATGGCAACGTTTGGGAAGCTTTAACTTATGAAGCCAATGCTGAAGAACCAAGCACAAGACCTGAAGCAAATACTCTTTGGTATAATACTGATTTCAGGGCCGATATTATGGTTGGTGATGGTCAAAATTGGATTTCTTATCGTAGAAAATTCCCATTAACAAATAAATTTGGGCCAATTATTAGCGGTTCACAACCAATTTTACAAGATGATGGTAATCCCTTAGTTGAAAATGATCTTTGGATTAATTCAAGTGATTTAGAAAATTATCCTAAAATTTATCGCTATTCAACTACAACTAGAAAATGGAATTTGATTGATAATACTGATCAAACAACTCCATTTGGTATTGTTTTTGCTGATGCTCGTGAAAATTCAGGAACAACTTTTACTGGTATTCCAAATCCTGGCACTTATGCTTATGAAAGTGAAGATAGAGAAGCAATGACTTTATCTGATTTCTTAGACCCTGATGCGCCTGATCCAAGAGTTTACCCGGACGGTATGCTTTTATTCAATACTCGTTACTCAACTTACAACGTAAAACGTTGGTTGCCAACTTGGTTTGAAGCTGGTGGTTATGATGAAAATCAAGACTTTACAAATGATTCTTATACTGTTGGCGATCCACTTTATGAATTCCCACCACTTTATTCAAATGGCGGACGTTGGGTTACAGCAAGTGGTAATCGTGAAAACGGTAGTCCTTATATGGGTAGAAAAGCACAACGTAGAATGATTGTTACTGCAATGCAAGCGGTAGTTACAACCAATGAAAATATTCGTTCAGAATTGGTTTATTATAACTTACTTGCTGCCCCAGGTTATCCAGAATTATTGGATGAATTACGTACATTAAACGTAGATCAAAAACAATATTCATTTATCGTTGGCGATACACCTTCACGTTTAAAACCAAATTCAACCTCAATTCAATATTGGGCTAAAAATCAAGGTAATTCTGCAACAATGGGAGAAGATGGATTAACAATTAGTTCTGAATACATTGGCGTTTATTACCCTTGGGGATTAAGTACAAATACTGATGGTTTGGAAATTATGATTGCACCAAGCACAATGGGATTACGTACTTTAATTTATAATGATAGTGTAGCTTATCCTTGGTTTGCTCCATTTGGCTATAATCGCGGTATTGTAACAAACGCGCAAAGTGTTGGTTATTTGAACGGTGAAGGTGAATACACACCAGTTATTCTTAATCAAGGACAACGCGATACTCTTTATGTCAATAAAATTAATCCAATTGCTTTTGAACCAAATCGTGGATTGATTGTAATGGGTCAAAAAACACTTTATGCTTTGGAAACTTCTGCACTTTCACGTATAAATGTTGCTCGTTTAACCAATTATCTTCGTTATTACTTAGAACGTTTAACAAAACCATTCTTAGGTGAACCAAACGATGATCAAACAAGATTGGCTGCAAAAACCGTAGTTGAACGTTTTTATGTTGGCTTAGTTGGCTTACGCGCATTAGAAGACTTTGCTGTTGTTTGCGATTTAAGTAATAATACTCCTGAAAGACGTAATAGAAATGAACTATATATCGACTCAGCAATTATACCCGTTAAGTCGATTGAGTTCATATTCCTTCCTGTAAGAATTCGTCCTTCAGGAGATAGTTTAGAGTTCAATTTTACACAATAAAAAATAATTTAAATTTATTTTAATTAAAAAGAGCTTGACTTTCAGGCTCTTTTTTCTTTATACTATAAGAAATTAATGAAAGCAAATAAAAAATGATATTAAATGAAAAAATAAATTGTGCAGTATGTGGGAAAGAAATGAGTTTAATAACTAATACTCATTTAAAATCTCATAATATGACATTAGATGAATACCGAACAACATATCCAAATGCTCGTTGGCGTAGTGAAAAAATTGAAGAACAACAAAAAATTCATGGTAAAATTTCAAATGAAAAAAGAATCAATGTTCCTCGTTCAGATGAAACAAAAAAGAAAATTTCTGAAAAATCTAAAGGTCATATTTCACCAACAAAAGGTTTAACTATGACACCAGAACAAAAAATTAATCATCAAAAAGCAATTGATTTACGAGAACAAAAACGATTAGAAGAAAATAAAAATGGAAATCGTAAAGGTGAAAAACATACTGAAGAAACAAAAGAAAAAATACGTCAAGCTAATTTAGGAAAAATATTATCAAATGAAACTAAAGAAAAAATGAGTAAAGCAAAAAAGGGAGAATAACTATTCTCCCTTTTTTATTAATTATAAAAGAAAATTAATCTCCTTTTTCTACTTTACAAATAGCATAATATTCATCAAGTAAACTTGTTTTTGTCGTTCGATACCAAAGAGTTAATAAAATATGTTTCTGTTCTTCAAAAACATTGAGGAAAAAACTGTTTATTTTGTCATTATATTCTTCGATTCTTTTATGATGCTCTTTATTAATTATTTTCTTTTTTGTATTATATTCAAATAATTCTTTTTCAAAATTAGGATTATTATGATAATTTGGTTTAGTTAAACTTGAATAATCAATAACAGGTTTTGGATTATTTTTGATATATTCTTTTAATTCAGCATTTGCAATTTGACGTGATTCATCAATAATTTTAGATTTCTCAATTTCTAATTTTTTCTTTTTTTCATTTAAAGATAAAAGATATTCATCTGCTTTTGTTTCGTCATCAAAAACTTTTGCAATAGATTCAATATCACCAAATTTAGAATATTTTGATACTACTACATATGAATAATTAGGCATTTTATATCTCCTTTAAAATGATAAAATCATAATATCAAAAAATTTTCTATCTGTCAACTAATTTTGTAACAACCATAAACTTTCATCCAATTCATTTTTAAACTCAAGCCATAAATGTATGTAATTAATATTATCATTTTTATTATTAATAATATCATAACATAAATTCATATTTAATTTTTTAGTTGCTAATATTAATCCGATAATAAACGGCATATTATCAGCTTGAAATTCATAATAATTTAGGATTACGTTTTCAATAAAAATATTATTATTTGTATATTTTTTAAAATTATTAATATCATCATCATTAACTTTATATCTATAACTTTCTGATATATCAATTTTAGATAATTTTAATTTATCTAATCTTATTCTATCATTTAATGTAAATTTTAACATTTATCGTCTTTCAAGTTATTCTGAGTCCAATTTTTACTCCAATGTTCATTTGTTTGAACATGATTTTTTCTAACATATTTTGCCACATTTAATTTAAAATTATCATAATGAAAACTATCGACTGTTCTAATTACAAATCCTTCATTGTTAATTGTATCAAAATTTTTAATTAATTGTTGGATAGTTTTTTCAGAATAAATTCCACGATAAATTGTTTCTACTGAAACGATATTTAATAATTCAAACCATTCTAATGTAGTGTTCCAATCAAGACAAATCTTATTATCCCAAACTGAAAAACTATAAAAGAAAGATTTCAAATCTTGATAATCGATACTATGTTTTGCAAATAAATTTTCACCACAAATACGAAAATTTTCTGGAATATTATGTTTTATTTGAGAATGGTAATTTTTAACCCAATCTCTACTTGGATGATGTTTTGAATCCAAAGAACGTGCATGAAAATAATCATGATAAAAATTTGTATTTTCCCCATCCATTTTCAAAGTTATAACAACTTCTTTATTTTCAAAGAAAGAAATATCTGGATGAATTTTATCGTCATCGGTAAATCCTTCGCTTAAAGGATGATGATAAGTTCTTGGATATTTTATTTTTTCAGAAACCATGATTTTATTTCTTTCCAAATTGAAATCTTTTCTTTTTCTTCAATAATTTCAATGTAACAATCTACAATATACATTTCAGGAAAAGAATCCATAGTGTTTTTAAAATATTGTAAAAATTGATTTGCCTCTTCTGAACTTTTTTTAATAGCTATTGTGATTTCTTTATTATCAAAACGACTACGAACTTTAATAGCATATTTTTTATTCATAATTTTTCTCCTTTAAAATGATAATAATATATTAGAAAATTTTCTGATTTTTGTCAATGTTTATTTCCAAGGATGATTACGTTGATCTGGACTACGAACTGACATATCCCAATTATAATCAAAAAGATTATTTTTTGTATTACCAATTCGAGAATATTTTTTAGTTGAAAAAGAAACTTTTAAGAAAGTTCTATAATGATCTTCTTCAACAATTGCACAACGATGAACAACATAAGGTGTCATTTTCAATAAAGTAAAATTATCATATGTGATTGGCGTTGTTTCATTTGCAATTTCATCAAATGTTTTCAAAGAACCTTGACAAGTTGTATTTTCCAATGGAAAAGGAACTGCAAAAAATTCTGTAGGAGTTGAAGAATGTGCAATATAAGTATGTGATACTTTTTCATCGATTGTTTTAATAAAATCAGCATGATCTAATGTTACATCAATTTGTGCATTTTCTTTTTCAATGTATGCGTCTGAATGAGCACCAGCACGCCGACCAGTTTTTCCTTTTTTAACTTGTTTTTGATCAACCGTAACATAAACAAAATGGTCAATTGAAAAACCATAATTATTTTCTTCAAAATTTAAAGCCATAAAAATAGGCTCTAAAAATGGTTGTAAGATATGTGGAATGCGAAGTCCTTGATCGGGCATGTAAATTGGCATGTCCAAAACTCTAACATCGTTTTCAGTTGAAAAAGGAATAGGTGAAAATTTCCCAATTACTTCGGGAAGATTAATTTGATTAAAAAGATTATAATCAAAATTTTCACGAACTTTCATGATTTTCTCCTAACTGATTAATAAAATTATTATAGAAAATTTTCTGATTTTTGTCAAGGATTAATTTTTCAAATACCACAAGATTTTATCGGTTTCAGTAAAAACACCAATTTTATGAAAATACAAATCGGGATTTGGATGATCTTTAATCCATTCTTTAATATTGTCATAATGTTTGTCGTTTAACCAAAATCCTTCTTTTCCATTAGACCAAATATATACCGGGCCGGATAATCGATGATAAATCCACCATTTGTTACACCAATATTTTTCACCTGTTTGTGTATTCTCAAAAGCGGGCGTATCTTCATTTGGCGAAGAAATCCAACGCCAATAAATATCATCAGCATTATCAGTTGTATATTTCTTACCGTCAACATAATATATAAATTTCATTTTTGTAATAACCACAAAATATTTTTACCTTCCTTATAACAACTTTTTAATTCTCCTAAATTATGAATTTTATTTATTTTTTGCTTTTCTCGATGTACTATTCTTTGATAAAATTTTTCTTTATCAATTTTTATAAAATCTTTATGTTCGCAATAATATTCTGTTTCTTCTTCGGTTAAATTTCTATAATAGTCAAGATAAAGTTTAATCATAATTTGTAATTTCTTTTAATATTTGATATACATAATATATGAAAAATGTTAGAAATGCAACAAAAAACCAATTAGATTACTATCCAACACCACCATCAGCAACATATGCGTTATGTGAAGATGTTTTAAAAGATTTTGATTTAAAAAATTACTCATGTTGGGAACCGGCTTGTGGTGAAAATTATATGAGTGATATTTTAAAAAAATATTTTAAAACTGTAAGAAACTCAGATATTGAAAATTATGGCAATAATGAAATAATTGATTTTTTAAATCATAAAGAACAAAATTATGATTGGGTTATTACTAATCCACCATATAATTTAAGTTTAGAATTTGCTTTAAAAAGTTTAGACAGCGTTAATGTTGGTGTTAGTTTTCTTGTAAGAACTGCTTGGTTGGAAAGTAAAACTCGTTATGATAATTTATTTTCAAAACATCCACCTTTTAGAATTTCACAATTTGTTCAAAGAGTGCAAATGCAGAAAAATACAATTGAAAAAACATCTGGAAGTTCAACAATAGCATATTGTTGGATTACTTGGCTTAAAAATTATACTGGAAAAACAGAATTTACCTGGATTGAACCACATGTAGAAAAATTTAAAGGAAGATAATTATCTTCCTTTAATCATAATAATTATGTGGTTGAAATTTTTTCCACTTTAAGCAATATTCAATATCATCTCGATTTATTAGATATAAAACTTTACCATCTTTCTTACCTGTACCAAAGCGATAAATTATACTTAGTGATTGAAAACCGTCAACAAAATTATCAATAGCTTCTAAAGCTGAACAAATATTCTTTTCATCAATACCTTCAATGTTAGATTGTTTTTGAGGATCACGAGAATTTATTGCAGACCTAATCCAATTGTTTTTCATAGCTGCATATAAAACTTCACCATTATAATCTGTATATTCAGTGATATTATCCATATTAATTTTAGACAAATCAACATTAAAAATATCAGGATGATTTAATACATCCTGAGTATGATTTCTACTACCTTCTTCTAATACAAATCTCATTGTTTTTGTTGGCACATGATACCAAATTCTAGTTTGATTTCTTGAATTAAATTTCATTTTAAATCCATAATCCTAAATATTCTAATTTTAAAGACTCAATTTGTGATGTTGGAACAGCAATCCCTTGCAAATAAAAATTTTCTGAAATTGCATCTTTTTCATCTTTTCCACGTTGAAATTTAAAACGGCGCTTTTTTAGTCCAGAATAAATATCTCCCAAATCAGATTGAGTTAATTGATTGGTATTACCAATTTTAACAAATACATAAGGCGTTGCCGTTTCAATAGCATTAACAAATTTTTGATCACCAAATAATAATGCTTCTTGATTGAATTGTTTTGCTAATTCAATTGCAAAATCTAAAAATTCACTTGGAGTTAAATTGGCTTTTGCCAATAAAGGCACAAAAAAACTTAATTCTTCTACCTTGTTAGTTTCACCATTTTCTAAGGTTTCAATCCAGTGTCCAACCAATTGAATTCCGCCGTAACCTAATCGATTACGAACTTTATTAATCAATTGATTAGTTCGTTTCAAATTTTCTTCTCGTGTAAATTCTGATCGAAATGCACTAAGAATAAAAAATTCTGTTGAATTCATAAAATGATAAAGACGTGAAAGTTTTGCCCCACCAGTTTCATTAATTGAATTATCGCCAATTTTTTTAATTTTCATTAATTTTCTCCTTTAATATTTAATAAATTATATATGAAAAATTTTAATTTGTAAACCTAAAAATTAGCTGTATTTTAACAACATTTCAATTTGAAAAGAATTGTCTTGATTTGGGTGATCTTTTAACCAATCATGAATATTTTCATATCTTTTCCCATTTAAATAAAAATATTTAGTTCCATTTGATGCAATATATGCGGGTCCAGTTAATCGATGATAAGTATAACCTTTAACAACCCATTCTTTTACACCTGTAATTAAGTTTTCAAGTGCTGGTGTTTGTTCATTTGGGGATGATATCTCAAACCAAAGAACTTTATCTGAAATAAATTTTTCACCATCAATATAATAAATATATGTCATTTCTTTTTAAATACTTTCATGGATAATAATTTACTTGAAAAAATCGAAAATAATCCACACTTAAAAGATATTCTTGTTTCTTTAGAAGATGTATTGGATAATTTCGATATTTATGTTTATAAAAATTGGTATAAAGGAATATTAGTTAATGGTCCTTTATTTCGTCGCCATTGGATTAGTATTATTTTAGAATATGATTTAGATAGTAAACCTGATCCTCTTTTTGCTGAAAGAGTTGAACCATTAGGTATTAAAATAAATACTAAAAAACGAATAATAAAATTACAACAACCAAAACCACAATTATTAGTTAAACCTTTAGGAACAGAAGATAGCTTAACTGATTTAAACAATCAAGAAGAAAAAGAAACAAAAACAACTTGGCTTGTTGAACTTATGTTTCCTAAAAGATTAATTGGCGATGTTACAGGTTTGGATTTAGAACAATATGATCAACACTTTGATTTAAGCGATTTAGAACAAGCAGAAGAACAAAATATTGATAATACAGCAATGGCAGAAGAACGATGATAACAGAAGGATTACATAATAAAGATTTGGAATATATGGTTAGACCTGTTATTTCATTAGATGAATATATTAGTAAAATTGATACAACTGCAATTGTAGTTGGTTTTTATTGTGATGACCGCGATAGCGCTAATGATTTAAATAAATTTATTCAACGTTGCCCAATAAACCTTTTAGATTCTGAAGTTTCATTAAGTCCAAACGCACAAGGCGAATATATGGTTTTTGTTGAATTTTTAAATAATAAAAATTTGATTAATGAATTAAAAAAAGTATTTTCACATTTAAAAAACTTAACTAATATAAATGATTGGCAAATAAGATATAAAACTAAAACTTATTCAATTGATAATTTACAATTATCAGAAACTTTAACATATAATAATATTCAAAGATTTGATTTAATTGAATCTATTAGTTATAATAATAAATTGATTATGAAATTAAAAAATGGCTATTTTGTTTTAGAAAATAACATTATTAGAAAGGTTATTAAATGATTGTAGATGTTCCTTTTGATCGAGCAACTGTATTAAAAACTCAACCTTTGTTTAAACAAATTCATTTTGAATTAAAACCTGAATTAGAAAAATATTTAAATCACGCAAAAATAGAACATATCGTTGAAAACAAACATCATTTTATCCGTTTTGTTTTCAACGATATTACAGATTTTACTGTTTTTGCATTGCAATTTAGTTAATAGTTAATTTAACAATTTTCAAAATTTCATCAACAGGTTTTTTATATTGAACTATATTTCCTAAATTTTGTTCGTGTGGAATAAAATACCCAACTTTTACATTTTGATTAATTACAATGCTGTAAAAATATTTTGGAATAACAACACCATTTATAGCGCCAATTTCACCATAAGTTCCTTTGATTACCAAAGAAGGAGTTTGACGATAAATTTTCTGAATTTCATTGTCAATGCGATTCCAAATTCCACGATTAAAATTTGGCAATTGAGGAACAATGTTACTCATCAGATATGTTTCTTTGCGTAATTGATTATTTCCACAAAAATCTTCATCTGAAACCATATGTCCACGATCATAACCTGAATTAGAATAATTAGAACTTAAACTGCGCGAACCTGGAACAATTCGATCATCAATGATAAATTGATTGTTTTCACGAACCGAACATTTACCCCAATCTTTTCCTAAAAAAGCAACAAATTCAGGAATCTTTTTTCTATTATTATATCCAACTTCATAACCTTGATTACAAAGTAATACAATTTGATCAGTTGATTGGATATCGTACTTTAAACCCAAATTACATGTTTGGGCTAAAGATAAATTACTAAACAATAATACAACAAAAAACAAAACATATTTCATCGTTTTCTCCTTTAATGAATTTTCATCTTACCGATATTTTTTCTAATAATCAACAAAATAATTTAAAAATTTTTTCTCTTGTTTAAAAAAAGATTGATGTTAAGATTTTCCAATAAACAAAAAGGAGGAATTTAAAATGCGATTTAACGATAAACTTCAAAGAAAATTTTATCAATTAGAACGAGAAAAGCGTTTGGTGGAACAAAATTATCAATGCTTTTATTGTAAAGAAATTATCACTAAAAATGAAGTAACTGCCGATCATGTAATTCCAATTAAACAAACAAAACGACATAGCGATTGTAATATTGTTGCTAGTTGCATAAATTGTAATAGAAAAAAAGCAGCAATGACAATTGACGAATTTAAAAATTATAATTTTAAAAAAGTTCCTAATGAACTAAAAGAATTTTTTGAAATTTTAGAAACAAGAACGCGCAAAGCAGAATTTAATCTTGATATTAAAACTCACTTTACAAGTTTTCGCCATTGGCAAACTTATTGGCAAAAAAGGAATAAATGGAAATGAGTAAAGTTTTTTATATTGATGGAATGAAAGTACCAGATGATGAATTTCCAGTTACTCCTTGGGAACTTATTTCTTCACCCGACGAAAACACACCTGCTTTTGAAAATTTAGAAACAGGTTTTAAATCTTGGTGCTTAAAACATTATGTCTTGCATCGATTAACTGGACCAGCAAGAATTTTACCAAATGGGGCTTGTCAATTTTATCTTAATGGTAAAAATTATGAAACCGTAAAAGAATGGATTGTGGATCATCCAAATCCCGATTTATATTTTCATAAAATTGGTGTTTTTACAGAAACCGATAAAATTTTGTGGTTTTTACAAAATTAGTTTTAAAGCGATTTAAAGCCTATTAATCTAATTAGCTACCCAACTACCTAAATCAATTTAAAACTGCTGTAACATGCCTCTAAATGCAATTAAACACCTATTTGAAAGAAAATATAAATGATCATTTATTATATCGATGGCAAAAAATATATAGCTAAAAAATATCAAAATATTCCTATATATAAAATTTCTTCACCTGATGAAAATATACCTGCTTATGAAAATTTAGATTCAGGTTTTAAATATTGGTGTAAAAAAGGAGATATTTTTCATCGATTAACTGGGCCATCAACAATTTTGGCTGATGGAACAAATTATTTTTATCTTAATAATAAAAGATATATGAATATTCGAGAATGGATTAATAACCATCCAAATCCAGATTTATACTTCGATGCAATTGGATTGAATGAAACCGATAAAGTTTTATGGTTTTTACAAAATTAAAACTGATATTTGAAAGAAAATAAATGACAATTATTTATTATATTGATGGTGAAAAATTTATTGTTGATGATTGGTTTAAAATTGAAAACATGCTATTTGATTTTTCTTCACCAAATGAAGAAACGCCCGCTTGGGAAAACTTAGAAACTGGTAAAAAAGTATGGTGCTTAAAAGGATATCGTTATCATCGCTTAACAGGACCAGCAATTTATTGGGCATCTGGTGATTATTCTTTTGGGCTATATGGTATTTTTTATGATGATATTTATGATTGGTTAAAAATACATCCAAATCAAGATAACTCTTTTCAAATTGAAATGTTGTTAAAATACACATAATTTGATTATATGAATAAATTTTCTATTCATGGAGAGCCGCAGAAAACAAAGAAATATTGAGAGTGTTCGTACAACTGCAACTTAACAAAAATTAAATTTAAAAATTACTTGACAAAGATCAGAAAATTTTTAATATTGGGTTCACGTCTAAATTAATGGGAGCTTATAATCTCCCATTTTTCTTTTAAATATTCTTATGTCAAATAGTTTAAAACAATCAGAATTATACGCGGCACAAGATTGGCGCACACTTTATCAAGCATTTACAAATATTAATTTTAATGCAACTGATCCAGTTAGTATAAATCAAAGTTTACGTGAGTATGCACAAAAAGCTTATCCAGAAGATTTTAATGATTGGAATGAAGCTTCTAGCTTTGTTGCTCATATAGATTTATTAAGTTGGTTAGCTGGTACAGTTGCTTTTCGTCAAGATGTTGCCGCAAGAGAAAATTTTCTTGAAACTGCGGAATCAAGAGAAAGTATTTTAAAATTAGCTAGATTTTTAAGTTATGTGCCAAGTAGAAATATTCCTTTACGTGGATTAGCTAAAATAGTTCAAATTCAATCAGATGATGATTTAATTGATTCAAGTGGTAATAATTTAAACAATCAAATTGTATTATGGAATGATCCTGATAATTTAGATTGGTATGAACAATTTACTTTAATTATGAATTCGGCTTTTATTCAAACTAACCCGTTTGGTGTTCCATTAGAAACAGCAAATATTGGTAATATTAAAACACAAAATTATCGCGTTAATACACCAAATACTGCATTGCCTTTATATGGTTTTCAATGTCAAGTTAATTCAAGAAATTTACCTTTTGAATTAACTACAGTTGATATTTCAGCATCAAATGGATTTACAGAATTATTCCCAAGCAATAATAATAGTTTTCAATTAACTTATAGAAATGATGGTCAAGGTTTTGCCAGTAACAATACTGGTTTTTTTGCATATTGGACTCAAGGTACTTTACAAAATCAAGTATTTAATATTGATAATCCAAGAGAAAATACTATTATAGATGTTAATGTTCCTAATATTAATAATAATGATATTTGGGTTGAAACAATTGATGAAAATGGAAATAGTTTAATCACTTGGACTAAAGTTCCCGGCTTGTTTACAGATAATGTTGTTTTTAATGCGGTTCCGCCAGCTAATAGAAATATTTTTCAAGTTATTACAAGAGATAATGATCAAATTTCATTAAAATTTTCTGATGGTTTATTTGGAAATATCCCAACAGGCAGAATTAGAGTTTGGTATCGTGTTTCAAATGGTGATAATCAAATTTTATATCCAAAAGATATGACAAGAACAACTGTAACAATTCCTTATGTTAATTCTGCTGGATTATTAAAAAGATTATTTGTTTATTTTTCATTAACTTCATCAGTTGCAAATTCTGCACCTTCTGAAACTACAGAACAAATTCGTCGCAGAGCCAATCAAACATATTTGGCACAAGGAAGAATGGTTACTGGTGAAGATTATAATTTATTTCCATTGCAAACAAATTTAGCAACAAAAATAAAATCGGTTAATAGAACTTATAGTGGACACAGTACATACTTGGATTTAAATGATCCAACTGGAAATCATAATACAGTAAACATTTTAGGTTCAGATGGTATTTTAGCTTATGAAATGGTTGAAGAATATAACGAATATTTTGATATTGGTAGCGTTGATATTGATTTAGTTATTGCTAATACATTAAATCAAATGTTAATTAAATCAACTGTAAAAACTTATATGCTAAATGAAATGAAAAAATTAAATATTATTCCAAGTACGCCGCTATATTGGAAAAATGTTATTGTTGATAATGATTCATCATCTGGTGTTTTTTCAGATACAAGAAATTCTCAATATTTTCCTTTTTCTGTTGGCGTAGGTGTTGGTTTAGGTCAACAATTTATTTCATCAGGCAGTTATTTAATATTTGATGATAAAGTTTGTTATGTTAATAATTTATCAGGAAATGGAACAAATCAAGAACAAGGTGGAATTGTTGTACTTCCTGCCATTGAAAATAATCGTGAATTAACACAAATTATTCCTGCTTGGAGAAATTCATTTAATGCTTTAGAATATTCAACATTAGTTTCTTTATTAACTAATCGTGCAAATACTGAAATTTTTTGGGATTATTTAAGTCAAAATTATATTATAAGAGAAATTGTATTAAATCAACAAAATCCAATGAATAGTATTTTAATTGGTACTGTAAAATACATAGGTAATAGTTGGTGTTTTACCTTGTTTGGTTTAAGAATGTTTTTTGAAAGTGTGCAAGAAACACGTTGGTATTTTGAAAATGAAAATTTAGGATTAGACCCAAATACAGGTGAATTAAAAAGAGATACTATAACTTTATTACCTCAAAATTTAATAAAAATTGTAGGTGAAAATTGGCAACAAAATAAATCTTATCAAAAAAATGATATTGTTTATTATAATAATCAAACTTTTGAATGCTTGACCAATCATGTTTCTGGTAATATCTTTGTTGAACAATTAACTGATATTGATAGTTTAAAAGTAAATCCACAACCATTTGATGTAACTGTAACCAATATTGATGTTCCAGATATTTTCATTCCAAATAATACAAATATCGGCTATTTTGTAAGATTTTTAGAATTTACTGCAACATCATTAGAAGATGATAATGATATTTCTATTAATACAGTTGAAATAGAATTTAATATTCCAATATTAACTACAACTCAAACATTAGTTTTAAATCCAATTGTTCAAATTTTAGACGGCATTAATACAACAATTACTGCTAGAATTAATATTGATAACTTATCAGTTACTATTTCAATTGATGATATTGCTGTAACTGATATTTCAGGAACCGTTAATTTTTCATTTCCAACATTAACTTTTAATCGAGATGATTTAACAGAAACTAATTTACAAAATAATCCTCTTAAAATATCAAATAATAGTGGAGAAGTTTATTATAAAAATACCCAAGAATTAACAGTTCCGCCATTTTCTATAATTAAAAATGTTGATTTGGGTGTTATTGAAATTGATCCAAGTAGTGAATTATCAATTACTACTTTATGGAAACCAATTGTTTATCAAAATAATAAAGAAAGTAATTTAGTTATTGAACGATTATATGAATATTTGGATGGATATTCTGAACCAAGAAGAATTATTGTTAATTCAACAGATGAAAATAATGATGGGCAGTTAGATGAACCTTTTGTTTATTTGAAATATTTGGCTGAAAATAACGAAAATTTTAATTTATTATTTTGGGAAAAATACACAGATCAAAACGATTATGTTTATCGTAAACCTTTGATTGACGTTTGGGTGTTTGATTTATTATCGAGCAAAGACGATTATAATAGTATTTTAACTGGCGTTGCTCCAAGTGTTAATACTATTGCTTATGTTATTGAAAATAAAACTTTTTGGAAATTTAATGTAGATAATGAATGGGAACAAATATCATCCGATAATTATTTTGTTGGTCAAGGTTATGGTTTGAATAACCCAAAATATTTTATTACTGAAAATAATTTTTATAGTATCGATCCAAAAGGATTATATTATAGATGGAAACGATATGCTCCATTTGAAAATAGAATTGATCCTTCGGTTAGTAATATAATTGATATTTTCGTATTATCAAATGAATATGATCAATTATATCGTAATTGGATCGGTTCTGGTGCTGACATTAATTCTCGCCCTATTCCACCAACTGCTACAGATTTAAAAATAGCTTTTTCTTCTTTTGAACAATTTAAAATGTTTTCTGATGAAATTGTTTGGCGACCTGTTATGTTTAAAGATATTTTTGGTGATAGTTCTTTGCCTGAATATCAAGGTAAATTTGTTGTGGTAAAAAATCCAACTTCACAATTAAGTGATGGTGAAATTAAATCAAGAATTTTAAATGCAATTGCTGAATTTTTTGATGCAAGTCGTTGGGATTTTGGCGAAACTTTTTATTTTCAAACAATGAGTGCTTATGTAATGTTAAGTTTAGCTACACACATTGATAGCTTTACCGTTGTGCCAATGATGCAAAATAGTGCTTATGGTAATTTATTTGAAATGAAATGTAATTCAGATGAATTGTTTATTAGTACAGCACAACCAAAAGATATACAGTTTGTTAAATCAAATACTGCTGATATATTACGTGTTGGTAAAATATAAAGGGGAGCTAAATAGCTCCCCTTTATTTTGAAATTTTAATTGTTTTAAAATATCTATATTCATCTAAATCACCTTCAATACTTTCATGTTGTTCAACTTTCCAACCATTGTTTTTCAGGTAATCAATAACAAGATCAATTAACTCTTGATCATCATCAAAAATATCACCAAAAGTATCACCTTTAGAATTTCGTTCAACAAAATTAATAAGATGATAATAAAGTTGTGGTAAAATAATATTGAATTTATCATAAATCGTCATTGTAAATTCTCGATTTACAATGCTTTTAATATTTTCTCGTGATAAGTCATAATGCATTTTTGTTTCCTTCTTTTATTAATTTAACATATCATTATAACCAAATAAATTAGTCATTTTTGATTTAAAAGATTCACTTTTATTTGGGTGATCTTTAAGCCAATCTTGTAAATTATTATAATAACATTTATCATTTAAATAAAATTCATATGTTGCATTATAGCGAATAGCTGCTGGTCCAGTTAAGCGATGAAATTTATTTCCTTTTAAACACCAAATTTTTTCACCTGTTTTTAAATTTTCAAAAGCAGGTGTATTTTCATTTGGTGATGAAATTTTATACCAAGGAATTACCAAATAATTATCGCTTGAAAATTTCTTACCATCGATATAGTAAATATATCGATTATTTTTTTTAAATAAATTAAAAATGTATTTTAACATAATATTTTATCCTTCTTGTATTATTTTATAATAGAAAATTTTTTATAATTTGTCAACTAATTAATTTTGTAAAAACCATAAAACTCGTTCTGTTTCTGTTAAATTGATTACATCAAAATAAAGATCGGGATTTGGATGATTATTAAGCCAATCCTGAATATTTTTATATGGTTTTCCATTTAAATAAAATTCTCCAAAACCATCACCCCAAATTCTTGCTGGGCCGCTTAATCGATGCAAATACGAATGTTTATTGCGCCATTCTTTATATCCAGTTTCTAAATCTTCTAAAGCAGGTGTATTATCATCAGGCGAGGAAATTTTAATATAAGTTCTGAGGTTATAAAGTATATTAGTTTTATTTTGAATACCGTTTTCATAATATACATAAATATATTTCATAAAATTTTATCCTTTTTTATTGATTTATAAAACAAATATTAGCATAATCAAAGAAATAAAACAATAGGTTAAAAATGGAAAATTTAGAAACAGAAGATATTGATTATATTACCGAATTAAAACTAAAAACCACAGTAGTTAGAATAATCGATAAAATGTTTATTCCTTGCACATTAAGATTAAAAGCAGAATTGTTTATTAATCCAGATAGTGATCCAGAACAAACAGATTTGGCCTTAACAAAAATAAAATACTGGTTTGAACATATTGTTAGCCGTTGTGTTATTTTTGATCATCTTAATAGTTTCGCAATTAATGCATTAATAAAAGATGGCAAATCTTTAACAACAAATATTTTAATGGTAACACCTAGAAATCCAAACGATCAACACTTAGCTGAATTATTTCAATGTAAAGCTGAATTATTTCAATGTAAATTAGCGGCATTAAGTGCAGGACATTTGGGAATTGGTATGGTTGAAATTACATCAGATAACGTTATGGGATTAACTTTTACTTTTATTGGAAGTGGTTTTGAATCATTACCAACAATTGAACAATGGGTTGGAAAAATTCGTTATTTTGATGAACCTTGGTGGGCAAGAGATGATTCTAGTACATTAGATATTCAACCAAACGAAGATGCAGATTTAAACATAAAACCCGCATTTGCTCAAAATTTAGATTTCTTAGGAAATATTATGAACCCATCAAATATTCCTCAAGATTCAAAAATTATTAAAACAACTTTTAAACCAAAAATTATAAATCCAAATGACAGAAAATAATACTATTTTAGGTTTATTAAATGGATTAGATTTAGAAATGATTGTTTGTGAAAAACAAACAATCATTTCTTTAAATGAACAAATGAAAAAACATTATAATGATATTTTTAAATTTGAAGATTATTCAGATAGAGAAAATCAAAAAATTTGGATGATGCCTGAAAAATATTATAATCTTGATATTGAAAATTATTTTGAAAAATTTAAAAATAATAAAAATAAAATAAGAATCGAAGAAGAGTTACAAATTTATAAAGAAAAAGATTTGTTTGTTCTTTTAAAATATTTAATTTTTTTGGTTGATGTTATGAAAGAAAACAATGTTGTTTGGGGAGTAGGTCGTGGAAGTAGTTGTGCAAGTTATTTGCTATATTTAATTGAACTACATGATATTGATTCGGATAAATATGATATATCTATAAATGAATTTTTAAGAGGATAACAAATGGCTCAAATTTACACTTCAATTAAACGCATACCAGTTCCAGAAACACTTTTTCAAAATTCCGACACTTTGGCTATTAGTCATGGTGGCAGATTTAACGCAGCAGGCGATTTAATAGGCCCAAACGGTAGAATAATTAAAACTTATGAAGATTTTAATGCTGAATATAATCGTAATAACCCACAATCAGTTGTAAAAGCAGATTTAACACCAAATACCGAACCTAAAGAAGATATGGTTTTTGAAACCCCTCAACAAGCATTACAACGTTTAGAAAAAATGATGATGGATGAAAAAGCCAAAGCGAAAAGAAAATAATGATTAAACAAAACTTATCAGGAACTACATTAGATACATTTCAAATAGGAAAAAACGGCCCTACAATGCGTTGGGGATTAATAATGCCTGTTACATTATTTAATGATGGCGATTATTATTTTAAAACCGCTTATCCTCAAGGATTATATCAACAAATTGATAATTCTTGGAAATTAATTGGTGCAAATTATTCAATTGAAGTTCCGGTTAATTTTGGAACTAATAAACATTTTGTAAAAACAACCGTTAGTGTTGATTGGGCTGAATTTGTTTCCGATATTTTTGTTTCCGATATTTATGTTGGTAATTCTAGTAAATCAGCCGAAGATTTGTTATTAGAACAAATCTCATTTAAAATAACAAATATTACCAATACGGGTTTTGATTTGTTGGCTTATGCGCCAACTGGAACTTTTGGTATTTTTAATTTAATTATAAGAGGAAAATAAAATGTCAATTCAAGTTGAAAATGGAAGTACCAATGCTCAATTAACTATTACCAATGGTGCTGCAAATATTAAAGATGTAACACCAAGAGAGGCGGGATTTTCAGCTTTAATAGCAGAAAGCGATGCTGGTACGGTTACTGGAACAAGAAAACTTCGTGAATTAGAAGCAAGTGAGGATTTTCGTTTACGTGTTGGTGTAGATAGCATCTTATGGCAAGATGCTTTTCATTATAGTTCAGTTAATGCGCGTCGTTATCGTATAGTTAATTCTGGTATGACTATTATTCAAGCAGGCGGTTTTTTAATTCTTAATTCCAATAACTCAGTTACTGCTAATCAATTTGTTAATTTAAGAACTGCTCGAACATTTCCAATTTTTGGTTCGTACTCTCTTTATTGCCAATTTGACGCATTGGTTATTAATTCGGCTGCTTCAAATGTATTTGGTGAAGTAGGACTTGGTTATTCTACTCAGGGTAATGTCCCTACAGATGGCGCATTTTTTCGTTGGGGTATAAACGGAACCTTAAAAGGTGTAGTTGTTAATAATAACGTGGCAGTTGAAACTGCCGAAATAACACTGCCTCCTGATAATGAAACTCATCAATATCTTATTGTTGTTGGTGATAAAAGTGTTCATTTTTGGATTGATCAAGTTTTAGTTGGAACAATTGAATTATTGGTTAACGTTAGTGGCGCAGGATCAGTACTAATCGCCGAACAACCATTTATGGCTCGTATGTTCGTTAACGGCGTACCAACTGCTGCAAAACGTATTCAGATTGCTAATCTTAATATTTCTTTAGGTGACGCCAACATCACCCGCTCATGGGCTACTACAATGGCTGGAATGGAACTAGGTAGTTATCAAAGTATTCCTGGGGCTGCTGCTACACAAACTGCACAATGGGCAAATAGTGCGGCTCCTGCAAACGCCACATTATCAAATACAGCAGCAGGTTATACTACATTGGGTGGTCAATTTTCTTTTGCAGCGGTTGCTGGTGCAGAAACAGATTATGCTCTTTTTGCTTTCCAAATTCCAGTAGGTTCAGTAGCACAACCAGGAAAAAATTTAATTATTAGAAATATTCGTATTGATACATTTAATACCGGGGCAGCAGTAGCAACTACCGGCCATGTTTTAATGTGGGCATTGGGTGTTGGATCAACTCTGGCTAACTTGGCTACCGTAGATAATGGAAATACTGGCGTCACCTCGCCAGTTAGGATACCTCTTGGCGTCCAATCAATGCCTGTTGGCGCGGCTATTGGTTATCGTGCAGAAACTATTGACGTTAATTTAGATGCTGCTGTTTATGTGCCAAATGGTACATTCGTTCATGTCATATTGCGTATGCCAATTGCAACTGCAACTGCTTCTCAAGTAATAAGAGGAATTGTTCATATAAATGGATTTTATGAATAAAAAAAGGGAGAATTAATTCTCCCTTTTTTTATAATTTGTTTTTACATTGAATGATCATATGATTAATCGCCATATGAACGATTTCACGATGATTAATTTTTTCTTCATCATTTTTAATGTCAATTGTTTGTTTTTCTTTATCAATAAAAACAGTTGCAATTGTTTTTGATTTATAATTAGTGCCTCTTGTTAATAGACTAATATCAAATGATGTATAATATGGATCACGAGGACTGCTACTCAAATATATAGGTTCTCGTGTATTTTTATACCAGTAATTGCCAATTTTATAATATGAAGAGCGACTACTAAAATCGCGCGCATTACTTCTAATTAAAATTTCATATTTTGGTAATGATACTGTATTAAAAATAAATTTTTCGTCACCATATGGAATATCAAATCGTAAACTACAAGAATCTTGTTTATTATTGATTTTCTTAAACTTTTCATAAGTTTTATAAAGTTCTTCAACTTTATTTGAGTTTGTAGATTTCTTATGAGCTTCAACTATTGTTGCGGTTTGTTGATTTTCTTTATAAGTAATATTATGAAAAAATATTCCAATACTAACAATAACAAATAATACAACCGATGCTAAAAGTGCTTGTTTCATTTTTAGATTCTCCTTGTTAATTTTAATGAATATAGAAAATTTTCGCATTTTTGTCAAGTAGTTTTCTTAAAAAATATATTATTAGTTGTTATCAAAATGTCACAAAATATCAATTTGTTAATAAATATTAATAATAGATTTTTGGTGATTTAAATGTTTGAAACTGCTTCTAATTTCTTTTTTAAAATTGTTACTGCATTAACAAGTGGTTCTGTAGAATCAATTATAGTCATCTTAATTTTAATTGTTTGTTATTTTGTTTATGAAAATTGGCGATTAAAAAAAGATAACAAATATTATGCTGAACGTACAGATAAAATTATTGATGATTACTACAAAGGAAACCTCTCAATTAGTGACGCCTTAAATGGATTAAGACATGTGCTTAGTGAAATTAAAGGTAAAATAAAATGATATGGGGCATCTTTAAGAAAAATAATAATAAAGATATTAAACGTGAAGAACAAGACAAAAAAATCTTGTTAAGTCAACAATTTCTTATGGATGCTGCCATGTCAACTGCTGAAACTGCACGAGAAATAACAGCTTTTATAAAACAACAACTTTTAAATTCTCAAGCAGAATTATCAAGCACAGTAAAAATAATTCAAGATGCTTTAATTATTAGTAATGAAAAAAATGAAATAATTGGATTTAACCCAGCAGCAGAAAATATTTTTGATTGTAAAGCTGAAACGGTTTTAGGAAAAAATTTACTAACTTTATTTGTACAAACAAATAATAAACCAATTAATGATGGTAATTTTTGGAGTATTTTAAAAAAAGAAGAAGTTTGGGATCATAATTTTGATGGTGAACCTATGAAAAATATATTAGGTAAACGTCAACGTGGAGAAACTTTTTGGATTGATTTAACTGTTAGTGAATTGCCTTTACATGATGAAAAGAAATTTTTATTTATTGTTAGAGATTTAAATTCAGAAATGCGAATTCGCCAATCAGAATTTGATCATAAAAGTATTTTTCATAATGCAAAAGATTCTATTTTAATTTTACACAATCATAAAATTTTAAAAACAAATAAAACATTTTGTGATTTATTAGGTGTTAAATCAGAAGAAATTGAAGGTGGATTATTTGAACATTTAATTGATTTAAATGAAAGAGAAAATATTTTTAATATACAAGAAAAACATTTATCGGGAAATATTTCAAATGCCAATTATGCATTTACTTTAAATTATAATAATATAAAATTAAAAATGGTTGCTACTGAATTTCCATTTGTTTGGCAAAATAAAAAATGCATTCTTTGTACTTTAAATTCATCTTATGAAATGGAAATTATTAACGATTTCTTAAAATTGGATAATAATCAATTTTGTAATGTAAGTGATAATACGCCAGATTTAGTTTGTATTTTTGATAAAGATTTAAAAATAAAATACGTTAATAATTCTTTTAAAGATTTTTATCAAACAACCGAATTGGATTTAATTTCTGATTATTTGCCCTTTACCAGAAGAAATAATTTTACTCAATTTTTAAAAGAATTAGTCTCAACAAAAAGAAATCAATTTTCATGTAGAAATGGAGATAGAGAAAATATTCAAGATTGGTGTTTTTATCCAATTGTAAAAAATAATGAAATCGTAGAATATCATGGAATAGGTCGAGATATAACACATATAATAAATGAATTTAATAAATGAATATATTAAAAAAATTATTTAATTATCCATTAACTGCTGATGAAAAACCTGGATTTTATGAAAAAAAATATTCAGGCAAACAAACTCATGTTTTTATTGCACCAACAAATATAAGAGCATTAAAAATATCTTTGTATAATGACGAAGATAATTTATTTTATGAATTTGTTCATACTGTTTTTGGTGGAGAACAATTTACATTTGTTGTAGAAGAAAATTATAGTTATTTTCATTATTCAAATGCCTTTCCAATTACTGTAAAAAATACTAATGCTTTTTCTGCACAACTTATTGTAAACTATCAAACTTTTTAAATACTACTATGGTAAACAATTTTACACTCTCAGCAGTTGGAGATAAATTACAATTAGGTAAACAAGGTGGAAAAATTGTTTTAGAAAATGGTAAAATTGTTTTTAAAAATAATCAAGAAACACAATTAATTAATATTCAAGCCGCTAGTCCAACTAATAACAATGATGTTGCTACAAAACAATATGTAGATGGATTAACTTTTAATTTAGCTTCTGCTGTTTTACAAAATCCAGACGCAAATGCACAAATTTTATACACAAATTCTCTTAATGAATTGTATAAAACATCAATTAATAAAAGTTTATATTATCCTGCTGTTGCTGGTGAAATTGGAATTTTAAATTATGAATATGTTCCTGGCGATTGTCGTCGTTATGGTATTTTTCCAGATGGTATTACAAATTGGGAAGGTAGTAATTTATCCGGTAGAGTTATTAATTTTATGACTAATTGCGCATTGCCTAATATTATAGGATATATGCCTCCAGGAATTTATAATACAAGTATGAATTGGAGCAATACTGCTTATTCTGGCGCAAAAGTTATTATGGACGGTGTACAGTTAAATGGTATTTTTCATGTTCAATCTTCAGCAGAACCCGCAATAAATGATCCTAAATTAACTAATTTAAGATTTTATGGTAATATTACAATACTTGATAGATTGGGGTTAAACAATATTCAAGATGTTATTTTTGATAATGTTAGAATGAAATCCGATGCTGCAAATAATTTAGCAACACCAGGAAGCAAAGGCCGAGGAATTCATATTTATTTTGGCTGCGATGATGTTAGAATAAACTCATTAATTGTTGATGATTGCGAAAATGGTAATAATACTGATGCTGCGTTGGCTATTGATGGAAATGGCGCTAACCCAACTAATATAAGAATTAATCGTGTTTGGATTAAAAAATCAGATTGTCATGGCGCTTATATTACTGGATTTAATCATTTTATTGATGAATTAAGAATTGATGAATATGCAAAATTACAACCAACAAGAGGAATCCAAGATTCAGATGGTTTGGCACAATCTCAACAAGGTTGTGGTGTTTGGCTAAATCGTGTAACTGGAACCATTAATAAAATTATAACAAATCAAGCAAATGAAACTAGAGTACATGCAATTTATGATGTTAGAATTGATGAAACTGGTTTAAACAATTCAAATGAATTAACTATCGGTTCTATAACAATGCTTAATGTTGGCGTTGGTGGATCAGGAAGAGGTATGTGTATTGGTGATCGAGAATATGCAACAGGTTCTGGACAAGTAAATGTTAATATAAATGATATTACTGCTTATGTTGCAACAAATGCAGTTTTAACTTCTGGTTTTGAAATTGTTCAAATTAATCAAAGAACAAGTAATACAAGAGCAAATATAAAAAACAATATTAATCTTTATAATCCAAATACAAATACGGGCTTAAAAGTTGAAGTAGGGGCCAGGTTTTTATTAAATGGTATTTTGCGTTATACAAATTTGGGAAGTGGTATTTCTCGCGGAACAGCTTTAAATGTTTTAGGTTATGCTAAAATAATCGGTGGTGTTGATTATTTTCATAATGGAAGTTCTTTGGATGTTCCGGCTGTAAATTGGGCAGCAACCAATGGATCATTTTGCGGTCCTATATTTTGTGATGCTAGTTTGGTTAATAATAAAAAAGCATTGGCTATTACTGGTTCTGGAACTGAAATTGGACCATTAACAAGCAATAATTTACGTTCGGCTGCTGGTACAATTGCAATTAATATTCTTTCAAATACAATTATTAAATTAGGAAATATATCTTCAGGCAGTACAATTTTAGCTGGAACATTAGGAATACGATTAACTGGTACTATTTCAGATGTTTCATTAATAGGTGGCAGAATTACTGGGTTTGATACTGGAATTACTAAAGGAACTGCAACTTTAACTCGATTAAGCGCATTGAATACTGTTTCTACAGGAAATACAACTAATACAACCTTAACTGTTTCAGATGGAACAAATATAGGAACTGCTACAAACATATTTGCATAATTTTCTTGACAAAAATTGTTTATCAATCATAATTGTAAATTATTTTGTCAAAGGAAAATTATAATGAAAATTTCATACGCAAGCGATATCCACCTTGAATTTGGTGGCTTTAAAATCTCTAAATTAGAAACTGATTTAATCATTTTAGCAGGCGATATATCAACTATCAATAAAAATCAAATTTTAGAAAATTTAATTGTTGAATTAAGTGAATTTGCACCAATTGTTTTTGTACCAGGAAATCATGATTATTATAATAATCAAAATGGTTTAAACCATGCAAAATATTCTTTAATGAATTTAGAGTATCACTTAAACCGTTTATATTTAAAAAATAAAGTTGATATTTGTTATAAAGCAAAAAAATTAACAATCAATGATATTGATTTTATCGGTTGTACGTTATGGACAGATTTAAACAAAAATAATCCATTGGATCGTAGATTATCTTTTCAATCAATGAACGATTACGGCCAAATCAATATGACTGTTGATGAATGGATTATTGAAAATAATGCTCACTTTAATTTTATTAAAGAAAATTATAACCCAAATAACAAAACCGTTTTAATTACCCATCATTTACCAACTGAACAAGCAATTGGAGAATTTTATAAAAATGATCCTTTAAATTTTAGTTTTTGTAATACACAATTAGATGAAATTTTAATTGAAGCAAACAAAGAATTATATTGCATTCATGGACATTCTCATTCGCAATTAGATGAATATTATAAATTTAACAATAATGTAAGATTATTAAGAAATCCAAGAGGATATATTAATTATGAACCTTTTGCTGAAAATTGGCTTGGATTTAAAACGATAGAGATTTAAATGCATATTATTTATTACGTTGACGGAAAACAATATAAAACCGATTATTATTCTAATGTTCCTTGGGAAGATATTTCATCACCTGATGAAAATACACCTGCAATTGAAAATTTAGAAACTGGACTTAAATTTTGGTGTAAAAAACAATTTTTTCGGCATCGATTAACTGGACCAGCAAGAATTCGATCAGATGGAAAAGAAGAATTTTATTTAAATGAAAAAAGATATGAAAATATACGGGAATGGATTAATGATCATCCAAATCCCGATCTTTATTTCAATGCATTAGGAATGACGGAAACCGATAAAGTTCTATGGTTTTTACAAAATTAATTTTAAAGCGATTTAAAGCCGAGTTAGGTAATTAGTCACTCCAAATACCTAACTTAATCTAAAACCGCTGTAACATGCCTCTAATCGCATTTAAACCGCTATTTGAAAAAAAAGATAAATGAAATATATTTATTATATTAATAATATAAAATACGAAACCGATTATAAAAATCAAATTCCTTTTTATAAAATTTCATCACCTGATGAAAATACACCTGCTTATGAAGTTTTAGAAACAGGTCAAAAACTTTGGTGTGAAAAAGACGGAATTTGGCATCGATTAACGGGACCAGCGCATATTTTTCCTAATGGAGATAAATGGTTTTATTTAAATGGAAGGCATTATGGGGATGATGTTACATTTTGGCTTAAACATCATCCAAATCAAACAAATGCCTTCCAAGTGGAAATGTTGCTAAAATACACATAATTTGATATTTCTAATAAATTTTCTATTCATGGAGAGCCGCAGAAAACAAAGAAATATTGAATGAGTTCTTACAACTGCAACTTAACAAAAATTAAATTTAAAAAAGTGCTTGACAAGAACAGGAAAATTTTCTATATTGGTTTCATCAAGACGGAAACGTCGCAACCGAACAAAGGAGAATGAATTATGGAACTTCGCTTTAATGCCGCCGCTGTGGAATTGCTGAACCTTAATGCCGTTCGCGCCCTTCGTTACGATTCCCTTGAACGCAAGCGACCAAATCCCGTGCCATATTTACCGAAACAACGGTAAATGTTTCGCGCGAACTTTTGAACGCCCTTGGCGTTACTTCGGTTCAAAAGGGTAAATTTGTTCTGAAGTTTTTCGGTGCAGGCTTTTATGAATTGCTACCCATTCCTGTGAGCGAAATTCAAGTTGGTGATGCGATTGTAACCGTTCGTTAAGAAAAACTTCTAATTTATAATGGAGAATTAAATGTTTAAAAATAAAAAAATTTTTATAATTGGGGGAATCTGTTTACTTCAATTTGTCTTATTTTTATTGGTTATAGGTATAGTAAAAAACAATAGATTGCGGAATGATAATCTAACTGAGTTTTACAATCAAAAAAATATTTTAGAAAATAGTTCAATCATTCGTTGTTCAACTAATTCTGTTACTGAGTTAGCTAATTTCCAAATTATTACAAGCAGCGCTAGTAATCAAGGCAATTATCGAATTAAAGTAATTGTTAAAACTTCATCTAATGAGTATGAAATTTTACATATTGATCATGATTATTATTATGTAATTGCTTATTATGAAAAATTATTTTCAAATGATGAAATTAACGAAATTGTTGGTATTGCTTCAAAAAAATTACTAGAAAATTGTAAAGTTAAATTTAAAAATAATCATGATGATTTAAATCAACTAAAACAATTGTTAAACTAAAAAGGGGGAGAATTAATTCTCCCCCTTTTCTTTTATAATCCAGCACGACGAAAAATATTTTCTTCGTCTAAAGTAAATTCTGTATCTTGTAATAAATCCAAACCTTCATGATCGATAAATTCTGGACCACTAACAACACCTTCGTCTTCTTCATGTAAATCATCAATTACATTAAATCCTTTTATTTCAATCATTGGTACAATTTCTTGATATAAACTGCGAATTTGTTGAGGATAATTATCAGCATCTGCACCTGGAATTCCTAAATCACTTAATGCATTTTCAGTAAAATGATTTAATGCAGAAATTATATCACTTTTATATAAAGTTTTTTCTTCATCCATTAAATCAACTCCATTGGTGTGAAATAATCCATGACCCAAGTCTTGATCAATATAATTTAAAAATTCTTCAATTGGGAAGTTTTCAAAAAATGCTTCAGCATCTTGATCATAATAATCTTCATCCGTTGCATACGGATCAGCATATGCTTCTTCAATTTCAAAATCTTCAGCAGTTAATTCTAAATCATTATTTTCTAAAATTTCATCTTCTTCTGAAGGCGATGTATCAGAACTTTCTTTAACATTAGCCCAAGCAGAATCTAATTCATCTTCTAAATTGTCTAAATCATCTTCAGATAATGCAGCTTTTTTAGTTAATAATAAAGGTTTTTCTCGTTCATCTTTTTTCTTATCACGAGGCTTACCATTATGATTTAACCAATCAGTAGGAGCTTCCTCAACAAAATCATCATCACTTAAACCTAAATCGAATTCTTCTTCAATTGCGTCTTCAGTTAACCAATTTTCAAAATCTTCCATTTCATCACTTGAAACTTCATCTTCATTTAATGCCCAATCTTGTAATGCTTTTATTTCTGGATTTTTAGTTTCTAAACTTATATTTGCAGTTTCAACTAATTTTCCACCTGCTGCTTTAATAAACATACCAGCTAATGCTTGTAAATTTTTCAAAGAACCGGGTTTAATTCTACCGGGATTTTCCAATTGATCGCCAACCCAACTTGCTAAATTACCTAATTCACTGTCTGAAACATAAGCGGTTAAATCACTTAATTTTTGACTTAATTGATCATTTAAATTAAAAAATTTAGTGCGTTCGTGCCATTTTACAGGTCGAGTAAATTTTACATCTCCACGTTGTAAAAGTTCAATTAAACGACGCGGCCATTCACGATCAGCAATTTTAATTGTTGGTTCAGAATAAGAAAAATCTTTATCATCATCTTCAAACAAATTCCAAACGCGAGCTAATGAATTTAATTGGCTTTCAGTTAAATCAATTTTTAAAGTTTCAACAATTTCATTAGTTAAAGTATCTAAAGCATCACCTTCTAATAATGGATATTCTGGTAAATTAGCAACAGCACTTTCATAAGTGCGACCACCACGACCAATTTTTCTAAATGTGTTTTTTGTTTTACTACAATTTTCAGAAATTTTATTAGCAATTGGATTGGTTTTTGGTAATTGATTTAATACTTGATTTAAATTTTGAAAATCTTTTGCCATATTTGCGATTTGGCAACCAATGGCATCGGCAAAACTTCCACCTTGATTAACGTGTTGTGTCATTGCACGACCAGCATGTAAATTATTTGTTGGCATTAAAAATCTTTCTAATTGTGAATTTTCAATAAAAACTTGTGAAACATTTCTTCCACGACCACCAATAATATCTTCTCTGATTGGACGGGAATGACGAACAATCATGCGCGCATTTTCCAATTTTAAATAAGAACTTTTAGAAGTGCCATGCATACTTTCATAAAGATTTAAATCTTTATCAGAAACATTATCATAACGCACACATAAAATTTCTGCGTCTGGATAACCTAAATTTTTACGGCGTGAAATTGCATTTTGATAAACATCGCCTGCGGTTTCAAAAATCATTACTGGATGATCTTTACATTTAAAATCAACTTTTACTTTCATCTTTTCTTCCTCAATTATTGCACCAGTAGAAAAATTTTTTGGTGTGATTTGATTGTTACTGCGCTGGAAATTAAATAGTAAACCAAACTTATTTGATAATATTCTTAATTGACGGGTTAATACTAATAATTCAGCATATTCAACATCTTGATTAATATAAAATCTTAAACTAGATGTTTCAGGGTCTTCATTAATACTAACCATTATTCCAGGTTCAGGAATATAAAACTTGCGCGCACCTGAAGGTTCATAAACATGATTGCCTTCTTGATCATACATAGTTATCCTGAAACTTCTTGAATGTAAAATACGAAATATTTCTTCCGCAATTACCGAATAATTAGCCATTTAATTACCTACACTTTTTAAATATTTAAAGAATTAATCAAGGAAAACGCAAATGGTAGAAAATACAAACATAAAATCACCAAATATCATTCAAGAATTTACTGAATTTCAAAAAGAAGAAATTCTTAAAAGTAAACATGATCCACTTTACTTTATCCAAAATTATGTGAAAATTAACACGCGCCAAGGTTTAAAACTTTTTGATATGCATGATTACCAAAAAGAAATTATCGATAATGTTCATAATTATGATAACAGCCTAATTTTAGCCGGGCGTCAACTCGGAAAATGCTGTGATTTCAATGGGTTAGTAGATGTTCTTAAAGTAAAACATGAAGAACGAACAATTTTAGGATTACTAAAAAGATTTTTATTGAAAATATTCTTTCGATCTGTATATACTAAAATATATAACTAGAAAGTAAAATTGATGATAAAATTAACTAAACAAGAACTTAAAATTTTAATTGATTGTAAAGAAGGCAATTCGTTTAAAATTCAAAAATTAAAAAAATCACATAATGACTTATTTGAGAAATTAAAAATTCTTCCAGAAAGCTCAAGCAAAAGAAATATTATTTTAGAAGCATATGTTGAAGAATATAGTTTTCTTCAACAAAGTAATAATTTAAGAAACTTTTTCAAAGTGTTAAATGAAAAAGGAGTTTCAAGACAAAAACGCGCCTTAGAAAAATATCCTTATTTATATGAACAAATTATTACCTATATTAATAGTTTACCAACTATAATACAAGAAAATGTATCATTTGGTGAATTATTAGATTGTTGGATTGAAAATTCATATGAAAAATACGCTTGGTTAGTTGGACAAGAAGGTTATGACTACTTAGTTTGCCCAGAATGCGGGAAACGAGTTCAAGAAATAAATCTAAGTCATGCTAAAATGCATGGATTTAATTCAATCGCAGAATTATTAGAAAAACATAATATGCGTTCAGGTAAAGCACAAAGCCAACACGATAGAATAAAAGGAGAAAACAATCCAGCTTATCAACATGGCGGTAAAAATTCTCCGTTTAGTGAAAAATACATTGCTTATGAAAATCTAACAGAAGACGAAAAAAAGCAAAAAATTAAAAATACTTATAGCAAAATACATAGTTAAGGAAAACAATATGCTTACAAATGAAGAAATATTACAAATAAAAAATGATATTATAAATCAAACATTTAATATATCAAAAGTAAATCAACCATTACAAAACAAAATAAAAAGTTTTACTACTAAACATAATATAATTAAAATACTAACATGTATAGTTTTAGAATATGAATTTATTTCTAATAATAATAATTTCAGAGATTTTTATAAATTTTTAGAAATACCAAAAAAATCAAAACAAGAAATAAATTTTAAGAAATATCCAAATTTATATGCAGAAATTAAAAACTATATAGAAACTATGCCAATAGAAATTAGAAATAAAATTACTTTTGGTGAACAAATTGATTGTTGGTTAGACAATTCATATGAAAAATATTCTTGGATAGTAGGTAAAGAAGGTTATGACTACTTAGTATGTCCTGTTTGTAATTCTCGGTTACAAGAAATATCATTTAATCATGTTAAAATGCATGGGTTTAATTCAGTTGCAGAATTTCTTAAAAAATATAATATGAAAACAAATAAAGCGCAATATCATTGTGACAGATTAAAAGGCGAAAATAATCCTGGTTATCAACACGGCGGAAAATATTCACCATATAGCGAAAAATTTATTAATTATCAACATTTGGATGAACAAGAACGTAAAAAAGTAGCGCATGAAAAAATGATATGCGCGCTCGATAGTATTCCAGTTGAAAAACAAAACACAAGAATTGAATATTATATGCACAAAGGTATGACTTATGAAGAAGCAGTTAAGGCAAGAGCAAATCGCCAATCAACTTTTTCTTTAGACAAGTGCATTGATCGATTAGGCCAAGAAGAAGGACAAAAACGTTTTCTTAAAAGACAAACGCAATGGTTGAAAACATTAGATGATAAAACCGAAGAAGAAAAAGAAAGAATTTTACGATTAAAAGCAACAACTAAAAAAGGCGGTAAAAGTAAAATTGCCATTGAGTTATGTAAAGCCTTAGATCGTCCTGGCGCATTTTGGGGCACCGTTGATAAAAATCAACCAGGAGAAAAAATGTTTGCGGTTAATGAAGGCGCGGTAAAAAGAATAATGGTTGATTTTTGTTTTGAAAATAAAATTATTGAATTTTATGGTGATTACTGGCATCAAAATCCTGTTAGATTTAAACCAACAAATAAAATAATTTCAAGGAGCGACGGCGATAAAAAATTTATTACAGCCCAAGAAAAATGGAATTTAGACGCGCAAAGAGTTCATTGGTTAGAAAACAAAGGATATATGGTTAAAATTATTTGGGAACATGATTATAGAAAAAACTCAGATAAGATTGTAAAAGAATGTTTAGAGTTCTTATCCAATTAAAAAAATTTTATAAAAATTAACGATTATGCAAGAAGAGAAAATTATAATTTTCTCTTCTTGTTTTTCTTTGTAGATAATGGTATAATTTTAAGATGATAACTTTATTAGAAAAAATTCATTTATTAATTGATAGTTTACAAGATATGGGTTTTGAAACTTTTAGATACAATACACCTGAAAAGAAATTTACAATTGAATATTTTGATGAGCGTTTGACTATTATTGTTAATAATAACTTTGTTATAGATTTTTTAAGCCCAAATGAAGAAAAATTTATCGATCAATATGAATTTAATAAATTTTTAAAATATTATTTTTTAAATTTTGGTGATCTTTCTTTAGATGAATATTATAATTTAATGCAAATGAATGAAACAGAAATAATATTGGATTTATTACAAGATGAATAATTTAGAAAAATATTAAAAATATATTATGAA